ATAATAATTTTGCTATTCTATGGGCTTCTAATAAAGGTCATGTTGAAGTTGTGCGTCTTCTTCTAGCAGATCCTAGAGTAGATCCATCAGCTGCTAGTGATTATGCTATTCGATTAGCTACCAAAAAGGGTCATGTAGAAGTAGTCAAACTCTTACTTGAGGATCCAAGAGTAGACGCATCAAGGGCCAAATCTACTAACCCAGAGATTCAGGAAATGTTGGCCCAGTGGAAATATCATCCTAGGTAGATTTTGTAGAAATAACAAAAGCTACCGAAAATTGAAATTTCTTTTCAGCAAAAGAAAATAGCAAATGGAGGAATTTGTTGAACCTAGCAACCATGAAGATGTGCGTCGTCTTTTAGCAAATCCTACAGTAGATCCATCAAAAATGGATAATTGGGGTATTCGTTCTGCTTCTTCAAATGGTCATGTTGAAGTTGTGCGTCGTCTTTTAGCAGATTCTAGAGTGGATCCAGCAGATTCAAAAAATTCAGCTATTCGATGGGCTTCCTTTAATGGACATGTTGAAGTTGTGAAACTACTTTTGGCTGATCCTAGGGTAAATCCATCATCTAAAAATAATTGGGCGATTCAAGCAACTTCCTTTGGTGGACATGTTGAAATTGTACGTCTCCTTTTAGCTGATTCTAGAGTAGATCCATCAGACTATAATAATTTAGCTATCGAATGGGCTTCAAAATATGGTCGTGATGAAGTCGTGCGTTTACTTTTAGCTGATTCTAGAGTTAACCCATCAGTTAATAATAATGCTCCTATTCGACAAGCTGCCGAACAGGGTTATGCAGAAGTAGTCAAACTTTTACTAGGGGATCCAAGAGTAGACGCATCAGAAGCAAAGTCTACTAACCCAGAGATTCAGGAAATGTTGGCTCAATGGAAATATCATCCTCGACAGGGTTGCTCACTTTAACAAATTCGCTAATGTAGAATATAAAATTGAAATTTCTTTTCAACAAAAAAGAAAAATATCAAATGGAGGATTTTGAAGAAGCTTGCGAATCCGGAAACTATGAAACTGCACGTCGGCTTTTAGACGATCCTAGAGTAAATCCAGCATCTAAAAATAATTGGGCGATTCAAGCAACTTCCTTTTGTGGGCATGTTGAAATTGTACGTCTCCTTTTAGCTGATTCTAGAGTAGATCCATCAGCCAATAATAATTTTGCTATTCTATGGGCTTCTAATAAAGGTCATGTTGAAGTTGTGCGTCTTCTTCTAGCAGATCCTAGAGTAGATCCATCAGCTGCTAGTGATTATGCTGTTCGCTGGGCTGCTTATTATAATCATATAGAAGTTGTGCCTCTTCTTCTAGCAGATCCTAGAGTAGATCCGGCAGGCTGTGAAAATTGGGCGATCGATTATGCTTCATGTAATGGTCATGTTGAAGTAGTACGTATTTTGCTTCAAGATCCAAGAGTAGACGCATCAGAAGCAAAGTCTACTAACCCAGAGATTCAGGAAATGTTGGCTCAATGGAAATATCATCCTAGGTAGATTTTCATTTTTAGAAATTTTTTAGAAATGAAAAACCAGACAACCAAAAATTGATTAACATGATGGCGTACGCCATCATACATCTAGTGTCGTGGACTTTGTCCATCGAAAATTGAAATTTCTTTCCAACAAAAAGAAAAATATCAAATGAAGAAATTTATAAAAGCGTGCGAAACCGGAAATCATGAAGAAATGCGACGTCTTTTATCTACAGTTGATTCTTCTGAAAGGAGTAATTGGGCTATTAGTTTCTCATCCTCATATGGACATGTTGAAGTTGTGAAACTACTTTTGGCTGATTCTAGAGTTGATCCTTCTGGAAGGAGTAATTGGGCTATTCGTTTCGCTTCTTCACATGGTCATATTGAAGTTGTAAAACTACTTTTGGCCGATTCTAGAGTAGATCCAACAACTAATAGTAATTGGGCTATTCGTTTCGCCTCTTCACATGGTCATATTGAAGTTGTAAAACTACTTTTGGCCGATTCTAGAGTAAATCCAGCAGCCCATAATAATCGATCTATTTGTTGGGCTTCCGAAAGCGGACATGTGGAAATTGTGAAATTACTTTTGGCTGATCCTAGAGTAAATCCAGCAGCAGATAATAATTTAGCTATTTGTTGGGCTTCAAAGCAAGGACATCTTGAAGTTGTACGTCTCCTTTTAGCTGATTCGAGAGTAGATCCATCAGTTAATAATAATTTCGCTATACGTATGGCTTTCGACTATGATCACGTAGAAGTAGTACGTATTTTGCTTCAAGATCCAAGAGTAGATGCATCAAAGGCCGAAACTGACAACCCAGAGATTCAGGAAATGTTGGCCCAATGGAAATATTATCCCAAATAGGGTTGCTCACTTTAGAAATGAAAACCAGATAAAAACCATAAAAGAAAATGAAAAATAAATTCTAAAAACAACTATAAATAAATGGATCAATACAATTTTCTATTACAATCTGTTGTTAAACTTGGACATCACATTTTTGTTGAAAAATTGTTAAAAAAGAACGATTTCCCTGTTTCAGTTTATCCCTTGATTCTAGCGATTACGAAAAAGGACACCGACATGGTTGTTATTCTTTTATCGGATAAGAGATTTGACAATGTTTATGACGAGGCATTGGAATACGCTATTGAAGTGGATGCTGTATATATCGTTTATAGAATCTTAAAAATAATTAAACGTCCATTGGATATTAAGCACTTTTATGCCGCTGTTAAAAAAGGAAATGTTGCTATTATTGAACTATTTATTTCAGAGATTGATGAAGAATATTTTTTCCAAGCAGCAAATATCGCTTCGTCTCAAGGCAATGAAGAAGTTTTAGACTACTTTTCAAACTATTTTACCATCGAGACGGCAAATTATGCGAAAACAGGTAGAATTCTAGAGAAAATAGGCATTTGTCCAGACACGATAAAAATTCAAGAGGCTATTATTTCAAACGATTTCAATATGATTAATGCCTTGCTCCTATACTATTCTCCGAGCGATATAGTTTCGTTTGCTAGTAGTAACGGAAAAATTAATATTATCAAATATATCAAAAATAGATTTCAAGTCATTCCAACTCGCGACGATTGTTTATCTGCATATACTAATGGATATGTCAAAATCTCTAGACAAATCTATAATATCATGTATAAAGACTTGTCTCAGTTGAGACTCCTCATCGAAGATTAGGGTTTTTTGTTTATAAAAGAGAGTATAAATATCAAGAGGAAAAAAGAATTTATAAATTGAAAGTGTGAATTCATGAAGAGAATATCACACAAAAATACATATACAAATATGTATCTCTATATAGCCTTTACCCACAAAACATGCGTATTGCCAGAGCATCCTGCACCACTGCAAATTCTGACCGTATAAGTTGTTCCAGCTACAGCTGTCTTTGAAACAGCATAACCGTTACCGTTCCATGTAAGGGGTGTAGCTCCGGCGTTATCTGTAATGTAGACGTTTAGTGTATGGCAACCAGAGCCAATGCCAGACGACAAGGCGGATGTGAGATTGCTAGCTGGGACTTCTATGACTCCGATGTTATTTAAACTTCCCAATGACTGAAATTCAGAAATCAAGTCTGTTCCATCACATACTGATATGCCAGCTGGTTGTCTCTTTCTAAAGACCCAAAGGGCGATGAGGCCGCCTATAATCATAACAGCTCCTATAATTAAAAGTATAACAAAAGCTTCCATTTTATAAAACTGAAAAAAAATATCCAGTTTATTTATTTATAAATGAACGTTTTGGTTGTAGGAGATTTACATTTTCAAGAAAAAGATCCACCACTTTTTAATCTCTTTATTGAAAAAATTCACTCTTGGCTAAAAAATAAAGATGCATGCATCCTCCTAGGAGACATTCAACATAAATTCAAAACGGTCGATAGAGAAGCTCAAAGTTTAGTCTCAAAACTCTTTAAAACCATTACCTCTTACTGTAAACTCTATGTCCTAGTTGGAAATCATGACTTTGATAACGGATCCCAGTATTTGACTGAAAATCATACACTCGTTCCGTTTAAAGAGTGGGATAGAGTAGACATTATTGACAAACCTAGAGTTGTCGATTTATCTCCGACAACAAAAATTTTATTGTGTCCATATGTCCCAAAAGGAAGATTTATGGAAGCTATTCAAGACATAAATTTAGAGGAAATTGATATGGTATTTGCACATCAAGAATTTAAAGGTGGACGAATGGGGTCAATTATTTGTGAAGACGGAGATGATTGGAGTGAATCGTTTCCTCCTGTTATTTCCGGACATCTCCACTCAAAACAAAAAGTCGGTAAAAAAATTACCTATATAGGCATGCCTTATGATTTGGGATGGGATGAGTCTGAAAAAAGATTTGTCGCAAACGTCAATTTTGGCGAAACAGAATCTAAAGTCAGTTATATACCTACAGAAATGCCTAGAAAAATCATCGTTAGATTAGATTACAAAGATGCCTTGACATGGGTACAACCGGATGATGGATCGTATTACAAGCTTAAAGTTATTTGCTCAAAGGAAGAGTTTAAACAAGTAGCCAAAACAAAAAAGGATGTAAAAGTAATTCATGTTTCGATCGATGAGAAAAAGGTAGACTCGTTTTTAGAGAAAAAAAGAGCAGAAGCCGGAAAATCAGATAAATATTCTAATATTTTCGATAACCTAATTCAAAAAGAATCTGAAAATGTGGTAAATTTGTATAAAAAAGTTGTGAGATGTTAGTTTTTTTGTGTGATTTTTTATATTCATGAAAGTCTAATTTCTTTGTTTCAAAGAAGTAAAAATTTAGATTTACTATTAATCATAAAAATGTCAGTTGTAATATGACAGACAATAAACCCTTTTTCTTCTAAATATTTGATGATTGGTCTAGAGACATCATCAAAATTATTTTCAAAATCAATGACATCTATAAACACATTTTCAAAATCAATTGATTTTATTATATCAAATTCAGCACCTTCTACGTCTATAGATAAATAGTCGATATGTTTAATACCATAATTTTGACATATTGTTGATACTTTATATGTAGCGACCTTTTTAATTTCAGATATAGCGCCAGTTTGGTTATTTTCACGCTTAAGACGCGAAAAATGTCTTGGATCATAGTAATTTTTTAATCCAGAAATCATTTCCGTGTACCCAGTATTAACAATAAATTCTGCTGTACCATCATTATTACATACAGCAACGTTTAAATTTGTACATTTTGGTCTATTTTTAACGAGTTGTTGAAAGACTACTTCGTTTGCTTCTATATTCATACCTGTCCAGTTGTTATTTTTTTCGAAATAAAGAGTATTATTTATAGATACTCCATCATGTGCACCAATATCCATAAAAAATCCATTTTTGAAACCTTTAAAAATAAATTTTTCTAAATATTCATCCTGACCTTCTTGTGAATAAAACATTTATATATTTTATGGGCTTAAGTCTAAAATTGATATTTTTGAGGAAACAAATTCAAACAATAATGAGACGGCATCTGCCTCTATCTACAACAAGAGATGAATTTCAGACTGCTTGCGTAAAGGGTCACGTTGAAACAGTACGCCTATTTTTAGCTAATCCTAAGATAGATCCAACTGATGATGATAATTGGGCTATTAATCACTCTTCTTTTGGAGGACAAGTTGAAGTTGTGCGTCTACTTCTTCAAGATCCAAGAGTAGATGCATCAAGGGCCGAATCTACAAACCCAGAGATTCAGGAAATGTTGGCTCAATGGAAATATCATCCTCGTTAGGGTAATTCTTCTTATAAAATTGAAATTTCATTACGATTAATGAAAATATTTTATGATGATTTATATTGCTCGAGCAGATAATGATATTGATGTAGGAGGAGTTTATTCTAAAATTGGATGCACAGTCAATCCAGAAAATAGAATAAATCAATACAATACCAACAAAGCTCACGTTGGTACTAAATTTCATTACATTTACAGGATCATTGATATTTCATACCATTTCGTCGAAAAACTATTCAAGAGAAATACAAGACACCTTTCTCCTCAGGCATTTGGATTGACAGCAGCTGGCACAGAAACTAGATATGCGAAACCGTCAGATTTAAACGAAATTTTCGTCAAAATGTGTCTAGATTACTCTATCAAATGGGATAAATATGTATCTCCAGTCACAATCAAGAAAATCAAGAAACCATCTCTATGCAAAGTTGAAATTCAAAAACCTCTGTATAGTTACCAAGAAGAAACCATACAACAGATTGAAACGCATACAAAAGGACAAGTAATCTTGCCAACTGGATCCGGAAAATCACGAATTATACTTGAATGTCTGAAAAATAAGTTTGCAAAAAGTAGGACTCAAGCAGTCATCTTTGTTCCAAAAATTTTGCTCTTAAACCAATTTTACGTTAGTATTAGAAAGTTTTTTCCTCACACTTTAGACGTGATAGTCATTGGTTCCACAAGACCCCTCTTTGAAGTAGATAGTCATTTGAGTATGAATCCCTCTAAAAAATCATTAAAATGCATATTAAAGATTTTGAAATCAAATGTGGTTGTGATTTGTACCTATCAGAGCAGCCATCGGGTTTTAGATATCCCTTTTGATGTAGCCTTTTTTGATGAAGCTCACCACACAACTGGATCAATTGATAAAATGCGCTTATTTAATGACAATTTCAAAACAAAGTTGTTTTTTACTGCTACACCAGCGATTTGTAAATCAAAAATTAGAGAAACTGTATCAATGGATGATTTGAAGTTGTATGGTCCAGTCATCAAAAAGATTAGCATAAGAGAAGCAATACAATTTGAATGCCTGTCAAATTTCAAAATAGTTTCTACATTTTGTTCCTATGATGGAGAGGATGAGGATTTGTTTATCGTTTCCTCTATATTATATAGCTTTTCAAAGTTCCCCATAAAGAAAATGTTGGTTTATTCAAATACTTGTGAACATTCTCAGAGAATCCAAAAAATGCTAAAACTAAAAACCGATATTACCATTTTCTATATAGACGGAACAACACAAGATAGCGAAAGAAATCTCATTTTTGAAAAGTTTTCATCTTTCGAAAAATGTATTTTATGCAACGTCAGAGTCATCTCAGAGGGCGTTGATTTGCCTCTAGCTGATAGCATTTGTTTTTCGCAACCTAAATCGTCTCCGATTTCTATCATCCAAAATATTGGGCGTATTTTGAGAGTGAGTGAGAAGAAAAAAATGGCGTATGTTTTTATACCTTCAACCAAAAAGGATTTTTCAGCCTTGAGATCAATTATACAAGCTCTAGTTGATTATAGCGTTGTATCTACGAAAATCAGGGGTAGAGCAGAATCAGGAGAGTTAGACTTGCTGGTTGAGCAAATTATGAAGGACCAAATAGATGATTTTGCTAGCATTGATCTAGAATTTCTAGAAGAGTATTTGAATTCAACTACACATCAAACCAAATCATCAACCGTAAAATCTCGCTCTGACCTATTACTTGAATGGGCAAAGGAAATCTCTCTTGATGGTACTTTTAATAGAAAACAACTTTTTGATAAAGCTAAAGAATATGGTTTGTCTAAATTGGGATTTTCTGGTAATACTCCTGAGCAGTCCTTATCGAGATTTTTAACAGAAAATATGACAAAACAAGCAAAGATTTTTGAAAGAGTCGAAAATGGAATTTATAGGGTTTTGTAGTTGTATAGAGATTTGTTGTATATAGAGGATTGTTGTATATAGAGGATTCAAAAAAGTGGAATCAACAAGAAAAAAGTGGTTGATGGTATAGAGAAAGAAAAAAGTGGAATCAACAAGAAAAAAAGATAACCTAAATAAAAATATTCTAAAATTATTTTTAGAAAATAAAGGATGTATATAATTATATCAAATACATTGGAAACAAATGAACTTTTCACTAGAGCAAAATTCAACACTAGACTAGACGCTAGAAAGAACCTCTTAAAAACCGCCCAGAATTGGCTTTGTTACTACAAGGCAGGTCAAGAATGGGAGATAGTAGGTGACATTAAAGATGCATCTATGAAAACGAAATATTACATAGAGATGTCTGTCAACAAAGAGGATGCAATTTCTCTATATGAAAAGAGGGAAGTAGTACAAAAGGGATGGTTATATGATGGAAAGGCTTTTTCTTTACACAAGATTTTGATTTTTTCTATTGTCGAACTTGAAGCAGAAAAAATCACAGAAAACAATCTCTTTGAAAAAGAAACTAGATCAGAACCTATTCTCTTTAATTTTTCGCAGAAAAACTTGATCGCAGATTTAAAAGACTCTTTATCTAAAAGAAGATTGTTTGTAGAGTGATGTTGTCTAGATTGCCAAAAATGATTTTTTATACGTAAAAAATATGGTATGCAAACAAATAATGAGCAACTCAATCTACACGAAAATATATGTATGGGAAGTCGTTTTAAAAGGAATGTCGATTTGTGTTCCTGTAGAGGGAAGTTTTTCTCTACATCGTGCTATCTTAACAGCACAAAATCATGTTCCTGCTTTGGGAGTAGCTGGACAAACTTGCGAAGGAGTTAATGTTTATAACGTCTTTTTTCCCGATTATGGCAATGTGATTTTTAAACCGAAACTGAAAAAATTCATCCCGAAAGATATAGACCAAAATGAGGGAAGCTCGTTTACAAAAAATTGATCCTCGCCTACATTCGCTCTCATAGAATATAAAAAATTGAAATTTTATTTATGTAAATAAAATTTAAAAATGGATTCTGTTGTCCAGTCGGTTATTAGTGAATTTGAGCAACGTTCAGAAGTAGGAATCAAAAAGTATGGCGTTACACTTGATCGTACAGATCTCTTGCCGTCAGAATGGGTTCAGCATGCACGCGAGGAGCTGATGGATATGCTCTTGTATCTTACGCGTTTGAAAAAGGAATTGGTAAAGATCGAATGTTATAGCGAAACTGATATGGGTGAGCGAGTGTTTTAATTTTGATATTTACATATCAAATATTGTCCTATATATTATTGATTATCGTGTATATATTTACCTATCAATTATTACTTATATACACAAGACCATCAAGAGCGTAAATAATGTCCATCTCACGCTCTAGACTTCCAGTTACGCCACATATTTTGTCAATTTCATCATATTCTACATCTATTTCATCTCCCCACTTTGTTGCAATCAAAAATGAGGCTGCAACTATAACTCCAATTTTCTCATACTCTTTTTTATCTTGTTTTTTGTCTACATCACCATCTCTATCCTCATCCACGTCTCCATCCTCATCTCCAAGAGTAGCATTATATCTTTGTGCTATTTGTATGGCATGTTGATAGATATATTCTGGAACCAAAATTTCTTTTTTGATTATATTTATGTAGAATCCTATTTTAGGATCATCTTTAATCATTTTCGGAGGGAATGAAAAGTCGTCTTTATACAAGGTTGGACGTTTAGCTGGATTTTCGTTTAACATTTTCATTATATATTCTTCTTTGTTTGTTTGGGCCAATACATCAAAATTTTTAAAAGGCATTTCAAATTTTATGGGCTTATTTTTCTCGTTATCTCTATTTTCTATAATTGAACAGCCAGTTAGAAAGTCAACAAGAGTTATACCCATGGCCCACATATCGGATGCTTTTGAAGCACGTTTACCCTTGAAAATTTCTGGAGGTCTATATGGTAACGTATAAATATTGTCAATGTATGGTGTAGATGAAGCCAATCCAAAGTCAACTACTGCTATTTTTTCTATAACGAGGTTGTCATGCCAGATCAAAATGTTTTCTGGTTTAATGTCGCAATGTATAATTCCACAAGCATGGATTTCCGACAATGACTTTAAAACTCCGTCTATTACTATATCAAAGATTTCAATTCGTTCTTCGCTTTTGAGATATTTAGAGAATTTGAATAGATTTGTAGTCGCCAATTCAAACGAAATGTAACATTTCGAATCTGACAAACTAATTCCATATACGTTTAAAGTGGTGGCATGAATGTATGTCAATATAGCATAGGATGCAATTTCTCTTATGACATCAGCTTCAATTCCACAATTATACGTTTTCTGAGCTACACATGTAAAGAATTTGTGAATCTTGTGTACGGAGCCATATGTACCTCTTCCAATTAGGTCTCCCAAAACCCACTCGTTTGGCTCATATTTCTTAAAGGATATAGGTACGAAACCAAAGTAGTTCATTTATATTTTGAAACTATTTCCAATGCATTTCAGTTTTTTGGATAAAATTTATTTATTTTCGCGTTTTGCTTCATATATACAAATGTCTAGTCAAGATGGTCCATATATACAAATGTCTAGCCAAGACGACGACGATGACTATGTATTCGCTCAATACGTAGTACGATTCAATCCCATAGAGAATTTTTATGATCAAAAACTCATACCTGTTCAGTACAACCCACATCACGATATTAAAGACCTTGAGCAAATAGTACAATATAATAGAGAGATAATGGAAAATAGCATAAAAATAGAACAACGATCAAAGCTTTACAAGGCGATAAGTGATTGCAATTTTAACGAAATAATGAGACTTTTAGATTTCGTTGATCCCTCCAATACAGACTTATTAACAATGGCATGTCATTGGGGTAAAGATTATATTGTCAAGAAAGCATTGACTTTTCCAAATATTCTAATGCCAAAGATTGGGCATATTTGTGCTTCAGAAAACGTCGAATGCATTCGTCTAATTTTAGAGGATCCTCGTTCAGTGATTACAGACGGTGATTATTATATCATCAATAACTTTGTCATTAGAAATAGTAGTATGGAAGTATTAAAGGTTATCAAAGATACAAAGGGAATCGAAAAATTTGGACGTCTCTTTTTAATTACAGCCATATATTGGGAGAGAGTTGATGTCGTAAAATATTTACTAGAAAACGGAGTTGATGCCTCAGATCTCGACTCTGAAAATTTAGAAATTAACGAATTATTGGCTCAATGGAGATATCATCCTCGTGTTTTTGGTTGATAGATCAAATTCATATTAAATAAAAATCAAACTTTTTAAATCAGCGATATACGTTTGAGATCAACTCTATATTAAACAAAAATCTATATAAATGAAGGAAGAAATTGATCTAGAGTATGTTGCAATGTGTCGCAAGTTTATAGGAACCAAAAATCCGATTGAATGTTTGCAACGTCTAAAATGGTGTCCAGACGTATACAAGAAAAGAGTTAGAGAAGAAGGTATAAGAATTGTGGGAATAAAGACACTCGAAATGTCTTTATGTGATCCACCAGTCTGTAACTACAAAATTGTTTGGATTTCTAAAGATAATCGCGTTTTTAGTGACTTGTTTAGTGTTTACCAAGAGGATGATATGGAGGACTATTTGTAATTTTTTCTAGTGTTGGATAACAACAAATCAGATGCTTTTTCTTGATCAACAAAAAATTGAAATTTCTTTTAAATTAAAAGAAATAATCAAATGAATGAATTGATACATGCATGTATTATTGGGGATATCGAAACCGTAAAACATCTTTTCCATGAAACGAATATAGTGACTCGAGGAAATTTGCCAATTCAATTTGCGTCCAAATACGGTCACACTCAAGTTGTGCAACTTCTTTTGACTAGCGATAGTGTTAATCCAGCAGCAGATGACAATCAAGCGATTAGAATGGCCTCTGACTCTGGACATGTAGAAGTAGTGAGTTTACTTTTGGCTGATAAACGTGTAAATCCAGCAGACAAGAATAATTACGCTATTCAGATCGCTTCACAAAAAGGACATGTTGAAGTTGTGCGTCTACTTTTAGCCGACTCTAGAGTAAATCCAGTAGCGAATAGTAATTTTGCTATTCGATATGCTTCCTATAATGGTCATGTTGAAGTTGTGCGTCTACTTTTGGCTGACAATCGAGTGGATCCGTCTGTAACTGGCATTCCAGTTCCAGTTATTCATATAGCCGCATCAGTAGGCCATGTTGAAATAGTGCGTTTACTTTTGGCTGACTCTAGAGTGGATCCAACAACAGACGAGAATTGGGCTATTCAAATTGCTTCTCAAAATGGTCATGTCGAAGTAGTCCGTATCCTACTTCAAGATCCAAGAGTAGACCCATCTGTCAATGAAAATTCATGTATACGCACTGCATCTCATTCTGGCAACAATAGTCTAGTCAACCTATTATTATCTGATCCAAGAGTAAATCCTTCTGATGCATCAAATGCAGCTATATGGGGAGCATCAATATGTGGCCATTTAGAGACAGTCGAAATTCTCCTTAGAGATCCTCGAGTTAATCCTGCTGATCGTGATAATAGAGCACTTTTTAGTGCTGTAAAAGGCGAGTTTGAAGATGTGGTAGAAGTCTTACTTAAAGATCCAAGGGTAGATGCTTCCGGTATAGAAACAAAAAACCAAAAGATTCGTGAGTTGTTGGCTCAATGGAAATATTATCCTCGTTGATTTTTGGTTTTTATGTTTTCTCTTTTTGAATGAAAATAAGTAAATCAAAATCAACAAAAAAAACAAATCAACCAAAAAAAAACAAAATCAACCAAAAAACATAAAAAAATGATTTTATATTAAATATAAAAAGAAATTAAAAATGTCAGGCAAACCGTTTACAATTACACCCAAGGAAATCGAACAAGGCAAAATTAAGTATGGAAAGATCGAGGCGGCGAGTGATATTGGAGCTGCCAAAGCGTCTCGTGCGGCTGTTGGTTATGAGGGCATGCCAGATTCATATTTGACTTGTATTCCTCGTACTGGCAGCTCATATCGCGACCAAAACACTTGTCTCTATCTTGTTTTTCCCAAAGATTTGGGTATGTTTTCTACTGGACTTATTCCACAATACAAGTTTGTAAAGGGTAAGCCAGTTCCAAAGACACCAGAAAACATCGTAGGCTATAACATGGCCGTACCTTTGGTGAAACGTGATACGATGACAAATCCAACAGAAAAGGAACAACAAATTTTGAGTACATTCAAGGCATTTCACAAGTCAGCTGTCAAGTATATTATGGCTAACCGAGAAAAGCTCCCTCTTGCGTTTCGTAGTCTTTCTGATGAACAACTCAAAAAGTGCGTTCAGACGATTGAAACTCCTGGCAAAGAGGTAAATGGTACGACTTACCCTGCAACCCTCTTTTGCAAGGTTCGTTATTTTCCTGAGAAGCCAGCCGAAAAAGAAAAGAAGATGCAGCCAGAAAAATTCATGACTCCATTCAAAGGCCCAGGCAACGTAAAGATTGAACCAAAGTCTCTCGTCAAGACACCAGGCAACGTATCGTTTGTTTTGAAAATCAATCACTTGAATTTCATTACCGGTGACTCTGAAAAAGACATGAAGATCAAGTTTGATACAGAGTTGGCTGAAGTCAATTTCACAAAAACAGTTCGTCAAGAAATTAACATTTTGGGAGACAATGACGATCAAGTAGAGGAAATTACACTCAGCAAAGATGCATTTGAAATTGACTCGACAAAGTCGTATGGTAGCGCTCCTACGAAATACGGCGACGACGAAAGCGATTCGTCGGTTGAAGAAGTAAAACCAAAAAAGAAGGCTGTCGTCGAAGAGGTGAAACCAAAGAAAAAGAAGCACGTTGTCGAAGAGGAGTAGGGTTGTATCTAAAAAATCAACAAAAACAAAAAAGTATCTAAAAATCAACAAAAAATAAAAAACTGAAAATAAAAATATTTTTTTCCATATATTATAAATGGAAAATGTTGACAAGCTTCAAAGTGGTCTAAAGGTTATTTTGTCGATCGACTCTGTTATCGGAGCAGGAAAGACGACTCTATTGAACAAGTATGCCAAGATGTACCCGGATATGACGTTTATTCAAGAGCCAGTTGATAAATGGGTAGAGTCGGGTTTGCTTGAGAAATTTTACGCAAATCCAAAAGAATGGGCGTTTAAACTTCAAGAATTTATTATGGGCACGTTTACTGATCAGTTGCAAGAGGCGTTTGACAAGAATGTAAACTATATCATTATGGAGAGAGGACCTTTGGCTTGTTTTTCTGTGTTTTCATATTTGCATCACAAAGCTGGCATTTTGTCAGACGAGGAATATAATGCAATGGGCGAAAAACATTATCAGTATGAGCGCTGGCTTAGAGAACAAGGTTATGTTTTGGACCACATTTATCTAAATACTCCTTTGACTATTGCTATGGAAAGACTTGCTTATCGTAACAGAATCAACGAAAAGTCTGGTGTTTCCGTAGAGTATCAACAACGTCTCCTGGATAGATATAAGGAATTGTGCATTACTCCTTATACAGAGGAGCAGATTGATTCTCTTGTATTGCGCGTTTCAAAATTAATTAATAAATAAAATTATCTATATAAATGGAAGTCGTTCCAAAAAATTTTCCAACGATTACAAAATCAGATGTCATCTACCCCGTAGTTATATGGCAAGATAGACCAGAATTAATTCATATCGCTTTCTACGATCATAGACGAAGACGTCGCATTAGCTTACGTGGAGCTCAAAATCTAAACACGCAAATTTTATATGAAGATGTCGATTTCGTTACTGAAAAAGGAGGGCCATTTACAATAAATAGACTATATAGAGGTATCGCCGTTTTTAGACGAAATGACCTCAAAACATTGAAAACGAGTCGTCATATTATACATCGTATGTAGATAGGTTAATGATTTTTGCTAGTCATCTTGATTTACTTGTTTTGACCATCGAGATAATCGATTCTCGACTCGATTATGTCTACATGAGCAGAGCGAATGTAGATCTACAAATTGATTTTTTTTCGCAAAATCAATATAACATGACAACAACCTAAATATCATGTCTGAGCGAATTGAAAAGTTTATGGATAACGACATCGATGAAAAAATAAAAAAGCTCAAATCAAAGAAAAATTACGAATTTGACGATGAAGGAAAACAAGAAGCAAAAATTGCGAAACTACTTTCCAGTTACATGATGAAAAAATTCAAACTCATGGAGAATTACAAACTCCTGAAAAAAGACATTACCGACAAAGATATTCAAAACGAAGCAATGGAGATTTTGGGTGATATGATAAATTCAGATAAGACTCTAGATGAAATAGATATCGAAGAAAACATTGAAAACATTTGGAATTGGAATACAAAATCATCTTGAATCACTTGGTCCCAAAATGATTTTTTTCTTTAAATTAAAAGAAAATAACAAATGAGTGATTTTGAAAAAGCATGCCTTTCTGGAGACGCCGAGGTTGTACGACAGATCCTAGAACTGAACCATCACGCAATTTTAATCGTGCTCTTCGGTGGGCTTCCAAAAGTGGTATAGAAGTTGTGCGTCTCCTTTTAGCCGATCAACGCGTTGATCCATCAGCCGACGATAATTATGCTATTCAATGGGCTTCTAAATTTTCAGAAAATATTGAAGTAGTGAAACTTTTGCTCCAAGATCCAAGAGTAGATGCATCCAAAGCAGAATCTAGCGATCCAGTGATTCAGGAAATGCTAGCCCAATGGAAATATCATCCTAGGTAGGTTGATGTTTTCGATAGTTTTTGATATTACCATAGATCAAAAAATGATTTTAAAACGCAAAAACCATTTGGTTATCACCAAACAATCATGACTTGCAATTTCCTCTTTGTTGAAGGCGAAAAAGTCGGTCTCTACTGCGATCAACCCTCTATTTACGTCGAGGGACGTAAACAACGTTGTGCGACGTGCATCAACCTTTCTTGGCCAAAGACAATTTACACTGCTACTTGCTGTGGAGCAAACACTCGCTTCTCTGACAAGATGTGCTGTCGTCACCGAGGCAAAAAGACACGTCAAGAGACGATCCCTCCTGCCCCAGTCGCTCTTGAGACTCAAACCGATGAGATCATTTTGTTTCAGCCATGTCAAGAAACTGGAGAGATCATTTATTTTCAACCTTGTCTTGTTTGAGTTTTAGGTTGAAATTTGGTCTGAAAAGAAAAAATAACAAATCAAACTTTTTGATTTATCACAAAACAAAAGAAATATTGGCTCATGATAATTTCGCTGAAACAAAAAATGATTTTAAAACTCAAAAATCATGTGGTTATCACCAACCAACAAAATGTCTAAAGCATACTGTGGTATTTGCCCCGTTAATGAGAAGTACGAGTGCTGCATTTGTTTCGGTCATCTTTGCAAAAGTGAACGACACAATAACGCAATTTGTTTCAACTGCCGCATTTCACCAAAAATCGTCGCATCCTTTCCACGAGACGAACAAGATCACACACTACATCCAGTGACGCAAACGCGTCTTTGTCTATGTCAATGTGGTGCAGTCGCAAATAATGTGTGTTCTACGATGGGCCACAAATCTAGCTGGGACTACATATCAACTTGGTCCCCTCTCGAAGAGTAGAAGAAAAACCAAACACAAAAAACCAAAGAAAAACCAAAAAGAAAAACACACAAAAAACATTCTTTTACCTAAAAGAATATAAAATGCATGAGGCGATGTGTTTATCTGGAGGGGGAACAAAAGCGATAACATTACTCGGTATGTTATATGAATGGAAAAAATCAGGTAGATTAGAAAACATCAAAACTATTTCAGCATGTTCGGCAGGTGCATTTATAGCAGTTTTGTATCTATGTAAAATAAATTTTTTACAGATGCTTAAATTTATACCGAAAATGGAAAACGTAACTCCAAGCTTAGATATATTACAAACTCTAATGACGAAAGCTGGCATAAAGCGTATACAAAAGTATACGAAAAAAGTTAGGGAAATTGTTTTTCATTTTACAGGTATTGAGGAATGCACGTTAAAAGATTTTTTCGACAAAACTGGCGTTACGTTATATATTGAAGCGGTTGATATTACAAATTGTGAAGTTGTTTATTTTAACCATATAGATCACCCAACATGTCTATTGATGGATGCCGTTCATGCATCGGCTGCAATTCCAGGTGTTTTTATTCCCATAAAAATAGGAAAATCGTCATTTATAGATGGAGGTTTCTATTCAGCTATGCCAATCGAGCCTATCATGGATCTTGAAACCGTTGCATTTGGATTTGCTAATAACAATAGTGAAATGTTTTTAATAACGATGATAAAGTTGCATTCGTCTCTAGTTAAAAAAGAGGCAATTAAGCGTCACAAAAAACTCACAGTCGTAGAATGTATAAGCAATTTCGGATTACTCGATTTCAATAAAACATATGAGGAACTTTTCGAGGAATTTGTACATGGAAGAAAACAATGTGAAAATTGGGACGTTTCCTGATTTTTTCTGTTGTGTTTCGTTGTGTATAAATTAAATGAATAAATCACAAATAGAATATTCAACTAACAAAGAAAATAAATACTCAAAACATAATTTTTTTGTTAAAAAATTTAGAGAATAATAAAGGATGTGTAATTGCAATAAAGGAACCACGACGACGCCACAAAACGTGACTTTTCGGCCTCCAACTCAACCGCGACCTGTAACCACTCAGGGACTTCCAATAACGACACGTGGAGCTAGACAGCCTCCATCTCCATATTATAGTGTTGTACGTCGACGATAAATAAAAAAAGGATATATAAGAAATGCGTATATATGACAATCCCAACGTAAATTGTTTTTGGTTATCAAGTAAATTATATATTCTCCCAGGTATAATAAAATTTTACTTGAAGAATGGCAATTTCGATAAAACAAATATCATTTTGGCGTTGCAAAACCAAATCAGCTCAATAATAATTAAACAAAAAAGCGTAACCTATTTTTTCATAAATGGTTCAAACTTGTACCAAGAGCTATACCTAAAAGATATTACAGAAATACAAAATTTGCTCAAATATCTAGGTTGGCGCTATTCCGAAATTGTTGTCGAGTAGGTTTTTAGATGTAGATATTTAGATAGAGATATTCATATGGATAGATATGAATAAATCAAACCACCTTAGGGTCTAGTTTGATTTAAAAATTTCCACATTTTTAGGTCATTTAGATGTTTAGTAGAGTGTTTTTGTACTAGAGGATGACATTTACCTCCTCTGTATGGGAAATCCATAGGACTATCGGATATTGGGACGCGTCTATTGCATAGGATTTTCATGCTATCGCAATTTTCGCAGTTTGTTTGAATTCTATTCATATCGTCTATGTATGGAAATCTTTGGTTCATTTTTATATTTATATATAAAATTTCTTTTATATTTTTAAACATATGATAGTTGTTTATATTTTACCGTTATTTCTTATAACGGGCTTTTATCAGCTATACAAGGGCGAAATAAATAAGCGTACTTTTCTAATCGAAGGAGGAATGTCGATTGTCGTTTCTGTAGCATTATCATTTATTTTTACTTCTCTTTTTAATTTCCTATTATAATTATATGACAAAATTTGTAGATGATAACCCAAAAAATCAAAAATTTAAAGATGAACTGACAAACTTAAATCTAACCATACAAGATCACAAAGACAAAATCGATAAATTGTCTAGTTTACTTGATGCTCAAAGCGAAAAAATTGCTAGTTTACTTGAAATCCAAAACGAAAAAATCGCAAAATTGTCTGGTTTACTTGAAAGCCAGAACGAAAAAATAGCAAAATTGGAAATTGATCCTATCCGAAGTAGAAATATAATAATTAGAGCATACTCTAAAAATGGAATTGTGTCTGGTTTTATTCCAGAAAAAACACCTTAAACAAAAATTTTATTGTAAGCCCGCTTAATATAGTCCGGTTAGTATGAATGACTCTTAATCATTTCGCACGCGTTCAAATCGCGTAGTGGGTATTTTAAAACTGATTTTAAAATTTTTTGGTGGTTGGTAGAGTTTTTTTGGTGGTTGGCTGATAATTTTTAAAACTGATTTTAAAATTTTTATATGTTGGCTGATAATTTTTATATGTTGGAAATAACACAGATCAACAAAATTGATTTAAAAAATAGAATAAAAGAATAAATAAAAATGTCTCTATTTATCGACAAGACTGAATTATCTCCAAAAGATGAAGCTCGTCTCTTAAAGGAAAGCAAGATTAGAGAGATTCAGACACATTACAAGCCATTTCCAAAAACATACAAGTTATATCTAGATTTAGGAGATAGATATGTTTTTCCTCGGCATATTGGTATAACTGGAAAAACGTGGCAAGAGTATCACAAGACTCCAAAGAATAAAATTTCTTTTGAATGTGAAAAACAACCGTTTACAGGTAATGAAGGAGATAATCCCGACTTTAAGGGAGAGGATCGAGATCAGGAAAGCACTATCCAAGAGGGTATTAAAAAGCTAAAGGAAACAGGTGCTGCTTTCTATCATTTTTCAACGGGTTATGGTAAAACTCAATGTGGTATTGAAACGATTCGACGACTTGGACGAGTAACACTCTGGGTTGTTTTCAATCAGGAAGTTCAACAGCAAACGTACAAGACGGTATCAGAGGACACAAATGCTCGTGTTTTTTGGTATAATACTACAAAGGAGCCTCCAGCAAATGCCCAAATTGTAATTATTGGTCTGGTTAAAGCGGCTAAACTGGAACCTGCTTTTTTATCACGTTTTCAAACCGTTGTTTTGGATGAAGTAGATCAAACTGCTGCAACTTCTTATTTTCCACTTTTTCTAAAGATATTTCCAACTTATTTACTAGGTCTTTCAGCAACGATCAAAAAGAGTAACGGTTTAGAAAAGGCATTGTTTAAATATTTTGGTCCTCAAGATGGATTTATTTACAGATTTATCGAAAAACCATTGGCTAAAGTGATTAAACTACAAACAGACTTTGTCCCTCATATAGAAAATATCGTCAATGCAAAAGGAGAAATGGAAGTCGACAAACATGAAATCAATAGATCATTAGCAGAAAATAAAGACAGAAATAAAATGATCCTAAAATTGATTGAAGAACAAAGCGTTAAAGGTCAAGTCTTGGTTTTATCTCCAAGAAAAGAGAACATTGTTTGGTTATCCGAGAGACTGACAAAACATGGATTTGAAAACGATTACAAGACTGTAAATAAAAAAAGTATCGACAAAACTAAACCTATACTTTTGGGTGGACTTATGGGCTGCGGTAGAGGCTTTGATTGTTCGGCTAAAGTTTTGATTATTCTTGGTGTACCTCCTAATCTAACTCAATATATTGGTCGTTTAAGAGAACCAGAGGGTACCGTATACATGATAGTTGACAGATTTGACAAGTTTGAGAGTGACTGGACGAAAAAATCGATGCCATATCTACGAAAACTTGGTTGCCAGCTATTTTTTCAAGTGGGAGATCAAATCAGTCCTTATGTTACTGTATCTAGAAAAAGCATGCTTGATGATACTTCTTTATAAAAATAATAGTTTTTTTTATTTTGTAAATAAAATGGAAGAATTCGTTAAAGCTTACGAAAATGGAGACTATGAAGTAGTGCGTCTACTTTTAGCCGATAAAAGAGTAAATCCATCGGCTGACTATAATGATGCTATCAAGAGGTCTTCCGAGGATGGGCATGTTGAAGTTGTGCGTTTACTTTTAGCTGATAAAAGAGTAAATCCAGCAGCTGATGATAATTGGGCTATTCGATATGCTTCCCATAATGGTCATGTTGAAGTTGTGCGTTTACTTTTAGCTGATAAAAGAGTAAATCCAGCAGCTGACTATAATTATGCTATTCGATATGCTTCCCATAATGGTCATGTTGAAGTTGTGCGTCTACTTTTAGCTGATAAAAGAGTAAATCCAGCAGATTATGATAATTGGGCTATCAGAATGGCTTCCCAAAATGGCCATGTTGAAGTTGTGCGCCTACTTTTGGCCGATAAAAGAGTTGATCCAGCAGACCGTGACAATCATGCTATTCAGTTAGCCTCTGAAAATGGACATGTTGAAGTTGTGCGTCTACTTTTAGCCGATAAAGGAGTAGATCCAACAGCTGATGATAACTATGCTATTCGAGCTGCTTCTTATAATGGGCATGTTGAAGTTGTGCGTTTACTTTTGGCCGATAAAAGAGTTGATCCAGCAGACCGTGACAATTATGCTCTTCGTCGTGCTTTCCAAAATGGTCATGCTAAAGTTGTCAAATTGCTTTTATCTGATGACAGAGTTGATAAGGATATTATTAGACAATTACTTAAAGATCCAAACGTAAGAAAAACAAAAGAAGCAAAGGAATTATTAAAGCTTGAACACGATTACATAATGGGGTCAGCTATGGCATTTAGTCATTCGGTTCCAAAACTGCCTCCTTACGTATTAGGTCAAATCCTCTCAGAAAACGTCGTGGCTTATGACCTAGGTAATATAGCTGAATCTATAACACATATTCTCCGGCCAACCATGGAAGTTAGCGGTAGAGATGAAAGAGTTAAACGTCCACGTGTGAGCTTGAGATGATTTTCTATTAAAAACCAAAAATTTGATACACAAACTGAAAAATAATTTGATATACCAAATATCAAAAATGCCAGAAGAATGGAATGCGTCACTTTTGTTTCCCCCTCGTGATACAACTATAGATCCAGACGGAAATCTAATGTTGGCAGTTTATTCGAGAGCTAGAGTTTGTGCGAATATCGCTCGCAACTTGGAAGTTTGTATGGAGGAAGACAGAATTCATTATCTGTCTTTGATGTTGATGCACCTTTCACTTATGGAATCAACTCCATATTTTGTATGCTACGATGATTATATGCTAGACGTGATTAATAACTGTAACAGAATTGCTAGTTATGATAATTACAAATCTCCTCAGACATCAGAAGTAATCTCACAAAGAATCGTTACATGGAACGAATTTAAAACAATGAAAAACATCGATATCGAAACGTTTGACGAATGGAGAGAATCTTTGGCAAATTTGTAGGTTTTTGATATATACAAAATTTTTATAAAAATAAAATAACCATACAAAAAATTTTTATTTATATAAAAATGTTACGTCTAAACAAATTACAACAATCACCAGTAGACCACCGAGATTGGAAATTTGAAGCAATCTTACCTGTTCAAGCAACTTTTCCAACAACTTTTGATTTACGGTCTGGTTTACCTCCAGTTAGAAATCAGGGTTTCAGAGGAACATGTGCAGCATTTTCAGCTTCGTGTATAAAAGAATATCACGAAAAACGTGAAAATCCTACATTATTTAGTGGTTATATATCTCCAAACTCTATTTATTGGTATAGATCAAACAAACCACAAGAAGGAATGTTTTTAAGAGATGTAATGAAAATTTTAACGGATAAAGGAGCATCTCGTGAAGTATATTTTCCCTATTCGCCAACAACAGAGCCGAATACAATCCCTCCAGCTGCCGTTGCCGACGCAGCCAAATTTAAAATATCTGGCTATGCGCAAGTAAGTACAATTTCTGCTGCTAAACAAGCCCTCATGACGTCTGGTCCATTGTTATTAGCTTTTCCATATTACGATAACGGAACACCTATGTTTTGGAGACCAAGAGGCTCAATTTTAGGAGGTCATGCAGTTACAGCTGTAGGTTGGACCGAAGAAGGCTTTATAATTCGAAATTCATGGGGTTCTGACTGGAATGGAGATGGTCACGTAATTTTCCCATTTTCTGACTGGGGTTTGCAATGGGAAGCATGGAGCACCGTAGATGCTACCTCTATCCTTACACCTCCTCCACCGCCCGCTCCAACACCTAAACCAGCGCCGAGGCCAGCTCCTAAACCAGGTAGACCAATACCAAATCCTGCTCCAACACCAAGTAGACCATTTAGAAGATAGTGTTGTTTTAGGGATGAGAAATTAAAGAAAGAAAAAAAGAAAACTCAGAGATAGAAACAACCAAGAAAAAATATAGAAAATTGAAAAACATATTAAATAAAAAATATATAGTGAGTCCCAATAGTTCAGTGGTAGAATTCTTGACTTCCAATCAAGAGGCGGCGTTTCAATTACGCCTTGGGACATAAGACCTCGTGCCCGAGTGGTTAAGGGGGCTGTTTAGAAAGCAGCTGACGATAGTCGCACAGGTTCAAGTCCTGTCGAGGTCGCTTTTCTTTTTCGAAAAGAAAAATTTTTGTTGGTATTTTTTTCATTATATGAAACTCAAAAATGAATCTCGTTTTGCTCATGTAGATCAAAAAAATTGATAAATCATTTAGAAAAAATAACAAAGAAAAATGCTGTTGCGAGGATTTATTTCAGATGCCAAGTCTATTGGAACTAGAGTCACACTTCAGCAGTTTAAATGGAGTCTTTCAAAGAATCGTTTTGTTCCTGGAGTAATATATGGGGTTGACGAATATGAGATCAAGGAAGATTTGCAATCTATTGATTTTTCGTTTTTTACAGATTGCCGATATTATCCCAAAGAAAATAGATTTAAAAGTTTGCCAAAAGTAGCTTACAAGAAATTTACTTTTCCATCTAAAATCCGATTCACAGATACTACAATCGAAAAAATGACTGTTTCAGACACTGCGCTTTATTACGATGATATCAAATTTGATAAGCAAAGTACACGTATGCTGACATTGACTACATCGTTTACTAGTGAAATGCCATGGGATGTAGTTTTGAAATATAATTACCCGTCACATCTACTGTTTCACAAAAATCGCGGTTGGATGTATAAACCATACTATAAACTGCATGAGCCTCAAGATCCACCAAGAGAAGATTGGTAGTCTTTTCTTGGTGAATCTTGAGGCTCGATATGTCCTTTTTCTCATTATATGAAACACAACAAAGCCAAATCTTTCTTTTTGAAAAAGAAACTGCCTACAAATAACCATTATACAACAACTTTCCGGGCAAATTGCAAGGTAAATTTCTAACGGCTGGCATGGCAGTCTTACCGCAAGCTCTTACAGGAACGTCGTTAAACCCTGTCCAGAGGCCGAAAGTTGGAGATGTTCCAGGAGACGTCATACCTTTTCCTTGGTTTACGTGAAAGTCTTCAATCGTATATTTTGACTCTGGGACTTTGATATCTCCAATCATCTTAAATTTGTTTTTTTGAGGGGATCCAGAGCACGATGAACATGATGGCTTTGAAGACACATCTCGTGTCTCGATTACAACAGTCTTTTTGTTACATGTCGGACAATGCAAATAAACGGCAAGAGCCGTTAAAAATATTACAAACATAATGATTCTAATCATTTAATTATACAAATATTTTTATTTTATTTTTTGTTTGGTTTTTATTTTGGGTTTGTCTTTTTTGTTTTTTTTCATATACCAAAAACCAAAATTCATATAGTTATATGAAAATCTACTCCATATTATTCACGTCGTCTGCTTTAAATGTAGGCCCACGTCTTCTCTTTGGAGCATCTTCTTTACTTTCTTTTTGCTTTTTAGATGCTTCTGTAATCTCTTCTACGATCGAAGCCTGTTTAGGGAAGAATGCCTTTATTAATTTAGCTCCCTTGACTTTATCTTCTCCAACGTAATTTTGCAATATAAAATAGGCTCCACTCGACATGGCCAAAGTTCCACCAAGTTTTAGACTTGGGTCGAGTTCCTGAAAGAATGAATTGATATTTGTTTCTCCGATTTCTTCCAAGTAATCATCATAAATGTGTATGATATCCATTTGAAATTCGAAATATTTGTCCATCTTTTTAGGGGCTACCATTTTGAAAAACTGATCAATACCAAATAACCCACCCACCAAAGCCATTTTGTTTTGTGATACAGATGCAGCATGAGACATCTCCTTTTTAGTCGTTCTCGTCAAAATTCTAGAGGTTTGCAAGTCCATATCGTCATCTATTTCAGGTAGTTCTATACCGTTTTTCTTTGCCTTTTTAAGTGCCAAGATGTTTTGTCTTCTCTCAACTTCATCTTCAATATATTGCTCAGTTGGATCCTTTTCTTTCTCTTTTTCTTTAGGCAAAACGATTTCTGGAATACTAATATATTTAGGAGCTTTTTTAGGTTCGGCAGACTTTTTCTCTCTAATTTTCTCTACTGAAGCTTTAGGAGATTCACCAAATCTACTCAAACCATCTGATTCTTCTTCATATTCGTCATGTAACTCTCTTTTTTCGCGTTTTTCACGTGGCTCGTCCTTTTCAGTAGACGATTTAGGAGACGATCTGGCAGACTTGATGTAGACGTCTTCTTTTGATGCAACTGGCGGTGGGGGTGGGGATGCGGCTGGCTCATCGTATGCTTTACCTGAATATGTTGGTTCTGGGATGTTTGGAGCGTTTTTCTTAATTTTCTCTGGAAACTCTAGATATTCCAAATGCAAACCCTTGATAATACCAAAATTTGGCGGAATGTCCTTCCATGAACCATTTGGATTTGGTTTTATTTGAAATTTTCTTGAAACGTTATAAACCATTTTATAATAATCAATATATTAGGTTGTTTTTAGAAAAAATGAATTTGTATTCATTTTTAATATTACCAATAAAATGAAAGTGCTTTTCATGGGCAAAATAGAAAAACCACAAGATCCACAAGATCCTCCTGATCCACCTATTCATAAATGTGAGGAGTGTAAAACAGAATTTCAAGCTGAGTCATGGAGTGAATATAAATTGTTTGAGGGTGGTTATGACTATTACTATTATTTGTTTTGTCCTCTTTGTGATAATGAAAATCGTTACAAAGATGTAAATATAGTGGTCAAAGATGGTGACTACCACAGATATGATAGGGAAAATATATCTGTGGTACATCAATATATTAACCAAGAGGAATTAGTATCCAAATGGAAAAACAAACAAAAACGTACTTTTAATTTGTTCAAATAATCCTTCTCACTAAAAAGAACATAAAACCAATTAATAATATAAAATGGGTGCAGATCAAAAACGACAACTAAAGAAAGAAAAAATAATATCTATTCTAGAAGAAGCAAAATACTCTGTAGTAGACTGGTTTTTAAATTCTAACAACAGTGTATTTGCTTTCCTAGTTAGAAACAACGTAAATTTTATCGATTTCATATGTTACCTCCCTGATAACGTTCTTTTAACCGTAGATGGTGGTCAATACTGCTCAAAGACGTCGTCGCCAGATTTCGATCAGTCTATACAAATGTGGAATGAAATAACTTTAGATCATATCGCAATTAAAGTTTTCAACGGTATCATTTTCAGAAAAGAAAATGTTTGGGAATCGTATTTGTTATCTCCTGACAAAAAGGCACCTAATGATCTCGATGAAATAGCATCAACTTTTGTTGGATTAGATGAGTCAAACGTAAAAATAGTTACATCTAATCCTGCAGTAGAAATCATAGGTGAACAAGTAAACCCCTTTGATATTATTCTAGATGGTGGAGAAATTAAACAAAAGAATGTTTCAACGCGTATCGAGGAATGTCAACCAAATATGCTAGTAAATTACAAGGGTTTTACTTATGGACAAGCTATTCCCTTTATAAATTTCAAAACATTTACAAATGAGTTGTCAACATTTGACGTAAAATTGGCAAAAATGAATAAGGATATTTTACAATATCAAACAGCTAAAATTAAAACATGCGCAAATGAAGCGATCAGCCTCCTTACTAAATTTAAAGACTCTCTAGAAAAAAGTGTCAAAGAATGGGATGATCAATGGACAAGCTCATCTGAATTACTCGGTAGAGTTCAATCAATTTTGGAAAAATCTCATAGTAAAAAAGGAGATGATTTTCAAAATAAAGCCAATTCAGCCTTGAAAGAAACGACAGAACAAATCATACAGAAAAGAGATGCACTCATAGGTATTTTAATGACATGTAAAGAATTGTTCCATCAGGTTTAATTTTTTGTGGTTTGTTTTTTGATCTATTTTTCACCTTGATTTCTTTTTAAAAAAGAAAAACCTACAAACAAACGCCACCGGAACAAACTCCAGATTTGCATTGTCTAGTATCTGAACATTTAGTTCCCTTTGGCATATCCGTACAGTAAGCATAAAATCCGATATTTACATAATCACCACTAGGGCAACAGTAATGATCAGATGACCCCGTCTCCGCTCTCGCACAAGCCCCATTTTTACAATCACTATTTTTTTGGCATGGGGTTAGTGGAAGAGGTAGAATTGGAGTATTGCAATAACCTACACCATTTTGAAATCCAGTGCATTCTCCAGATCCACACATACTATTTCCCTGACAAGGTTTTCCATAATCTAAATCCTTGCAATACTCTATTCCATTAATATTTACCGTTCCATTTGGGCAACAAATTACAGACGCATTTGGAGATCCGTCACTCAAGCCACATCCTGTAGCGCATGTTGAATCGCATACAGAGCTGACACAAACACCATTTTTACATAAGCCAGATGCACACATTCCATTTGAAACACATACCCCTCCATTTGCAACATCGGCACAATAATTAAGTCCCTGGAACGTCGTTGTCGAACCAGAACAGCATGTAACTGGTGACGTTAATGAAGTTTTTCCGCATCCTCCAGAGACGCATTCGCAATTTTTAGTACAAGCGTCTCCTGTATTTTTTGTTGATTTACACGAAGTTACTATACTGTATATGACATATCCTAGAAACCAAAAAATTAATAGACCAGCAATAGTAAATTCTATAATAAGAATGTCCATTTATTATTTCTAATAAATTTAGTTTTTTATTTTTTGGTTTGGTATTTTTTGGTTTGGTATTTTTTGGTTTGGTATTTTTTGGTATGTATTGGTTTGGTATTTAGAAATCAATAAATAAATCAACCAAAAAATCACAAACAGCCTTGTCCTCCCAGAGCGATTAGACTACCAACGAGAGCCGTTCCGATACCAGCTATAATACCCAAAGGACCTCCGATCATTGCTCCCATAAATACGCCAGTTGTAATATTTTGCAAGACTGATCCGGCAGCAGTAGTTGTACTGCAAGTTTTGACGTCTGGATCTACATTACCATTCGTATTCCATCCATCAGGGGCTTTATTTCTTCCCCAGAGTAAACCATAATATGTGCCTTCCGCTGTATCAGGAGTTTCGACGGTATTTGTTAAACCAAAGAAGCCGTTTCCATCATCTCCAAAACCGAAAAGAGCCAAAATAGCAGACGGAAAATGTCCTGGATCGCCTATGTTATCTATAAAGTCGGTAATTAACGGTGCGTCATAGGGAATATTCCATGTATGTAATAAGAAATTGTCCTGATCTGTCCAATCTGCTCCTGAAGCTTTTCTCGTTGTAGAGTCATAACCAGCCCATTGCTGGACTAAGAGGCGCCATTCATCTCTAGACTGAGGCCATGGTTGCTGATTCCATCTTGGTTTATCTGGTACGATTGTATCGCACATTGCTCTAGGAGTTAGAATTCCGTTTGTGGAGATTCCATATGCGTAAGAAATAATTAAATACATTATAAATTCTGTTTGCTGATCACTTTTGAATCTCTTATTACCTGGCCAAGAAAGGTTATATAACCAATACGTTACTCTATTGGATTTGTAATAGGCAACAGATAAAATATCAAGACAATCGTTCGTTGGCGGATTAGAACTCCACCAATTTCTCCAGATAGTGAAATCGACCAGTGGTTTAGCGAGAAACCAATACAAACACAAAACTGTAAAGCTAATAATCGCTATTTCATAACCTTGCATTTTTATTATTATAATAAAATTTATCTTTTTTCTTTTTGCTTTTTGCTTTTAGATATTTTACTTTTCGTTTTGTCTTTATGCAAACATCTAAAAAGCGTCTTCCAAAGCTTCCTGTTCATCTGGGTCATCTGTACCATTATCTATTATAGTTTGTTTATTAGCAGCGGTATTTGCATCCACAGTTTTTTCGTTTTGAGCCGCTTTTGAAGGATTATTTGTATTGGCAACAGATTTATAAATATCAGTTAGATGTTTGTTATAAAGTACGCTCTCTGAAATATTTTGGAGGCGTTCTATTTTTGTTTGATCACCTGAACTAACAGCATCTTGATATTCCGTTTTTAGTTTGCCTTTGAGAGCCTCACCGTCATTAGCAAATAGGTCGGCGGCATCTTGGCGTGCTAAATCTCTTACTTGATTTAATTCCTCTGTTGTAAATTCTCTTCCCATGATTTCTTCTTGTAATCTAATAGATTCAGGTAAAAGAGGTTTCAAAATACTCGCAAATTTAAGTATGCCAAGGATACCAGCTATTACTAATCCTCCTATAATCCATGGACCGATAGAACAGGATTTTGAAGTCAAACCATCTTTGGTACAGCTAGCAATCTCAGAGTTGAGCCAATTCAATACGCCATTAATATCACCAAAAATAGTTCCTAATGCTTGTCCAGCAGCCGAATCTCTAAAAGAAAAGTAGACGGCTATTATCAAACCTATTATAATAATCCAAGAGACGTATTTTATAATTGTTGCAACGTTTTCAGACTCCATTTATATTTTTTTTATTTATTTTTTAAAAATTTCTCTAACTATACTGAGAAACTTTAGATCCATTAAAATTTACTTGAACAACATTGTTTAAATTAGAGTAAGACGAAGCATCCGTTACACGTTGCCCCCAGATAGCAATAACAAATCCAGGCACCAAAGTTTGCTCAGTCGCAATAAAAGAAGTACATAAAGATGTATTGCACATATATAACCCATTATTTTTATCTAAATTACTAGTCAACTTTGAATGCAAATAGAATGGATTATCTATAGATGGATCGTTTTGTCCAACAATTAAAATCTGAGTTTGATCTGTTCCGAGACCATTGGCGTAAGACCATAAGTATTGATTTAAAGTAGCCAAGGTGTATCCAGACGTTAAATCTGCATTGATTTGTTTAACTGATGAAGGAGAGTATTTTCCAGAATCGATGCTAATCCAAATCACTTCATTTCCTTCTGAATCAATGGCGTCTCTTGTTTGAGGTAAACTCCATACTGTCTGATTAAAGGATTGCACTCCATGAAAATCTTGAGGCATTATAGTATAAGACTCTGTTTTGAAAAATCGCCAAAAGTCTTGACCATAAGCTTGACTAGGTTTAAACCCATAAACACATACCCAATAGATGACATTGTACGTTATATCTAAAGTAGGTGTAAAAGTAATGACACCAGACGTAAATTCGTTTCCGGTTGCAATCATAGCGTTTGGAGTGTTGGATGAACCAGGTGCGTTGTTAATAGATTCATATAAAATAACATCACCTTTTTGTAGCCCGGAAACTGTTAAGCCAGATTGTATAGCTGAATTTATTTGATCTTCTCTAGCGTAAACAAAACCGGAAGATAATTGACCGTGTCCTAAATTTTGACTTCCTCTTACTTTCAATATAAAAACTTCTTTTTGCATGAGATTACTCTGTTTGATTGGTGTAATTGGCTTGATGTAATAATATAAAGTTGCTGCAATTATCAATATAAAAAATACTGTAAGACCAATATATAAATTTTCCATTTATATTTAATTTTTTATTTTCTTTTTGTTTTTTCTACCCAAAAAATCAACATGAACATATATTTATTCCGGCTCCTTGATATGTGCAATACATAGACCATGACTCTGGAGTTCCAGATATAAAAAATCCATCTGTCGATTGCGTAAAAGGCAAAAGCTCAATTTGACCAGATGTGCCAAACGACTGATACTTTGGAGTAAGACAATTTGTTATCCATGTATCTTTAGGAGGTCTAACACCCCAAAAAGCTCTCGTGTAAAATGTTCCAGATGACTGCATGCCGTTTTGATCTATGTCTATTGGTGGACCTGGATTATAACGAGATGGTAGGGCTATAGTAATATCTGTATTATCCATACCAATTAATTTTTGTCTTGTTGGATCCAAGATTGTGCCAGAGTAAACACCTGATGAATATAATAGGGCTCCGTCTCCTGTTGTTGGGCTTTGAATTTTAATGGGCCAAGTGTTGATACCGTAAAATCTGGGTGTAGACGTATCGTTATTTACTTTGGCATATAAGAGACCAGATGCCGTGTTTACTGCTATATATTCCTCTCTGTTATAGCCTTTTGTAAACGAGTATTCGAGATCATCTAAAGTTGCGACGTTTCCAACAGATGCTTGAAAAACGCCTACTAAGGCATCTGGTAAAGCTGCCTTCGCGCTAATTTTGAAAACGAGTAATTCTTTTCCATTTGTATCTTCTACTCCAGGAGAGCCAGATAACGGCTTATAATACCACGTTGAGTCATTATAAAATGGTAAAATTTCTGTAGTTATTTGAGGTGAGCCTCCAGAATAGATATAATCGTATTGATCTTCTAAAAATGCTCCTTGAAATATAGCCATCGTATTCTTGTTCATTGTAGGATTTGGTTTGTATCCATAAAGAGGATAAACTAGACATTTTGGATTTACAGCTCTTGGTCTTCTTACATTAATTATATTATCAGAAACAATCGTAGGATCACATGCAACTTGATTTACACTAAGAGGTAAATGTAAAAGGCTACTTACAGCATTTGAAAAAACGTTTGAACCTCCACAAATTCCCGTCACTCCAGTTGTGTCTGTCAACATAAAACCTGTATTATAAGGTACTATTTTCTGGTTTGAATTTATTGTTGTTGTCGTAGTATACCTATAACCTGGGTATTTATTGCTAAACGTAAAACCATCTAGACCTAAAAGCCAAATATTGCTGGGATCATACGTTGCTGATGCAGGTGGATTAAAACCTTGAACAGTGTAACCATTTATTTGATCTTTAGATGGAACTGTATAGTATTTATGTCGTCTAGCAAAAGCAGTAATGACATCATTGGGATCGCTAAACATATAAGTCGAAACTCCATTATTCATCAATTCTGGCGCTGTAACTGCAACAAAAAAGAGTTCTTTTGTTCTCTGCCAATTCTTATTACATGTTGGCGAGGGAGTTGGCGATGGTGTCGGAGGGTTTGGTGTTGGAGGTACTGGATGTACGATTATTTTGTATATCTGATAAGCGGCTGCCAATATCAAAGAACTAAATACAAAAATCAATAAAAAAATTTGATAATACTCCATTTATTTATAAAAATAAATTTTATTCTATTTATTCTGTGATGCTTTTTTATTCTCGATTAGTCAATTTCTAACGGATCGACTGGATAACAATTCTTGAATTATGGGTTTCTTACTTTTAGCTTTTAAAGCGTCAACACGTTTGTCTTGTAGTAAGAGACGAACAACCTCAACATACCCCTTTTGCGCAGCTATTCGAATAGGATAATTTCCACTAGCTGCTGGATTTGCTCTACCGTCATCTAAAAGTAGTTTAACAACATCCGCATAACCATATTCAGATGCGCGTTTTATTGCTTCATTATCTTGGTCAGCTGGATTTACTCTATTGTCAGCCAAAAGTAGTCTAACAACATCTGCATGACCATTTTCAGACGCGTTTTTAATTGCTTCATTATCTTGGTCAGCTGGATTTACTCTATTGTCAGCCAAAAGTAGTCTAACAACATCTGCATGACCATTTTGAGATGCCTTTTCAATAGACTTATTTTTATTGGATGATGGATCAACTCTTTCATCAGCCAAAAGTAGTTTAACTACTTCAATATCTCCAGAATTACATGCATCCAAAAATTTTACCCTGTAGTCAGTCAATAGTAGACTAACTATTGTTGAATGACCGTTTCGTCTGGCTGAATTTATTAGCCAGTTTCCACGAATAGATGGATCTACTCTGTCGTCAGTCATTAGTAATCTAACTGTTTCTAAATGGCCATTTTCTACCGCCTCATGTATGGCCGAATTTTCTGCGTCAGCTGGGTTCACTCTATCATCAGCCATTAGCAATCTAACCAATTCTAAATCCCCCTGAGATGCTGCAGAGAATATAGCAGCATTTTTATTATATGATGGATCAACACCATAATCAGAAATAAGTAATTTAACGGAGTTTAATGATTCTAAATAAATAGCAACTTGAAAGGCAAATTTACAAAAAGCGGCATTATTTTCTAGAGAATCTATATAATTTTTCATTTTAGACTCATCTGTAATTATACTTTTAAACGATGGGAATTTGTCAAAAATAGAATCTAATTTTACATCCTTATCTAATTCATTCATATATTGTTCTTGTTCAAAATGTAATTGATATTTTTCTCCAACATAACTTGGATTTTTAGGTATGATTATGTATAGAGGTCCTTCTTCGTTATAGTGATCAAACATATTTTTTTTATCGGCTGCTGTACACCATTTTGTACCCTTGCCATAATAGCATGCAGCTTTTTCTGTTGTTGGATTGACTATCTTTAACTCGTTATTTTCAAATATAAGGACACCTTCATTTCTAGTTTCTTCGGTCTCCTCTTTGTGTTCCTTTCTGGCTTCTAAAATAGAGTTATATTTAACTAATAGAGAAGATAAGCCTGTTTTTTCCATACCTTTTTTCTTACAGCCAATCAAACCACAATAATTCAAAATATCCTTTTCGTTTAACCATCTTACTTCGTTATTTTGAAGTTTATTTGAAGCCAACAGATACATATAATCAGTGAGCGAAGAATTGACGAGTCCCAAGTCCTCCATATATCTTATGCCTCCATTCACATAAGAGTCAAGGATCCATCTAAGGTAAATTTTATTTTCGGTAGGATCGGCCTCTAAGAACTTTTCCAGATAATCACTGGTAGCTGTTCTATCATCCTTTATTCGTATATCAAGTTTAGTAGCAAATTCATTGAACAATTTTTCTACTTTTGTCAACTGATTAGATAATGAGAGCGCATTCATTTTTATAAATGAAATAAATTTATATTTTATTTTACCATTCGCCATCACTAATGTCATCTTCATTTACGGCATTTGTACGACTATAATCTGTTACACGCGTCTCAAACATGTTTGAAATATTAAATAGACAAATCTTTTGCATCCATTCAAAAGGACATTTAGCATTATATTTAGGTTGATAGCCAAGATCCTTTAGAATCATATCTGCCGATAGACAAATATACTCTTTCATGTCCTTGCGCTCAAGACCAATAAGCTCTGGTTGAACAGCCTCATCTGTAAAACGATGAGCTAGATTTACAGCATCTTCAACAATCTCATAAACTCGTTCTTGAGAAGGTCTAGTAAACTGACCTTTGTTTACTTTGTGATGAAAAAAGGCAATACCAGCAGCTGTATGGACAGCCTCGTCTTTAGAAATGAATTCATTGGCGTTACATAGGCCCTCTACAAACATACCCCATTCTTTCAATCGATATATCGCTACAAAACCAGATGTAAATACAATTCCCTCAATGCAACAGAATGCAATAAGACGCTCTACAATAGGCAATGATGTGTCGAACCACTTAAACGTCCACGATGTAATGTCTTGAACTGCTGGGTATTTAAGAGAAGCTGTATAAATTGCCTCCTTCTCTTCCTTGTCTTCAATGAGAATTTCAACTTGAGTAGAATAGCTCTGTGAATGAATCAATTCGTTGTGGGCTTGGGCAATATAAAAATCTTTAATCTCTTTTTCACCCATTGAGATTTCAGTAGTAAAATGTTCAAGCAAGTTTTCGATAACAACTCCATCCAATTGGGCAAACAAACAGAGGATATTTTTGACAAAGAGGATGATATTTTTGGCCAAAACTGGGTTTACCATAATCTCGCCAATCTTTTCATCACGATTGCTAGTTACGATATTTTCCAAATACGTCATAATAACGCGATCGTTACTATAATCAACCTCTTCCGCTGTCCAAAACGTTTTGTTGAGAGTATCTGAATACTCGGATAGTTTGGCATCACGTGGAAAATATGTGTACTTTGACATTTTTTATATTCTAGGATATAAAAAAGGATTTTTCATTTTTTTTCTTTTTTGTTTTATTTCTTTTTGTATTTTCCCAAATCAAAAATTATACAATTATGACACCCAACACACCCACAATCAAAGGCGTTCTAGTACAACCATCTTGTCCATTAACTTGAAACAACCATATATCTGGAACAAGAGGTGTTTCAGGGAAAGATGTTATGACACCATTAACTATAGTAGCACCAGGAATAATTGCAAATGGAACATTTGTTTTAATCAAATCTATTTGGACATTAATTGGACCACATATCTTATTTAAAACAGCGGCAAAAGCAACATAAAATTCGGATGAAGTAAATGTTTTTGCATGTATTTGAGCCAGTAAATCACAAACAGTGACTTGTCTAGATGGTTGATCTATAACAGTGTCTTTACACGAATAATATTTGCTTGAGGAAAAGGATGATTTATTTTCACATCCACAACCTGTTTGGACGCAGCACGAGCGTAATAATGTATGGTTGGCACGAGATGATGGTACACAGGGCATTTTATTTTTATTTTTATTTTTATTTTTATTTTTTTATTTTTTGATTTGGAGAACATAAACTCAAAAAATCAACTCAAAACAGATTTAAGTTTAGTATATGCAGATGTAATAGCTTGATAATATAGTTTATGACCCTTTGGTTTATCAGGATGCCATTTCAAAGAGAGTTTTCGAAATTCCTTTGAAATTTCGGCTAAAGATGCACCAGATGGGACTTGTAGAATCGTATAACACGATTTTATATCAGAGTTTTCACATGATTTACGAAGTTCGTTTACTTGATCTAGAGTCCAAGGTAAACCAAGTTTGGCAAATTCGGCTTTTTCTGCATCTGTAAATTCAGAAACTTTTGGTTGAGAGTTATTTTGTGCTTGATGTTTAAATCCGTAAGTTTGTGATGGAGGTTTTTGGTTATAGATATCTGGTATATGTATAACTTTTCCTTCTGTAAATGAGTAGTATGTGTAAGATTTTTGCGTAGTATTGTAAATGTTAATACCTTTTAACCAATTGTTATAATGATCCATGAGATCCACATTCTGCTTTAATATCTCTAAAGCTTTGTTATCACCTATACTCATTCTTCTGTATGCAAGAGGTCCAAAATATTGAAAATAAATTTGTAAAGGTGTTTTTGTTAGATTATAATACCATAATGGTGATAAAAACATGCTGGACTGATAAATACATCCGTCTACTCCACGTCTATAGCCTGCTAATGTTGGATTATCACTGTCGTCAAAAGCTGGATCAGGTCCGATTGGACCAGGATTAGAAAACTCGTCTATTTGTTTGGGGATGTCTTTAACGATATCAAATAATGGATGTTTGCTATCTACACAATCCCTAAGTTTTGCCAATACTTTTTTACTTGATAATAAAAGTTTAAATTGTCGTTCATAACCATAATCTGATGGGTTTTCTTGCATACGCTTATAACCGTACTTTAATGCCCAATTATTGAAAGCTGATGGGTCAACCAACTTTAGATTTATTGCTATAAATACATCGACAGTATCATATCCATCTATTATTTTATTGTAAAAATGAGACCATGCAACTTTAGGATAATGTTCCTTCTCTATATCACTCAATTTATCATAAACCCTCTTGTCAGATACTAACATGGCTATGTTGTTTGGATGACTCTTAGCTTTTTCCAAGTATATATGAATATCATTACCAAGATTAAATATTGGTAAAATAATTTTTAATATCCGCGTGTCTTCCTGTTCACATACACGGAAAAATGATTTTTGTGACACATTAGCTGTGCGTTTATCATTTGCCAATATTTCTAAAGTTTTGAGTGGTGTGAACGCATAATTTTCAAGTGCAAAATCCAACATATCTTTCGGTAATTTTATTTTTTTGTCTTTTAGTACAAATTTTACGGCCGGTGAACATTGGTAGAACGCGTATTCTTTCAAAACCACATTTTTTTTGTCACAATATTGCCAAATTAGTTTGAATATCTCTGGAGCGTAACTACGAATGGTATGTAAACATAAATCGACATTTATTGATTTTCTAACACGCTCATCTGTAAGGAGTAATTTCGCTACTTCAACTCTATTTGAAGTGATTGCAGCATCCATGCCCGTATCACCATAAGATGGATCATTTTTAGCCATGAATGAACGAATAAAATCTAAATCTCCATTTCTACATGCTTCAATAAAAGCCTCATATTTCATTTATATTTTGTCATTTTATTTTTATCGTTTTTTTGTTTGATTTTTTTGTATGGTTGGGTTTTTTGTATAAAGTAGATCAAGTGAGCAAACAAAACAATATCTACATGAAAACCAAAAAATTCATTTATATAAATGAAAAAATCTACTCGTCATCCTCTTCAACCTCGCTCTCTTCAACTTCCGACTCTACTTCTGGCTCTGGCGCAGGTTTGGCTTTGCGGCCACGAACTGGAGCCTCTGCTGGAGAGGCGGCAGCACGACGTGTTGGTTCAGAGTCTGAACGGAAATGAGGAGCCAAGAGATGCTGGATAACAGAGTATGTCAAACGGTCATTTGTCTCTACAACATCGCGCATCTCCTTTGTCTCCTTATCGCGACGATGCCAAACCTGCTTGCCAGCAGCAACGCGCTTCTGATAAGCTGGATAGTCGAGCAAAGCTGACAAGGCCTTGTCGGGAACAATTACAGAGCCATCATCATCCGACTGGAGGCAACGCTTGCCATCTGGATTCATGCGCTTGAGCCATTTCTGCTTCTCAGCAGGGACGGCAGCGACATCCTTGACGTTGATGTACATTGTGATGGCAGTGTTGCACTCGCTACGCGAAACTTGCTCATTCTTACCGAGATGAAGAAACTTGGCGAGAGCAGGCGAAACTGTAATCTTCTTCATCAAGACATTGTTCTTTTTGTCGCCTTGCTTACGACGATGCTTGATGAGAGGAGAGATACGCTTGTTCAAGTACTCGAGCTCCTTGAGAAAGGCACGCAAGTGTTGCGAAGCCTTGTGAGGGCACTTGCCGAGCTCATGGAGCTGATCAAGCTCACCCAAGCGAAACTCGAAATTCTGTCGAGTGCTATTGATATAGTCGGCAAAAGAGTCCTGGTCCATTTTTCGTGGCCGCTTAATAACGGGGATATTGGATTTTGGTTTCTCCTTCTTCTCGACTTCCTTTGTCTGCTTTGTCTTTTTTGTCTTTGATTCAGTTACAACAGTTTTAGTTTTAGTGACAGCCATTTTTATTATATTTCTATCTATTTAAAGCAATTTTTACGACCGATTATTTCAAGTTGTTTTTTAATCGGTTTTTTAATTTTGTGTTTAATATGTTTTTTCTTGATGTTGATTTTTGAATATCAAACCAAAACCCATAATTTGATATATCTTATATCAAATCCAACCTAGAGAACGAAAAATCTATATCGAACCCAACCAAAAATCTACCGCAAAAAGCGCTTTTTGTAAGCCTTTGTATATTGGATTTTTTCGACTCTTTTGTCGATGGCTTCCAGGATCCACATGGGCAAAGTCCAGACATCTTTGTGCATTTTTTTACTGTATGACAAAATTACTACATCTAGGCATGTATCAAAAAGACTCAATACCATTTCTCTAGTTTTCTTTATAAAATATTTGTCAATTTTTTTTGTTTTGAATTTAAAAATGAACTTTCCCTCTCATAAAGTTACCGATAGACACGAGAAATTAGCTTTCCCCCTATCCGCTGCTCATATGCAAAAACTTAACCCTGTCGTAGGAAAACCAGACCGTTCAGGTGTTTTAAGAGACCTCTCGTTCCATCAAAACGGAGAAACCGACTTGAGCCCATGCCCAGCCCTCTTTAGAACAGGAACTGGCGTGTCCAACGGAACATCACAATTTGCCAGCTTTGAGCAAGCCGCTTCAGAAATGAATAAGAATTTGATTGCTGCTATTGCCTTGTTTGTAGCTGCTCTTGTTGCTGCTGGAGCTGCCTACATGTTTCCCAAATGGGGCTTATATTTGGTGATTGCCAGTATAGTTTTGCTTATAGTTTCTGGTGTTTTTTATGTGATGTATACGGGTATGTAAAAAATGTATAATAAAAAACAGGAATTATAAATATATGTCAGAACTTAAAGTTGCAAATTTTTCAAAATCTTTGCCTTATGTTCCAGAGAATGATGGAATGTGTGCAGTTTTATTTAAACTGACAAACTGTAGCTGGTGTCAAAAAATGGAACCCGTTTGGTCTCAATTAAATTCCTCAATCGGTTTCATGAAATTATATACATTCACCGTCGATAGATCCACAGAAAACTCTAACCATTGGAAAAAAATTATTAAATCCTTGAAAAATGGACATAAAATTCAAGGATTCCCATTAGTCATGATGTATTCACCATCTGGTAAAGTCATCTTGCACACCGGATACAACTCGTTTGATGAAATGAAAGACAAATTGATCCAATTTGCCAAAGCGTAGATTTTTGGTTGAGATGTTTTCCTGATATAGTAAGCAGATTTGGATATATAAATAACGCAACTCTTACGTCCCACTCAAAAAAAACACACAACCGCCAAAAAATTTTATTTGTATAAATAAAAAAGATCTACTTTTTTACTTGATCTGCTCTCCATGCGACATTTCTTCCGATCAACTGATTTGCTCCCTCTACGGCAGCTGCCTGAGATGGCCGTTTTGCATCCATAGAGAATTTAGGTGTTTCCTCACGCTGATTTACAGATTTTGAACGAGCTTCAAATACTTTTTCGGTAAAATATTTCGAAATTGAATCTTTAGAAACTTCACCCTTGTATCTACTCTTTAGAGTACCCTCTACAAAAAAGCCCAAATATGGTATGCCAGAAATGTTGGTTTTTGTATCTCTAGACATGGTGATAACATTTCTATTGCCTCCTGATGTGATATCTAAATAAGCGATGTGAAGACGGTCAACATTGATTACGTTTAAAATTTTGGCTAATGAAATGCAATTCTGATCGTTTTTAGACATGAATAAAACGGCGTAGAAACCTGGTCGTAAAAGTTGTAATTTACCTCCCTCTACTTTGAAATCATCATTTGATAATGGTTCGCTCATTTTAAATTTAGATTTTTCTTAATGTCTTTTATCGATTAATCCAGGTCATATAACAACAACCAACAAACTCATCTAGAAAATGTCTCTTTGTTTTTGAAATCCCCTTTGTTAGATATTCCGTAAATGCCGATGCGTCTATACGGCCAACATATCGACTTTTAATAAAACCGTCTACGAAAAAGACCAAATCTGGCACTTCATCAATAGGCGTTTTCGTATCCTTAGCCATCTTAATGATATTTGAATTGTCGTAAATATCTATACTCGCTAAATGGAGATGATCAATAGTAAGCTTACTAAGAACATCAATAACGTCGATACAAGTCAACTCATTTTTAATGGTGAACAATACAGCATAAAAACCAGGACGATCAAGACTCAAATTGCCATTTACAACTCGGAAATCGTTTGAAGATAGAGTTTCCATCATTTTTAGATGGGTAATTTTATCTAGATTTATTTCATTTTTTGTTGGTTATTTTTCTCTTGTGGTGGTTGTAACAACTCTTTCCACACATAAAAAACACCAAAAAGAGATTAACTCTTGAAACTAATATAAAGATGACAACGAAATTTGAGGAATTGCCTCTTCATTATAAACACCCTTCTAAACAAGGAACGCTCGTATTTTCGTTTGCTATGAATTCTAGAGATAAAATTATTCCAAATAGATATTTTTGGGCTATTCAAAACGATAATAAAGAGGTTACTGCTCATGGAGAAGTCAAAGGCCTCGTCAAGTTGAATAAAATTCGTAATGAATTTATTTATGAAGGCTGGGAGCGATATTTACCACCTAAAATCAAAGTAAACGATAAAAAGGAAGAACCAAAAATTGTTTCAACCGGTGTTGTATTGCCATTGTCTCCAGAAGATGAAAAGGCGCGAAATGAAGCAAGAGAGTTGATTCGAAAACAAATTATGAGTGATACTAGATTTTAATTTTTCTTTTTTAAAAAAGAAATTTTGATGTTGTTAAATAAAAATTTCAAAAAATAGAAAAACCAAAAAATCTAACAAAACCACCATTTTTTGTTTACACATTCAAACATTTCATCGAAAAACGTTTTTTCCATTTCGATAATAGTTTGTTGTAAAGTTTCGATATCTTCTTTATCTGTTGCTGTCTTGTATGTTTCTATGGTATCTTTTGAAATTGTTTTATATTCTTCTAAATCTAAACGACGATGAAAAATACTTGATGTTTGGCAAACAAAACCGCCCAGTTTAACAGTCTTATTTGCAAGGGAATAAACAGGGTCTGCAGTTACGGCTAAAAGTGTATCGACCTTTTCATCCTTTAGGAAACGGATATCTGGTTTTATGCCTATAGACGTTATAAACTCTGAAAAAATGTACATTTTCGCTATTTGAACATCAAAAACCGTTTTTAAATCTCCTGAATCAAAATCTTCAGGGGATTTAAAATATAAAGTTAATTTCTTTTTGGTTTGAGCGACATTTAAAAGAATAACCAACTCATTGAATTCAAACTGATATAATAATATATTTAAAGGTTTGGTCAAAATCGTCTTTATGATAGAGGCCTGTTCTCCTGGATCGATAATTAGGCGTGTATCGAAAAGGGATAACGGATTACGATAAAGTTGTTCCCAGTTATCGATTTTTTGTGGTTTTTGTGGTTCAGAGAACATCATGCTATGTGACAACTCTAAATTTTCTGGATGATGTGGTATAAACAAATTTTCTTTGACTGTATACATTCTACTAATATTTATTTTTTTATATATAAATGCCTAGAAAAAACAAAAATGGAAATTACATCTTTAAAGATTTTCCACAGTTTACTCCAAATCTATCACCTAAACAAATGTTTGATGCCGGAATTTTCGGAGGCACATATTTCAGAAAAATTCATTCTGGAGTTTTAGGTAAAGATATAGATGGAGCTTGGAAAGAATTCCCAAAATCTTGGTTTGCAAAACACCCATGTAATTTACCTAAAGAAGATCTATCAATCAATAAATATAAAGTTCACTCTGGTACAACACTCAAATACTGGGAGAGTAGACATTGGATCCATAAACCAGACTATTATGGGTGGGTTCAGTGGTATTGTCGTTTTTGGCAAGGGAGACGATCTAAAGATGACTTGAGACAAATAAAACGATGGGAGGGAATAGTTCACGGTCGTTTTCGAAATCGTTTAATTAATATGTGCAAAAAGGCAGGTAAAAGATATAACGACAAATCGGTTTCTCCTGTCATAAGACAACTTTTATTGCAATGGGGGTATGAATTGACATCTGCTGATATGAGGCTTTGAGTGTTGGGTTAGAGGTTGATTATTGTCTAGATAAAAAGCAATAATCATACATAAACCAAAAAATAAACCAAAAAATAAATTTTCATATTTAAAAATGAATGGAATGTATTTTGTCAGAGCGTGTAGAAAAAATGAGGTTGAATTTATGCGCTCATATTTAGAAAAAACTACAGAAATACCAGAAGATATAGCCAGACAAGCTATTCAAGTGGCTGCTGAAAATGGTAATTTTGAAGCTATAGAACTAATTTTACAAGATGGTCGAATAGATCCATCAGTTAATGATAATATAGCTATTCAGGCTGCTTCTGCAAATGGTCATATTGGTGTAGTGAGTCTTCTTTTAGATGATAAACGTGTAGATCCATCCGCTATGGTGAATTACGCGATTCGAATGGCTTCTCAAAATGGACACGATGATGTTGTAAAACTACTTTTAAACGATGATCGCGTGGATCCTACAGCTATGTCTAATATTTCACTTATAAGTGCAACCAAAAATGGTCATCAAAAGGTTGTAGAGTTACTTTCAGCTCATCCAAAAGTAAAAAATGCTCAAAGTGTATCTCAATTACAACAGAGATTGTCAGACGAATACACAAGTGCTGACAGCGATAACGGATACAATAGTGACAGTGATAGCGATGACGGAGAGGCGACTTATTTTATGGATCCAACTGTAAACAAGTTTCCTAAAAAGCAAAAGGTTAGTTATCCAAAGATGTTCCCTGGAGAGGATTTGGACGATGCTCAGGCTGTAAATGAATATGTCGATGAAATTTACGCAAATGCGATGGTTCAAGAAAAGGAGGAATTTAACGAATCAAAGATTGCAGCCAACGACCTAACTGCACCTATGTACAGCATTTTAATAGACTGGATGGTAGATGTATGTGTTGCCTTTAAATTAATGAGTGAAACGTTTGAACTTGCATCTTACTACATAAAGTTTTGTATCCAAGATAAAGAATTTGCCGGTTTAAAGAGAGATAAATTGCAACTTCTTGGTGTAGCTTGTTTAATGATCGCAGCCAAGACGGAAGAGATGTATACTCCAACTTCAAAAGATTATGTGCGCGTAGCTGATTTTTCATTTAAGAAAAAAGATCTCTTAACGATGGAACAGAGGGTGTTGAAAACGCTCCAATTCCATGTAAACTTTATTACACCATTATTATTTTTACGATTATATTCACGAATACAACGATCAGAAGTAAAAACACATACTCTTTCGAAATATCTAACCGAATATAGTATGGTTGATTTTAACCTAATCTCACAATTTCTCCCTTCTGAAATAGCTGCTGGTTCAGTTTATCTTGCTTGCTTATCGTTGGATATCGGGTTTAATACCTCTAGATTTTTAGAATTTGGATTGACAGAGAGCAGAATAAAGGAGACTGCTAGATCCATACAAACTCTTGTTGCCTATACCAAATATAAAGCTGTGAATAAGAAATATTCTAAATCTACATTGTTGGAAGTAGGTACGATACCTCTAAAAGAAGTAAAATGATTTCTTGGTTTTCTACTTTCTTAATCCGACAACAACCATAAATTCCATTTTTGTAAATGGAACCTTTTTTATAACTAATCAACGTCAAAACATATACAACAAAAAACCTAATCAATCAACGTCAGTTCACCAATTTTGATAAATCCCGAGTTTGAAATAAATCCGAGATGACGTTTACGATAATCGATCAACAAAGCGACGTTTTGGAGTTCGAGAATGTCGATGTAGTTATCGACAATCATCTTATAGGCAGCCAGTTCACTCGCAATGAAAACTTGATCAACATTGCGCCTGATATACTGTATGAGTTGTGAAATCTCGTCAAAACGTTCCATTTTTACATTTCAATTGATTTTGTTGGTTTAAATCAATTTTCGATGGACAAAGTCCACGACACTAGATGTATGATGGCGTACGCCATCATGTTAATCAATTTTATCTAAGAGATTTTGTATTTTTCGATCTACATAAAACGAACGTCAAACTACAACATGAGAATCATTCTTCGTCATCAAAATGCCATTCTCCTACAAGGTCATCTGGAACAACAATCGCATTGATTTCTGCTTCGATCTGTTCCATCATCTCCTCATCAATCATATCCGTTTCTGGCAATGGAGTAGTCATTATAATATCAATTGATTTTGCTGTTTTTAAATCAATTTTATATATTCTGCATGAGTAAAGCGAAGAAAGAATCATTTAAAGACTACTTTTGATCCTCGCTTTGCTCACGATCAACAAAAATTGTAAAGGCGCGTATAGTTTCGTCAATAGCCTCTTCTTCGTCATCGTCGTCCATAGACAAGAGAGGCAACTTGAGAAACGCGCGAACGTCGTTGATATCTCTAATATCTCCAGTTGATTCAACCTTTGCTTTCAGACTACATTTAAAAACGGATTTTGCTTTTTCGATGACATTTTCTTTTTGTTCAGGAATGATTCCATGATCGTCATCCCATGTAAACTCGATTTTGTCTTTCAGTTTGACAGTAAACAAATGATTGCCAGCTTTTTGAGCGTATCCATAGAGGGTAACGTCTTTCAGACGTCCAGACATTACACAGTTGAGCGAGATCGCTTGACTTTTGCCACTGATGATGCAGGAATCGTAAATGTAGTTCATTTGGTATCGTAATATTGATTTTGTTGGTTTAAATCAATTTTTTATTTTGGTTTATCAAGATATTTCCATTATGCCAACATTTTCTGAATCACTGGATTGTCAGATTTTACATCTGATGGATCTACTCTAGAATCGGCTACTAGCAGTTTTACAACTTCAACATGACCATTATGTGAAGCAGCATGAATAGCATAATTATTATTGGCTGTTGGATCTACTCTACAGTCGGTCAAAAGTAGATGCACAACTTCAACATGACCATCTTGGGAAGCATATCGAATAGCATAATTATTATTGGCTGCTGGATTTACTCGAGGATCGGCTAAAAGTAGTTTTACAACTTCAACATGGCCATTTTCAGAGGCCAACTGAATAGCATGATTGTCACGGTCAGCTGGATTTACTCTAGCGTCAGCCAAAAGAGCCCGCACGACTTCAACATCGCCAGTGTCGGAAGCAACACGGATAGCCTCATTTTTACTGTCTGCTGGATTTACTCTAGGGTCAGCCAAAAGAGCTTTTACGCCTTCAGCGTGACCATATTTGGAAACAAATCGAATAGCCCAATTATTATTGTCTGCTGGATTCACTCTAGAGTCAGCCAAAAGCGTCCGCATGACTTCAACATTTCCAGATTTGCAAGCAGCTTGAAATTCATCCATTTGATATTTTTCTTTTTGATGAAAAAGAAAATCATTTTTTTTGGTTTTGGTTTAATGAGCAAGATATAGACATAAATCTACCTAGGATAGTATTTCCATTGTGACAACAATTCCTGAATCGCCGGATTGCTGGATTTTAGATTAGATGCATCGACTCTAGGATCTCCAAGTAAGAGTTTGACTATATCAACATACCCATCTCCATATGGAAATCCACTTTCAGCGGCCAATTTTATAGCATGATTATCATTGTCAGCTGGATTTACTCTGGGATCGGCTAAAAGTATACGTACAACATCAGTATGGCCACGAGCAACAGCGGTTCTAATAGCGTCATTATTAACATCTGCTGGGTTTACTCTAGGATCGGCTAAAAGAAGACGAATCATTTCGACACGTCCATAATAAGCAGCAATTCTAATAGCTTTATTCCCATCGGACGATGGATCTATTCTTTTATCAGCTAAAAGTAAACGAAATACTAGAGTATTATTGAAAAGAGCAGCATCCACAATATTATCATTTGATGGAATTACTCTATAATCCGATAAAAGACATCGTACTGCTTCAACGTTGTCTAATGCACATGCATCTGAATATTCGTCCATTTTGATATATTCGTCCATTGGTATTTTTCTTTTGTTTGAAAAGAAAATCATTTTTGGTTTGTGTATATAAATTAAGAAAAGAAAAACCTCTACTTTACCAAAACATCAGCTTCTTCAAAAGCCTCTTCAATGAGCTTACAGCGTTCTTCAACAGACAAGTCACTAAATCCGCTAGGTAATTTTTTAAACTTTTTATACAACTCTTCTTGTTCTCCCTTTTTAAAGAAAGCGCATCTTTTACCTGTATTTGCTCTGCCTCCTTCGCCAGTAACGACAATCTGAAAGTTGCCTTTCTTGTCATATTTACCGTAAACGCCATATTTAGAGTCGATTTGTGTTTCAACCTTTGCAATTTTTGTTTTCTGTGTAATTTTAAATTTAGAGATTAGTTCATCGACATCTCCATGGAAGAATCGCCAATTTCCGTCAACGTATTCTCTAATCTTTGTTTTATCTTCTATAATGATGGCGTTGGCGTTTGCTGTAATTGGTGGGGAATATGGTTCGGCGTATAATATGTGATATGAAACTCCGTCAACATCAAACCATGAAAATTTATTTTTAATTTTCAGTGGATCTTTTTTCCAAGATTGCTCCCATAACAAAATCTTACTGTATTTTGAAAGTTTATTGAAAACAGATATATTCTTTTCCTTTATCATTTTTTCAATTTGTGGTTTATCATCCTTAATGTATTGTTGTGAAAAAATATCATCAAGGGTTATTTGAGTTTGAAAGGTTTTTGTTTGTAAATACCATGAGACGTTTGGATCACCATATCCAGTCACATCTGCAAAAATCAAATCTCCAAAAATAAATAGGATTGCTTTTTCACCTCTGCTAAGAGTTATGATTTTGTTGCTTGAAGTGATTTTCTTTACAGTTCTATACACAATCATAGGATCATAAGTTTTTATATAGTCAGAAATTTTTACAGGATGCGTTTTAACCTCCTCAATTATAGTGTCATAAAGTTCATCAATTTCACCCTGTCTCCAGAATAAAACATCGGTTGAAACATCTTCCTCTCTGTTATAAGTCCAAATACTACTCTTTTTGTCTGGGATAGCTGTCCAACACTCATAATTTATTGGTTTTCCATTTTCATCTAATTCAAGATTTCTTTTGTATGAGACAGCACAAAACGGATCTGCTCTTTTCATTATTTCGGTTTGAGGCTCAATTAGCTTTACTTTTGTTTGCGCAATCTCATAAATGTCTAAACTTACAGATTTTTTATCCCTCGTTGAAGCTGTAAATAAATAATTATGACAGTCTGTTGGTAAACCTGCATCTTTTACGTGTTTTAACGTTCCTGGTCTATTAATACGGTTTGTTATCTGAACTATATCTGAAGGTGTAAATTGAGAATCAAAAATCATACACATAGTTGCATTTGGTATGGTTAGACCAACGCCAGATAATGGAGAACCTAAAATCACTCTAACTAGTGAGCCATCCGCATTTTCTTTACTTCCTACCTTTTTCAAAAGACTCGAAATAGGCGTTTTGACAGAACTGTCAATTTTAATGTATTTTGGAGTAGATGATGGAGCGGATTTTTTAGCATCTGTTTGAACGAATCCGAGAACCAATTCCAATAATTTTGCGTATAAAAGTAGGCCAGAGTTGTTTACGTTATCGAAATATATGTAAAATATTCTTTTTGGATTTGCTTTAATAATTTTAAAAGATTCGGCAAAAGTTACAGAATATTTCTTTAGGTTTGAAACAATTTCTTTAGATGTCTCTGGACTCTTAAACGTAATCTTATTTCCAACTTTATTCATGTTTTTCTTGAATCCGTCATCTCCAAATGTGCCATTTGGATAACAAAACATTTCTGCCTCCCTGGCAAGTTTCATAAACGCACCTCCTCCCTTTGATTCATATTCTATCAACTTGCCATCTTTGTCTCTCTTGAACAACTTTATACCGTTTTCACCTTTGACCTTTTTTACTGTTTTATGCGTTTTGAGAATAGCCTCCTTGTATATTTTTTCTTGAAATGGATCCATAATCAAATTAAAAGTTGAAAATGTAGAAAAAGTACTAGGAAAACTCGGATTCTCTTCAAATACGCTCTGTTTCACATTACTTGTTTGAACGAGATAAGTTACCATACCATGAAAGAAAGTTAACAATTCGTCCTCCTTTTCCCATATAAATTCACCGTTTGAGTAATACTCTTTCATAAACTTTGCACCTGGAGTTATTCTGTCTTCCGGATCCTTTAAGAGATTGACTAGAGCAACTGCTTCAGATGGGTGATCAGTGTTTGGTGTTCCAGTTAACAATATAATCGTGAGATTTTCCGCTACAGAAAAAAGTCTGAGGTACTGCTTATATGTATCTGATTTGAAATTTTTTAATGCATGAGCTTCATCCAATATAAAAATACGATTAGAATACGTATTCTTAATCCACTCATCATTCGATTTAGAAAGGGCACTTGCAAAAGCCGCATATTTCTTAAAGACAAAGTTTGATTTTAATGTTCTGTTTACCGCTGTTTTGTCTCCGAGATCGATGCCAGGATTAGCCTTTAAAAATTCCGTTTTGTAGTTATCCTCTAATGACTTTCCTTTTGTTACGATTACGGATTGCCTCATATCTCCATTTAAAAACTGTTTAGTTAATTCATGGACGAGAATAGAGGCTAAAGATTTACCGACGCCAGGTTCCCAGTAAAACATCATTTTTTTATATGGGGTTACCGGAGACAATAGGATTGCTATGTTTCTTTGAAAAGTAAAGTAAATCTCATCGGTTTTGACATTTTTTTTATCGATTTGGACAAATTCCGTTTTATTCAATAGTTGTTGTTGAAAATCGTCATCATCAACTTGTGGATATTGTTCCTGAAAATTCATCTTATAATTTTTATTATTTTTATATGAGATTTTTTTTTCTGATATAAATGAATATATTGTTTGTATTATTTGAAAGCGTTATGCTCATCTGCGCAGTTGCATTCCTCCTACTCGATCCAAAAGAACCATTTTGGAATAACGTCTTATTTGCTACTCTCATCATCGCTCTCGTCCTACACATACTCGTTAACCGTTTTGCCGTCTGCAGAGGTTCATGGTGCGGCAAGTGTTAGATGTGGTTTGATTACTCTATCACCCACATCCAAATACTCTATCCAAAGAGAAAAACAAGAAGGAAAAAATATGGAAAAAATATAGTTGCGATGATAAAAATGAACGTATTAATGTTAATTTGTGAATTTCTTGTTGTATTTTTTACTCTAATTATGTTTATTGGAGAAAAATCGGCAACGGAAGACGAACACTGGTATGTTTGGAATGGTGCACTCATCTGTACGATTATTGTGATGATGATTTTAAACTTTTCGTTAATTTGTTATTCTTGCTCTACGTTTGTTGAAATGTTGTCTTGTGGAACTGGAACATCGACATCTGCCTTGACAAAACAAAAAGAAGAATCGGCTAAACAAGCCATTAGAGAATACAGAAAGGCAAAAGATCCAACATATTCTTCTGGTGGATTTTTCTCGTTTGGAGACGATGTCGATCTCAAAAACTTTTCCGACCCCGGAGAAGCTGCATTATTCTATGGAGCCGACCCAGAGAATATCGTCAGAATCGCCAAAGATCAAACCAAAGCCGTTTTACTTGAGAAGAAGAAACAATTGGATGCCGAGCGCCAACAGGATTACAAGGCGCGTGTCGAAAAGGCTCAAAATGTACAGGGAACACCTGCCGACATTTTAAGAAGAGAACAAGAAAAGAGAGCTGCTGAACTTCTCCGACCAAAGCCAACATTGACCCAAAGAACGGTTGCAGGAGTTCGTGGCAATTTTGCCGCCTCAAGACCAGCCAAAACCGTATCTTTTGACGGAGACTTGCCTCGAAGAAAAGCGGATCCAAATATAGACGATGATTTGTTATTACGTCGTGCTGATGAAGAAAGAGTCTAGATTTTTTTTCATTTCTAAAATGAAATTTTTATGTGGGAACTAGAATCAATCTGAAAGAAAACTAGAATCAACCAGAAAAAATAATTAGCGTTTTTTGTGATTTTTTGCGGCGGCCAACAAGCTAGATATATAGTTGAATATTACATCAATGTCTTCTTGCTTCTCTTCATCAGTATCTTCTATAGCTTGATTGATGATGTACTTGATTGCAGTAAAGGTTTTACTATCAAGAGCGGTGAGAAGTTCTGAACAATTTGAGCATTTTGCGTCACATAAGCACTTGTCTTTGCATTGATTTTTACAGACACATGTCGATTTTTTAGATTCGACGCAATGTTTGCATATTTCGAGACGATCAAAAAACTCTACATTTTTCTGAGTAATTTCCTTTTCATAGGGAATGATAAATTTGCCAAAAGTTTGCATGATCTCAATGACGACATCTGGTGTTGCAGATGCTATAATAAAAGATGCAGCTTTCAAGTCAGACTTTATCAAATCTGGTACATCATAGCGTGTTTCATCGAGGATCCCCTGAACTTCTGTAATCAATTCTTGTAAAGTCTTTTTAAAGACAACGTGATACTCCATTTTTAGTATTTTTTGATTTATGTTGATTTTTTGGTGGTTTTTATTTTGATTTATTCGTTGAGATTTTACTATCATAAAACATATCTAGAGAGATATGTACAGTCATACAGAAATTAAAACATATCAATGGATGCTGGTGTTTCGTCCTTTTTCCAGTACATGTGTGAAAGTTTTAGCCGACGATTAGCTCTTTGACAAATCCTATCGATTGCTTCGTCAAAACCTACCAACTCGTACAAAAAATTCAAATCTTTTTGAATTTTTTCATAGGAATCTTTATTACAGTTTGGACAGTCCCATGGATTTAATTTTACAGATGATGTATGATTGCTGAGAAAGGTATTTTCACATATAATACATTGATGGGTATTCATTTATTACTTCTTTTTGATTAAAAAGAAAATTCATTTTTTGGTGAGCGAAGCGAAGATCTTTCAAAACCAACCTCATTATCTACCGAGGATGATACTTCCATTGAGCCAACATTTCCTGAATCTCTGGATCATAAGTTTTGGCTTTAGATGCATCGACTCTAGGATCTTGAAGCAAAAGGTGTACTGCTTCTATGTTACCATTTATTGAAGCCCATCGAATAGCATAATTATCATCGGCTGCAGGATTTACTCTAGAATCAGCTAAAAGCAGTTTCATAATTTCTACATGTCCATTTTTTGAAACTGATTGAAACGCAAAGTTATATGCGTCGTTAGAATTTACGCGATTTTTGTTTAGGAGTAGATTCACTACTTTAGAATGTCCTTTTATAGAAGCAACTTGAATAGATTGTTTATAATTAAAAAATGGATCTACACGGCTATCGTCCAGGAGAAAGCTTACTATTTCATCTTTGCCATCTGATGCAGCAGCAAATATAGCATACTTGTAGAATGCTGAATGTATTGCATCGTGAACAAAAAAATCGCGCACAGCTTCAACTCCAGAATTACAAGCTGTCATAAAATGCTCCATTTGATATTTTTTTCTTTTGGATTAAAAATAAATTTCAATTTTGTAGATCTACGTGAGCAAAGCGAGATTCAATTTTCGATCTTTGATGAAAATCTCCTTTTAAAACCAAAAACCTCAATACAACTCTAGAAAATTTTGGATAGAAATTAGATTCAGCATTCTTTCACGATTAGCTTGGAAATCTTCCCATGTATATAATTTAGATTCCAATACTTTTTGTGAACCTTTTGTGATAATTCCAACTCCCCAATCAGTATCAACTACATGGATTTGCAAATCTGGTCTAGTTTGTCTGAAACAAACGATGCTCTTCCAAACAGTACCATTCCAGAGACGGCAACCATTCTTTTTCGCTTCTTCATACGAACGTTGATGCCATTCAGTTGGAGGGTTGCAATCATGAACGATAATCACTCCATTTTCTTCTAAATGGGCCAAGCTGTTTAAAATGTCTCTAGTTACTTGTTCTTCCACATGCAGGCCGTCAATGAAAATAATGTCATATTTAAACAAAGGACGCAACATTTCAAAGAAAGTATCGCTAGTGACCCTATGTGTCGCATTTACGGAAAATGGGTCAACACCATGAACAAGCTGACATGAAACAGCCTTTATGCAATCTCCGTCTTCAACACCTATCTCTAGATACTTTTCATAGCCATATTTTCGGATAAAGTAATTGATAATGTCAAAGCGCTGCATTTATTAGGTATATTGAATTAAAGGTATTTTTTGATATGATTTTTCTCTTATAATCAAAAAACATATCAAATATCCATTCTATAACAAAAAAAGCCATAACAAAAAATAAATTATAAATGAATATTCTGGTTACAGGAGGATGTGGATTTATAGGCTCTGCTTTTTTAAATTACATGATGCCTAAATATCCAACATACAAATTTGTAAATCTAGATAAATTGGATTATTGCGCTCGTCAAAAAAATGTAGATATTCATCCAAATTATTACTTTATCAAAGGAGATATTTGCGATAGTTATCTAATTTTAAAGATATTGAATCAGCATAATATAACCCACATATTTCATTTTGCCGCATACAGTCATGTTGACAACTCTTTTGATAATTCGCTTGATTTCACAACCAATAATGTCGTTGGAACACATCACTTACTAGAATCTTCTCGTATTTGGGGAAAGCTAACTAAATTCATTCACGTTTCTACTGATGAGGTATTTGGAGAAATTAGCGAGGGAGACGCATGTGAAACCACTCTATTAAAGCCTACAAATCCATACGCAGCAACAAAGGCAGCTGCAGAAATGCTAGTCCAGGCGTATCACAAATCCTTTAAACTTCCAGTCATAATTACGCGTGGAAATAATGTCTATGGAGAAAGACAATATCCAGAAAAAGTTATACCAAAATTTATAAACCAGATTTTAGCTAAAGAACAGATAACAATTCATGGTTCTGGAGATTCACGACGTAATTTTATTCATTGTCTTGATGTAGCGAGAGCATTCAATATCATTTTACACAATGGTAAAATAGGAGAAATTTATAATATTGGTAGCAGTGATGAATTTTCAGTAATTGAAATCGCTCAAAAACTAACTAAAATGATGAATTCTACTACAGAACTCAAATATGTAGAGGATAGACTATTCAATGATATTAGATATTCAGTAAATATTGATAAATTGTTATCTCTAGGTTGGAAACAAGAAATTGACTTTGATACAGGTTTGCGACAAACGATTGATTGGTATTCAAAAAATAATGTGTATTATTAAATTCTACCTCTTAAAATTTTCTAAAAAGATTTAGAAATTGCGCAATACGAGTATCGATCTCGTGACCTGTGCTTCTCTTGGCATAGTTTGTATAGACTATAAGAACACTGCTCTACCGTCTGAGCTAATCGCGCTGAATTTCAGGGACTGTGTTGCCATCAACACATACTAGACACTAGTATGTATACCACCAAAAGGACTCGAACCTTTGACTCTTGCGAGATCTCATCTTAAGTGAGACGCCTTAACCATCTCGGCCATAGTGGCTTTTAGTGTCCTTATCCCACCCTGGTTTTGATCCAGGTACCTATTGCTTAGAAGGCAATCGTTCTTCCGATGAACTAGTGGGACTCAATATAGTTTTTTTCTTTAAAACGAAAATCATTTTTTTATATTTTTGATTTCTAGTTTTTTGAAATAGAAAACATAAAAACAAAAAAAAAATATTTACAAAAAGATAAATGGATGCAATATTAAAAAATTACAGATTTTTACGAAATTTTGATCCTTGGGTTTATGATGAATTTAAGAAATGCGTTGATGACTACTTTCCTTTTCTAAAAGAACCAATTATTGATGCAACCGATCTTTATTATGCAACAAAGTGCGATATTTTATATGGTATAATTACAAATACTATAAATTTCGATAATAATGTAGATAATTTAATTGATTTTTATGATTCCTCCAATGAAAGAGAAAGTCATATTGCTGGTCTCCATATATGTCAAACTAGAGCATGCATGGAACAACTCTTCGGATTTTTGTTGAGAGAAATTAAGAATAAACATTTAGTCAATCATGTATTGCAATATAGATCACACTTGCTTGGAGACAATTTTTTAATGCAAGTTATGGATGGGGGACCATCTACTGATCCAGGTTACTTTTTAATATTATTTAGAGAGCTAGTCAAACGTAAAGCTGACATTTCTGGTTTTATAGAATTAGATTGGCCAGTTGACGATTTGAAAACATTTCTAGATGAGAACCCTGGAATAGTAAAAGGAACGACTGATCCAAAGGTATTAAAATATTTAGCTAAACATCCGGAAGAAATGGACCCAGAGATCAAAAAGTTTGTAAAAAGTTTCAAAAAAATGTATAAACATCATAAACATCATAAATTACTCGAAACAGACGAAATAAAGAGATTAATTAAAGGAGAAAAGTTTTCAAAATTGTCAAGAAAAATACTCAAAAAGCAGCAACCGCGCATAGAAAGAGTTAACCTTGTATCAAAGACTTTGAAAAGTGCTGGATTGTCATATCCAATTATCTCTCAAATTTTGTCTGAAGACGCATCTGCACTTGGATTATATAACATGATGACCATAATTGAGAGAGATGCTCCACCGAAAAATGTAAAGCGTGATTGGTCTTGGTTATCGTCTGCTACAGATGGAGATATTATACGTTTAATTGAGTCACTGGATATAAAATTTTTGTCATTTAAATTAGACTCTTCTAGAGCAATCATAATGACGATTGATAATATACTTAGATATTTAACTGCACATCAAGACTTCAAAATTATGTATCCTCAATATACGTGCGATAAATCTACAGAACTTGAAGAAAACAACATTGTATGCTTTTTTACTCTCCAGTCTCTATTTTATTATCAATTGATTGAAAAAGACATAACGTCATACCATGATCAACCTCTATATTTGAGCGGTCTTGAGCCTCTCATTACTAAATTGGAAAAAATTAACAATGGTAGTGATACTCTCAGAACTAGAATTGCATATCTTAAAAAAATATTGCTTCAGCGTAAAAATTTTATTCGCGTTGATGAACGAGATTATGACAGCGCCAACGAAGGATTTGAAAGCGCCAACGAAGGATTTGAAAGCGCCGACGAAGGATTTGAAAGCGTTGATGAATAATTTTTATTGGTTTTCATATTTCTATATGAAAAATGTCTATTGGATGATACGAAAATATCTACTATATTATATGAAAAAACAAAATCGAAACGACCACACAAAAAATCAAAAAGTAACTGGTACGGCATAGAAATTATATTGAGGAGTCTTGATATTCCAAACATTATCCGTTACACCATTGTTTGTGACGGTATGGGGAGTACGAGTAACGGTAACACCATTTGACCACGTGGCCGAAGTCTCATTGTACGATTGGATATCACCACACTCTACTGTCTCTACTGGCTGAGTAAAACCGGCCAACATAAGGCGACCATCTACAAAACGCAAGACTACGACATTACCAGGACCAAAAGCAGGAGGCTGCCAAGGACCATAAACAACATGGAATGGACGGAAAATGAAATGCGACGATTGGCTAACAGGAGTGCTTACAAGACGTGTGAAATCTTGAGAGACGGTATGAGGGACAGAGAACAATTCGGCGGCAGTCTTGGCAGAAGTATAAGCCATTTTATATTATTTGTTTATTTAAATCGATTTATTGGATGATATTTGAATTGAGACACCAATTCAATATATTCTGCATGAGCAAATCAAACGAAGCGGAAATTTATTCAGTAAAGAACAGGTGTGAAATTTCGATTGTTTTATCAGGTACATTTGTTTTGTATTTTTTAATCTCACTTCCTAGTCGTTTTAACCGATTATTCCATTCGACTAAACGTTCGTCTTTAATTTTTAGTCCAGATTTAGTTGATACCCAACATGAGGAAATTTTTTGACCATCTTGATTTTTATAGCCATCCGGATTAAATCAGATTAGAGCCATCGGACGATGACCAATGTCTTTAGATAACTGCATGATTCGTTTAGAGTCACACAAAGTTTCATAACTAGAATGTTGATTTTCATCGATCTCTACAATAATAACATGTGTCAACAAATCTATAAAAACATCTGGACGTCTTGATGAACACCCGTCATCTATTTTCTTATCGTATTTTGTATCTATTTGATTTTCCTCGAAAAATTTGGCAAACTTTGTTTTGATATATCTAACAACTTCCAATTCTTTTGTCTTGTAGTTTATAGATCGTTTGTCTAGAGGAAATAGGTTTTTAAAGCAATATGCACAATATCCATCATAATTTCTATTTGCTAAAGTATCACAGAAATTGGATTTGCATCTTTTATTCATTAGATCAATCATACCATCTTTTTTATGAACAGAGCAGTATAATGACTTCTTTTCACCCGATAGATTGAAGTTTGGACGAGTCGTACATCCAGGATGAAAACATTTTGGATGTTTAATATCAACCATTCCATCTTTTTTATGAATCGAACAGTATAAGGCCTTCTTTTCAGCTGGTAAATTATATCCTGGTTGAGATGTGCATCCAGGCTCGATACATTTTTTAAATATTACATTAACCATTCCTTCTTTTTTGTGGGAGACACAATACAAACCTTTCGTTTCACAAGGTAAATTGTATGCTGGTTGAGTTGCACATCCTGGACTACTACATTTTTTATTTTTGACATCAACCATTCCAGTTTTCTTGTGCATTACACAATATAAACCGTTTGTTTCACAAGGTAAATTGTAAGTTGGAAAAGTCGTACATCCAGAATGAGCGCATTTTTTAGATTTAACATTGACCATTCCATCTTTTTTGTGTGAGGAACAATATAAACCCTTTGTTTCGGCAGAAAAATTGAAACAGGGGATAGATGTGCACCCATGCTCAATACATTTTTTATCTTTAACATTAACCATTCCATCTTTTTTATGAGTATTACAATATAACGCTTTTGTTTCGCCGGAGAAATTGTATGTTGGTAGAGATGTGCATCCAGAATGAGAACATTTTTTAGATTTAACATTGACCATTCCATCTTTTTTATGAGTATTACAATACACTCCGTTTGTTTTTTCAGGTAAATTATACACTGGTTGAGATGTACATCCATGTTCAATACATTTTTTGTCTTTAACATTAACCATTCCATCTTTTTTATGAGTATTACAATACAATCCCCGGCATTCTCCAGGTAAATTGAAAACAGCTTGAATTTCACACCCAGTTTCTTTACACATTTTACGAATTTTTTATTTATAAATAAAAAATCAAATTTGGTAGTTATAATCACTCTAATCGGAATATCTCTCTAATAATTTTTTAAATGTAGCTTTATCTCCATTATAAAAAACTGCTTGACGTCTTAAAATTAGAAAATCGACTGCATCTTTATATTTCATACCATAGTATTTCATGAGATAGGCACACAGTATGCTTGAAGATCGGTTAATGCCCTGATGGCAGTGCACTAGAGTGTTTAGCCCTAAAACTTTATGATGTATGTGTAACCAATCGACAGCTAAATCAAGCATCTGTTTCATCAAGTCCATATCTTCTTTGTCGGTCGTATCGTTAACAGGAACTCTAAGGTATTCTACGCCCTGATGAGCAAAGTTGTTTAAAATAGACGGAGTGCAGTTGATGCAAGCTTTGATGTTTTCTTTTTGAAAAAATTGTAGTGAATGTGCTGCCCCCTCTCCCCCAATCCATAATCCGTCAATAATTTGAGAGACACTCTCTTCCATTTATATATAGATTCATAAAAAAGGTTTAGTTTAGTTTTTTTGTGGTTTTACATCTGTATCTCACCATATTCCATGAGAAAAAATTATGGCAAAGGAAATTTAAATGGAGTGTAAAACCCATAGTATACTCCCCCAGTATAATAAACAAATTCAAAACTAGAAAATGTAGGAGGAAAATAAAAATGACGTGGAGATAGCATAGCTGTAGTTGGTGTTACTGGAACAAGATGTCCCCAAGGGACAGCAACCTTGCCGTCGAAAATAATGACAAAGTTATAGTCGCAGTCAGTTAGATTAAATACAGAAACGGCTGCAACCAATTCGATCAATTTGGTAAATGCAGCATAAACTCCTCCGGTAGTATAGCTATCTAATACTTGCGCGTAAATATTTCGACTTTCAAAGTCGGCTACAAGATCATTCACGCAATCTCCCATATGAAAATCATAGTTGACAGGTATGATGGGTAAAGAAGTAATGTCGCAAACTGGTAAGTCTGGCTCACATTCTTCCTCTTCTATGGCATGATGATGAAAACCTGGTGGTCTTGATCCCATGGCTATGTTCATAAAGATCTTCATTGCTTTCGGATCTTTGCTTGCAAATGTATGGCCATTTACAGCTCCGCAAAAAGCTGATGGCGTTGAAAATTTATGTACTTGTGGCATTTATATTAAAAATATAAATTTGTTTGTACTTTTTGTATTTTTTGTTGTGGTGATTACATAAAATCTTAATTCATAATGATCGATGTAAATGTATCTATTTGAAGAAATCGTTTATCCATATTTCTTAAATATTGTGATGCTTTCAACAAATTTTGATCGGTCACTAAATTATGAGCATCTTCAAGGTTTTCATAGTATAATGGGTAATTTTCACCAAGATATTCTATAACTGCAGGCAATTTATTAACAAGAATTGGCGTATTTCTAGCTATACACTCGATTATAGTATTACAAGCGCTTGCATCAACGAGTTTAATAAACACTACATTTTGATTGAGCAAATCATCATAATCTTCGTTTTCTAGAGTATCTATAATTTCTACTTTATTTAGTCTATCTTTAACATCATCGTATAAACCAACTATAAATTTATTTGTATTTTGTCTACATATGATACATTCATCTGATTTTGGTTCAACACATTTACATAATGTTGATCTAAAATCGGTTAAAAATGTTTCAGATGGGTAATAATTATTCATTTGTTTACCTTTGAGAGCACATTTTCTTAATCCTTTTGGTGTTTGTATAGAGTAGATTCCATAAGGATCTCTCATCCATGCGCCTACTTGTACTATCTTTTTATCCTTATTTTCTACCCACTTTTCCATTTCCCATGCAGGAACGATCAAGTCGGTTGGATGATAAGCAACTTTAATGGGTACTGAAACATATTGGGATAACCATTTTCCTAAATATTTGGATAAAACTATTAAACCTGTACAATATTTGAGAGATTTTTTAAATACATCTAGATTTATGATTGACGACAAGTTATTTTTATCGTATTCTATATCTGGAGTATGATGGAATACTCCTGTCCATGGTTTTCTTATAGGTAAAACACCAGTTGCAACATGAAAGTCCAAGTTCCAACCAAACGTTTTATCTAAATAGGAATCGAAAATAATACCATTTGGATTGTGATACATTTTCAAGTGTTCAACAACATATTGCCAACCACTTCTATGTAAACCAGCCAACAAGTCTTGGTCAAAATATTCTAAATTATATTTTCTCTTTTCAAATGGTATCATAGATTCGATATAAGGTTGAGGTTTTGGGTTATTTTGTATTATCCATGAAACGGCGTCAACTATATTTTGACCATTTCTAATGTTTTCTGCTAATCCCCAAGTATATGATTGATTTTCAGTTCTAGCAATTGCAAAGGTTGTTACTTTTGCGATTCTATCCGCGTCTTTTATGTCTAAGTTATTTAGGGAGCGTACTCTTAGGTATTTTCCTATTTTTCTCAAGATTGGGTCTACGGGTTGGTTTATGAATTTAGGGGCATAGTATACGAGATTTTGAATTATGTATTTAGTTGGTTCCATATCTACTTTTTGTCTGGATGATAATTTTTGATAATTATCAACCATTTTCACGAAATTACCTAGCATTTTTGAATCGTCAAAATTAACGGGTGCGAGAGTATCTGAATCAACAGACATTTCGATACCATAGTCTAATAATCCCTCTGTTTCCAGTAAATCTTTAACTTTAGTTGTTGAATAGATTGAAACAAAAGGAACGTTTGCATTTAACGATAAAATGTGGGCATGAAATCTATTGCAAATAGTTGCATAAAACGTTGAAAAAATATTAACATCAAATTTGCCTGTAACTAATCTGACGTTTGGCATTTTTACTTTGGCGCATATAGAACGATTCAAATTTGTATCATCTTCGATGCCCTCACTAGTATTCATAGAATATAAGGAAATATCATAAAGTTTCGTACATTTAGTGCAACTTTGACTGATTTGAGCAATTTTCTTTATAAAGGAAACGATTTTATTGAAAACTACTCCGTATGTTGAGCACATGAAGCTAGATAAAAAGACTCCTATTTTACGTCTTTTGCATCCTGGACTACATGGAAAAGAGGGGTCAGACTTTTTAAGATACAGGTCTCTTACAAGATCTGGGCAGTATGAGATTCTGTTTGGCATGACTTCAATTAATGGTTGGACAGCGTTTGATGTTCTGGTAACTATATAGTCAAAAAAATCTAAATATTCTTTTGTAATTAAATTTGGAAAAGGGAAACCAAGTCCGACTCCATATATGGGTATAGTTTTTCCTTCTATTAAAGTTTTAATTTTGGGTATAAAATAATCATTTACTAAATCACCTCCTCCGATTAAAATCATGTCTGCTTCAGGGAGTTCGTTTGTATCGAGAGGATTGAGAAATATAAGAGTATGGTTACCTATCCAATTATTTAATATCGTCTCGAAAAGATCATCACCTAGATTATTTTGACCATAGTAGCCAAATATCAAAATGGTTTTGCTAGTCATTTAAGAGGATTTTTTTAATTTTTTAAATATTTTTTTGTGATTGTAATTTTTGTATAAAAAGAGAAATCTCAACATAAAAACCCAAAAAAATTATACCCTAAAACAAATTAAACAAATAACAAAAGTAAAATGAGCAGAAAAGAAAAACTTTGTCAACGATTTGTTGGAAATCCAGGTGATGATATCTACAAAATTGTCGAGCAGTTGGGAGAGTTGGAGGACAAGCCATGCAACTGTCTCTATGTTTACCCTTCGAAGAAGCGGTGCGATAACGAAGCGTCAACAGCATTTGGCTACTGTGAGACACATTTAAAAACAAAAAAGGGTGTCGAACTTGCTACTCTCTGGAATAACACATTGAAAGAATTGGGTTTCGAAAAGGAAAGTGAAGAGAGCGCCGAGGAAGAGAGTGGAGAGGAAGAGAGCGGCGAAGAGAGTGATGCCGAAGAGAGCGGTGAGGAGAGCGGTGAGGAGAGTGCCGAGGAAGAGAGTGAAGAGAGCGAGGAGAGTGAAGAACGCACTCCCGTAAAACGCTCTCTTGTTAGAGCTCCTGCTCCAACTGCTCCTAGAAAACTTTTGCCTAAAAAGGAAGTAGCTCGTGCCCCTCCAGCTCGTGCTCCAGTACGTCGCCGTATTGATGGTTCGGAAGAGTCTTCACCTGCCGAAGGTTCTGGTCGTGCTCATTACGTAGACCAAGAGTCTGACGAGGATGTTGAAGTAGAGGTTGACAGTGTTCCAACACCAAAACGCAAGACATTGCAATTTAAGAGAAGTGCATTTGGCAACTTTGTAAATGAGGAAACAGGCTTTGTTATCCGCACAAAGGACCATGTTGTTCTTGGAACAGAAAACAAAAAGGGTGGAATTTCTAAATTGACAGCCGAAGATAAACTCTTTTGCTCGAGAAACAACTTGAATTATTTAGAGTAGATTTTTGTATATTTATTTCATACGTATATTTATACGTATAATGTAAAGAACTAATCTAGCCAAAAAATATGAAACCAAACCATATTTGATTTACTGTCAAATGCTTGATAAAAATAAATATTATATTTAGGAGAATATTCAAAAAAATGATCTTCCAGCTCCTCAAAATTTTCATCATCTATACTATTTAAAACAAAACCATTTTCTTGTTTTCCAAAAAATCCATATTCTTCTACATTATCCCTTTTATCCATTCTAGTTGTTATTATAACAGTTTCTGCAGATTTTTTATAGTTTTTTAATACATTTTTAATTTTATCTGTATTAAATTCATCTTTGTAAATTTCAGCAAATAAAACTGTTTGGTTCTCCATTAATTTCCATGTTTGTGGACCCCAATTATTCATTTTATCCTTTCCTTAAAATTAAATTCATTTTTCATTTTTTTTTAAAATTTACTAAATGGATAACCTTATAAGAGCATGCAAAAATAATAACCTTATAAGAGCATGCAAAAATAATAATATACAACTTGTAATAACTCTTTTAAAGCATCCAAAAATTGATCCATCATATGATGGAGATCTAGCTATTAAAATTGCAATCAAATACGAATATATAGGATTAGTTTGGCTACTTTTACAAGATCATAGGGTTGATACATCAACTGCAAATTCAAATAATTTTGAAATTAAAAAAATGTTGGAAATTTGGAAACGTTAAATTATATTGATTTTTAAAAATCAAATCATCTTTTAAATGGGTTATTTATTTCTAAATCATTAATTTCATCTATAGATTTAGGATAATAATTCCATTGTGCTAATAATTCCATTATTTCTGGATGGTTAGAATTTATATTTGATGCATCCACCCTAGAATCATGTAAAAGAAGTTTAACAATTTCAATATATTCATTTTCACATGCAATATTAATACAATAATTTTTATTTATAGATGGATCAACATGTGAAAGATTTAATAACATTTTAACAATATCTACACAACCATTAGTACAAGCCACACGAATAGCAAAATTGTTTAAATCTACACGAGAATCTTGCAATAATAATTTAACAATATCAAAGTATCCATAAGTGATCGCTATACGTATAGAATTATCATTACAGTCTGATGGATCAACCCGTTGATCTTTAATTAATAATTCTACTATTTTTAAATGACCATATTGACTTGCTAAACAAATGGGCTTATTATTTTGACAAGATGGATCAAATCGTTTATCATGTAAGAGTAATTTTATAACATCTGTACATCCATTTAAACTAGCCTCACAAATACAACGATCATAATCAAAATATGAATAAACTTTTGGATCATTTAAAAGCAATTTGACAACTTTTTCATGATTATAAATACATGCATACAAAAGGGCACGACCATCACAATCCATATAATTTACTTGTGAATTTTGTAATAGTAGTTTTACTATTTCATCATGTCCATTTTCACTTGCTAAAAATATAGCTAAATTATTATAGATAGATGAAAGAACTAATTTTTTTCTTAATATATATTCAACTTTTTTAGTATTGCCAAATTTACATGCATCTAAAAATTCATTATCCATTTTTTTATATTAATTATTTAATATAAATTTAATCTAATTTTTTAAAGCTATATCAATATTTGCACCAATATTATAATTTGGATAATGTAATTTTAACATTGTATTTAAAAGATTTAAGTTTTCATGATTTTGTTCATTATTATAAATTTGTTTTATAGCATCATTTGATATCTCTACAAATGGTTTCAAAAGTTTATACCAAATATCAAGTTTATTTTCAACTTTAATATTTGGCATATCTAATATTTTTTGTTTTTCTATTATCAAATATTTTTTATAATTATTTTCGCCATTTTTAAAAAGTTTGGTAGAAATATTGCATTCTTGTTTTAAATCTTTAAAAGTTAAATTGTGTCCACTATCTACTTTAAATAGGAACAATGTATCATAATTTATTTCAAGATTTATTGTATTTCCGAGCAAACATGCAATAACATTTAACCAATATGTATCAACATTATAGTTTGGAGTAAAACCATTTTCACACAATTTATAGTATTCATATGCTTTTCGTAATTGAACCACATTTGCCATAAGTTTTTTCATTACCGCATAACAAATATGATCAGAAGATAATGTGGATGTGTCTGACCATGGGGTATAACTAGAATGTACCATGGGTATACGCCATGGTAAATTTACAACATTTAAATTTATATTATATCCATTTGCAATAAAAATAATTAATTGTTTATATTTTCCTTGAGCTAAAATATGATGAATTGGCCGTGTATTATTTGGTGCATCTAATGTTGTAGCACTCCATATATTATTAAACATTTCATCATAGTTTGCTTCTGGACATTTTAATAGATTATGCATTTTAATTGGGTCATCACAACTGTCTAAAGCACAATAATATATTTTATTTCTATTATATTGATCAGTTTCATTTACATTTTCACAATTAATATCATTAATATTTGCAAATGCAAAAAATTCATCTTTTGTTGGTAACTTATATGGACAATTAATACCTAAAAGATTACTTAGACGTAAAATTAACACACGTCGCAACTCACATTCATCCAAATACTCGTAAAGTTTAAACATTGAAACATTTATATTTTTCTTATTTGTAATATTATTTTTTACCATTTCTCTTCCAATAAGGAATCGAAAATGTTTGAATTGTAAATACAACTTTTCTAAAATATGTTCATCAATTTTGTCAATGCATTCTTCAAAAGCGTTTATTTTTGCAATAATACGTTTTGAAATGTTGTTTGTGTTTACAAGTTTCCATTTATTGTTTGCAATGAAAAATAAATTACTTGCATGTAAAACCAACTGCAAATTTGGTATTGACATATTTTTCATTCCAACAAGTGAAAAAGTTGTGTTTAAAATATAGCAAATCGCATCATCATCTGTTTTTGACAATAATTCTGTAAAACTGTCTTCACTTCTGTTTGTATAAGTTTCAATATTTACGTTTGAGTGTAAATCTATCCAAGAAGAAAGTTTCAAAAGTATTTGTTTACGTTCTTGTTGTGTATGTATAAATTCGTCATTAAAATCTTTGTTGATAGAATCAATAATGTCTAACAAATCTTTTTGATGAAGTTCTTGAAAAGATTTGCATGTTATTGATTCAAGTTTTGTTAATTTTGTTGTAATAACATACAGTTGATGACATACAGAATTAATTAAAATATTTTCAAGTTTTTCATATATTTTAAGCATTTTATTATAGATTTCTTGCAACATTGTAAATAATTGAGTAATCCATTCATTAGAATTTTCATCCGAGTCATCATTATCTAAAAGTAACGCTGCCAAAGATATAATGGAAAAGGCAATGCCGACATATCCAGATGAAATATTTGATAAACCATTAGAAATAATATTATAACTTTCATTAAATTTAAAAATATTTTGACCAATTTGGTTTAATTTATTCCACATTTTCTTGTCACCTCCCAGTAAAATTGCCAAATTTGACGTTTCATTAAAATAATCACCAATATTTTTCTCTGTCACTTCTTGATCATTTCTAACAAAAATATTATTTTGTTCTATATAAAATGTTTGTTTAATGTTGGTTTGTTTAATGTTGGTTTGTTTAATGTTGGGTTGTTTAATGTTGGGTTCTTTTTTAGGTATTGGATGATTAACAAATGGTAATCCATTTGGTAATGTTTGAATATTTGTAAACTTTTGGTTTTTTTCATATATTTTTTGTGTTTCACGGAAAATGTCTTCAGCACATTTTAATTCGTCCATTTTAAAATTGATTTTTTTTTAATATTTTAATCAATTTTTAATATTTTAATTAATTTTAAAATGGACGAATTAAAGTTTTATATTCATAATTATGATATGTGTACACCACAAATTATTTCATTTATACTACAGAAAAGCGATTTTAATACTGTATGTGAACAATATGTATATAATAAACTTGCTAATTTTTACAAATCTCATTTAAATAAAAAATATTCATGTGATATATGTCTAAATTGCAATGAATTTAATGATATTATTAGACAGTTAACTGATAAACTTAAAAACCTATTATTAATTAACTATCATGATATTGAAAAGTTTGATAACTTTCATATAAAAAAATATATTGAACTTAAAAGTGATAATTTTTATGCATATTTGGTAGAAATTGAAAATAGAACATCTTGAGCTACATTTATAGAACTTTATTCTTATTTTAAAAATAAGAATGGGATTGGAGATCAGTATCAAAATTAATCAATAACTTGGCATGATGTTGTTTAATCATCCTAAATTGCCTTGGAATTGGGAATATTTTATATGAGAATCCATTAATTACAATAGATATCTTGTGTATACATACGAGGATGATATTTCCATTGAGCCAACAATTCCTGTACTTCTGGGTTTGTAGATTTTGCTTCTGATGCGTTAACCCTAGAGTCTTGAAGTAAAAGTTTTACTAATTCCACATGTTCATGCTTTATAACTTCGTAAATAAGCCAGTTATTATCGGCTGATGGATCAACTCTACAATCAGTTAAAAGCAGTCTAACAACTTCTATGTGACCATAATAAGATGCTATTCGAATAGCATAATTTTCACCATCTGATGGATCAACTCTACAATCAGTTAAAAGCAGTCTAACAACTTCTGTATGACCACTAGCAGATGCCATTCGAATAGCATAATTATTGTCAGTTGACGGATCGACACTAGAATCAGCCAAAAAGTGTTTTACCGCTTCAATATCTCTATATTTACAAGCATTAATAAATAATTTTCTGTTCATTTGTGTAAATGAAATGTTTTAAAAATAAATATCAATTTCTTAATATGGAAGTTAAAGCTTCTTGATGTGCATAAAATACCCTATCCTCCCCGAGGAAAATATTTTTATTGAGCCAACAACTCTTTGATTTCATCTGAAAAGTTTGTAATATCTGTAGGTATTTCGACTTTTGGATGTTGGAGTAATAGGATGATAACTTGCATATATTTAGATGAATTTTCTGTTGATCCATTAGTACATGTACCGTTTATAGCTTCAGATGGATCAACTCTGGAATCTTGAAGTAACAATTTAACGGTTTCGACGTGTCCATTATAACAAGCCGTTCGTATAGCGTAATTATCAATGTCAGCTGAATTTACTCTAGGATCTCTTAATAATGTTTCAACGATATCCTCAAAACCAAATGAGGAAGCAAATCTAATGGACGCGTTATCATCTAAAGATGGATCAATTCTTGGATGCGTAAGTAATAGTCTCAAGCAATCTAAATCACCTTCTCCGCATGTACTCGCAAGTATTGATTCTCTAAGTCTATTAGAGGGATTAAAGTGAGGAGAATCAAGTAAGATTCTTAAAATCTCTATATTGCCTATAGATGCAGCAAGTCTAATTGGAAAATTGCCATCAGAACCCTGAATAGGTGTCAATAATTCTCTGACAAGTCCAATGTCATTGTCAATGATTGCTCGTCGAAACTTTTTACGCTGCTCTTTATCGTCACTCATTTGTGTAAATGAGTATTTTTATAATCACAAATCATTTTTATACATACGAGGAAAATATTTCCATTGAGCCAACAATTCCTGTACTTCTGGGTTGTCAGATTTTGCCTTTGATGCATCAACCCTTGAATCTTGAAGTAAAAGTTTGACTACTTCTAAATGACCTTCATATGATGCCCGTCGGATTGCCAAATTATCAAAGTCTGATGGATCTACTCTATGATCAGCCAAAAGTAGTCTAACAATTTCAACATAACCGTTTATAGACGCATTTCTAATAGGTAAATTAAAGTCTGCATATGATTTTACCCTAGGATCAGCCAAAAGTAGACGTACAACTTCTACATGACCATTTCTACATGCTCTTTTGATAGCATAATTATCGCCATCTGATGGATCCACTCTTTTATCGGCCAAAAGTAGTCGCACAACTTCTACATGACCATTTGCAGATGCATTAATAATTGATAGATTACTACATATAGACGGATCAACTCTAGGATTAGACAAAAGTAGTTTCACCATTTCTACATCTCCATTTTCAGCTGCAGTTTTAATACACAGTGAACACCATACGTCGTCTAGATTAGCTCTAGGTAAAAGTAACTTTGTAATTTCAATATTCCCATTTCTAACGGCCCATTTAAAGGCTATATTATCATTATCTGTTCGAAAAGTTATTTTCAATACAAATTTAATTATTCGTAAATTACAATTCATAATTACATATAAAAATATTGTTTGAACCTGTAAAATTCCTACTATCGTGAAATATAGGCTAATCGCTAAAATAATAAAATCTATATCCATTTTTTAATTTATATACATCTCAGCTTAAATTCATTTTTATATTTTTAGATTCTATTTTTTGTGTATTACTCTATATTTACATCTGTTGATACAGCTTCTCCTTCCAACTTGACATTTTGTTCTTTTTCCCACTCTTCAACGATATTTGTAACTGCGCGCAAAACCTTTGAAAATTTAATCTTACCGTCTTTCAAAGGATTCAAGAGATTTGTCAACTTGCCACTCTTTACAATCTCAAAGAGACGAGGCAACAAAACAGCAATGTCTTTGACCTCACCGCCAGACTTGATTGTATCGATCAAGTCGCCACCAATTTCATTAATGAGGCCTGTCATAAATAGAGATTCAGGTGAATTTTCATCCAAACCCAATTTAACTACAAAATCAGACAAATTCTTTTTAATATCGAAATAAATTGATCTAAAAGTATTCATATATTCGTTAAACACTGTAAGGTCATCTTCTTTTTTGCTGCATGCTTTTTCCAACTGAGACATTGACAAAACACCAGTTTTGTATGAAAGTTGTCCACTAAAATTTTTCCATTCAATGATATTACAAAAGTAGGTAGAAAAGATCTGTTTAATTTCGACTACTTGCGAAGGCAATAAAGTCTTTGGGTTTGCAACTAGACGAAAAAGATTGTTTACTGATTTAGACTTTCCAAGAATCTCATTAGCAAAGGAAATAAACTCGCGAATAGTTGTCAATTCTTTATCCATTTATTCTACTTTTATGGCTTAATTTGTTTTTTGGTTTGGTTGATATTTTTTGGTTGTTTTGTTGGATAGAAATAGAAAAAATCAAGATACCTTTTTACCAGACCATTTATACAATTTATCTTGACAGTATTCGGTAATCAGAAAACGTTTTTGGCATTTATCACAGCAAGTATCGAAATTTTCCGACGTCTGATCCAGTTCGATTCGATCAATCGCTTCAGACAAATATGTTTGATTTGATGAAGGATCAACAACCATATATTCAGCGAAATCTCTAAAAGGAACGCCATCTTTAACAGAATAATAAAATACGTCTATTTCTGGAGCAGGCTCGTCATGATGCTGTGAAATAATGATAACACGAAAGAGCATTTATCGTTTTTGATTTCCAACTTTTTATTTCATTTTTATGAAATTGATACAAATGAGAAAAAGAAAAAGAAAAAAGAAAACAAAAACCAACCAAAAAAAATAATTTCCAAAAATAAAATATATAATAAATGTTCTCTAATCTTTCAATACCTGGATTAAAGAAAGCTGATTATGGCGTTCCTTTTATTACTGATATAGAACAACTATATTTCAGAGGTAAAGAAACACAGGTCGCTTGCAACCGACAATTCAAGTCTACAAAAATAGAACCAATCAACATTGAGCACTTTTTAACCGATGCAAGATTAAGAGGTGAATACTTACCTGAAGACAACCTACTCTCTCAACCAAAGCCAAGCACGTTGCAACCAGAAGGTTTCCATGGAAACGTAGCGATAAATCAGTATGGTTTTGATCATTCCTTACAGATGCAAGTTGACAATGATCATTTATTGACTATCGCAAAAGCCGATTCGTTTTTAAAAAATGACACAGTTATTGATTTGAAAAAGACGCCTGATATTACTAGAGATTTAAAGAATTCTTTGAGAAATCCAGTAAAAATAATGAGAGATGTTCGTGCTCCTTCAAATGCGACTCTCAAGAAGACCTTACCTTCATCTATGCTCAGAAATAAATCAAAGATGGTTTTTACACCAATTGAGAATTTCAAGGAAGTTGCACCAAAAATAACACTTAACAAGAATCATCTAAAAGAAAAATTAGACTTTGCTGTTCAGAATATGGATATGTCAATCATGAAAAAGAGTGGCAGACGATCAATGTCTAAAAAATCAATTAGAGATAGAATTTTACGTACGGTTGAAACCATCATTTTTCAATCTCAAGATCCAAAATTTAGCTTGGACCTCGAAAAACACTTGAGAGAAAATTTGGATATTATGACTGGAGTAATCGCATACGCACAAAAAGACCCGGATTTTCAAAAAATTATGGATAGAGTTACAAGAGATCACACATACCTCAACGTTCAAGCCCCAATTGCACCTAGATATGGTAACAAGGGTGAATTGGATCCAGGTGTTGCCTCTCACTGCTTTCTAGATGATAAATTCGTTACCAAAGATAAAATCGCCCCATTGGTAGCTCATGCTGTCGAACCAAAACCTTTTGAAGCTGCTATTCCATTTTCAAATTGCAATAGAAATATTGGATTTTAGATGTATTTCATTTTATAAAATGAAATCTTTGATTAGAAATTGTGGATTTTGATGTATTGATTAGAAATTAAAAAGTAGAAAAACCAAAAAAATCAACGATCAAGACCAATCACACAATTTTTAGATTTGGTATTTATGCATACGATTATAGCTCCAATTGCAGGCAAAAGATCATTGATATTAGATGGAGGATTCTTTAATAAATCATCAAAACATCCAGCAGACACATAGCAGTCAAATTTATTGCTAATGTCTTTAAAAATGCCAGAATCACACTGATCTGCAGCACATTGAATAGAGTCAGATAAAACCTTTAATCGAGCTTCTTGATCTTGAGGCATTTTCAAGAGTTTAGAGAAACAGCCAGATTTTATTACACATTCGATTTCCTGAGAGTAAGGTTTGAGTAGTGGAATTTTATCGAAAACGCATGGTCCCAAGTCATTTGTAATTGTGGACAACGTAGGGACGCTAAATATAAAAGAAAATAGGGTTAATGCTGCTGTCTGACCTGCTACACCATAAGGTTTATTAATGAAAAAATATGAAGTTACAGCAAATAATTCTATCAGTCCAGCAAAAATCTTATTAGGAGTAATGTACCCAAGTGCAACCCATGACGACATATAAAGTCCTATTGAAATATACTTGTTCTTTATGAAAGAAGCTATAATTATGCCTAAAATTGCTGGCATAAAAATCTCCTTTTCGTCTGGAATAATAACCCATAGATTATAACCCATCAATATCCATCCGATGATGTATAAAACTGGATATTGCACTCCAATAACGATAAAAATAGAGGCAGCAAGAAGACTTGCCATGACTTTTAAATCTGTGATTGCCAAGGAACAATTCATTTATATTTATGGATATAAATTTTTGTTTGTTATCTTGTTTCATTTGGTATTTCTTTTGATTATGTAAAATATCTAGATATCACCGAGGATGATATCTCCATTGGGCCAACATTTCCTGAATCACTGGGTTGGTAGAATTAGCTTCAGACGCATCGACTCTTGGATCTTGAAGTAAGAGTTTGGCTACTTCAGTATGACCTTTGTAGGAAGCCTGTTTAATAGCATAATTATCAGCAGCTGCTGGGTTTACTCTAGGATCTTCTAGAAGGAGACGCACAATTTCATTATGTCCATAGTATGAAGCCCAACCAATAGATAAATTACGCTCATCTGATGGATCGACTCTAGGATCGGCTAAAAGTAGACGCACAACTTCAGCATGACCATTACATGAAGCCCATGTAATAAGCCAATTGCAATGAAATGACGGATCAAACCTAGTTAAGAGTCGTTTTAGAGATTCAATGTCCCCAGAACAACAAGCTGACTTAAATTCCTCCATTTGTAATATTTTTCTTTTTGAAAAGAAATTTCAATTTGGTTGATCTACGTGAGTGAAGCAAACGTGGACATAATCGAGTCGAGCGAAGTGAGAATCAATTTGGTTTTTCTTTCAACAAAAAACCCCTACCGAGGATGATATTTCCATTGGGCCAACATTTCCTGAATCTCTAGATTGGTAGATTCTACTTCTGATGCATCTACTCTTGAATCCTGAAGTAAGAGTTTGACTACTTCTACATGACCTTTTTCGGCAGCCCAATGAATAGAATAGTTAATGTCGTCTGCTGGATTTACTCTAGAATCGGCTAAAAGAAGGCGTACTGTTTCAACCTCCCCATTGTGTGAAGCCCATTGAATAGCATAATTATCGTCGGCTGATGGATCAACACGTTGATCGGTTAAAAGCAACTTTACTACTTCAACGTGACCACCAAAAGAGGCAAAGCGAATCGCCCAATTATTATCGGCTGATGGATCTACTCTAGGATCGTCTAAAAGTAGTTTTACAACTTTAGCATGGCCACTTTCGGAAGCCACACTGATAGCCCAATTTTCAAGATCTGCTGGATCTACTCTTGAATCGGCTAAAAGACGACGTACATCTTCAACGTGACCACCAAAAGAGGCAAAACGAATAGCCCAATTATTGTCATATGATGGATCTACTCTAGGATCGTCTAAAAGCCGACGTGCAGTTTCATAGTCTCCGGTTTCACAAGCTTTAACAAATTCATCCATTTGTAATTTTTCTTTTTGTTTGAAAAGAAATTTCAATTTGTTGATATCTACTTTTTGATATATCTACTTTTGACCAACCAAAATTCTGGGAATCATAAGACACGCCATCAATTCAGAAAAGACGACTTTTGGCGAATTACTCATTGTAATCGGAACCATACTATTTGCAGTCTTGCAACCTTTGCACTTTGATTCACCTGATTTGTTGTGAGACTCGATTACGCCACAATGTTTACAAACAAATGTATTGATTTTGTCAGACGATAAGCAAAAACGATCCATAAGAATTTCTGGACAATCGTTGGCAGCAAGAGTGTCCTTCTCCATGGTTCCCGTTTTGACACCACCGTTCTTTGAGCGACCTTCTGTAGGACATCGCATAAGTTGGTCAACAGGGCCAGTAGCGCGTTTGGCAATCTTGTCATCGACCATGTGACGGAGAGTTTGCATATGCACATGTCCACAAAAGATATCTGTTTCGATGATTTCACCTGTGGCACCATCAGTCAAGGTCTTTTTTCCATCGCGTCTCCAACCCATTCTCAATAGAGATTTTTCTACGCGTTTATATTGTTCCAGTGGGTCATCGTCATAAGGAGTGCAATTCTCATAGCCAGGGTTGTCATAATCTGTTCCATTCTTATTTGGGAGACAAACATATTCACCAAGAAAAATTTCGTGAAGATAGTTGATTGTCATACGACTTGGAATGCAAAGAGGGTTAACGATGACGGTTAGAGTGGTTCTAGTGACTGGATCAAATGGCATGTCTTCGCTATTGCAGATATTGGTGCATGTTCCTTTTTGTGCCTGTCGAGGTGAAAACTTATTACCAAACTTACCCAATCGTGTTTCTTGAAGTACAATTTTAACAATTTTAGAGTTTTTGTGGCCTTTTTCGCTAACGATAACATCTTGTACCCAACAAATCGTTTCTTCAGTATGGAAAAGGGTACAGTCTGTTTTCTTATAGTTTCCATTCACTTCAGCAATCGTCTTGCAACACAAGGGATCATTCATTCTGACAGGAGAACCCTTTTTGATAATTCCATTTGAATCAATATAGGAAAGATTTTTAGGCTTAAATTTGAAGCAATCCTTTTCATCTGGAATTTCAATCTTTTCGTCATCACCATCAATTGTAATAATGTGTTTTGTCGTTTTGTTTGTCATAAAACCACCAAGTTCAAGAAAATGTTTGTTGATCGTAATACCATCCTCCTGCTCAAAACCACCTGATGGCATAAGAGCAACCTGTACATTCATACCTGCAGGATAATCGTCATAGTGAAGCAAAATAGTAGCAATCTTGTTTCGGACAAGAGGGCGTTGAGGATAAAATAGCATTCTAGGCATATCAAAGCGTGTTGTCGTTCCGATTGCTTGACGAGCCATGTTTGCACCATAACTATTACGTGGACCTTGAGTCATATGTGGGCATGCAATTGAACCAGCACCTGGGCCCAACATTGTTGCTGGATGAATATCCACGTGTGAGTATTGTTTTCTGACTTCCATCGGATATTTCATAAACTCATTGATTTGTACGCAATAAAGTTTCACATATTCAAATTCGTTTACATCGAGCATTTCCACTTTTCCTGATCCACAAACATCTTCCCAAGTTGGATATTTCGTCAAGTCTTCTTTTTTCAAGAGGATTTTTCCGTCTTCAACAATCAAAAATGGACGCAAAAGTCGTCCTTCCTGTGAATAAATGTGCAGTTCGTCTTTTACGGAATTCCAAACGATTGAGATAGTAGGGTCAATTTGACCATTTCTTTTCTTGAAAATGAGATTATCATAAATCTCTAGACATTTTTCTTTTGTTGCACTCGCGATCCACTCATTGTCCATCAAGATCTTTTTTAGAGCCACATTAAAACCCTGTTTACCCAATCCAATTGCTTGTGAATCAATGTATTTTTTGATTGCTGTTATGATATCTGTATCAATTTCAGAGGAAATGTAAGAGGAAGTAGACAAAACTTTGTTGTAACCGATATGATCTCCTTCTGGAGTATCGAAAAGGTCAATATAGCCAAAATATGATCCATGAACCATGCGAGGGTCAAGATTACCAATAAATGACTTGAGAGGAATGCATGAACGCATCAATAACACAACCGCATTGTTATAATTGATAGGGTCAAATACAGTAGACACACCGTCTCTTTTTGTTTTTCCCCACATATTATTTGTCAATGCCTTTGAAAGCATCATTGTGATCGGCATTTTTGTAATATCAAGTTCAGTGAAAATCATTTTGGCATTCATATCCTTGACAATCGATAAAGACAACTCCTCTGATTTGTCCTTTAGAGCAGAGGCAATGTTTTTCTCCATCGAGTCTAGCATCTTTCGAATAGCGATGTAAAAAACATTTGAAAAGAGCACAGATTCCGTGTTTAAAACCTTTTTACCGAAATGATCACGATCTTCTTCCTTTACAAACTTGATGTGCGGATTTTCTTTTTTGATATTTTCTGGGACAGCAGCAGACAACAAACAATAAAGAATATAACCGAAATAAATTGCCTTTTTCTTTTTGGTTGAATAATGATGCAAAAACTTTGTTTTGATGATCATCTCAATATATTCATCCTTGTTATCCACGACTTGAATACCAAGAGTAGACAACTCATCCTTCCAGTCATATTTTGCTGCTTGCTCAAACATTTTTTGAACCATCAACTTTACACAAGTCAATTTCAAGAGGGGATCGCCTTTGTGAAAGATAAACGATATAATTTGAGCTGGATCTGAATAGCCCATAGCATAGAAAAACAGAAACGGCGCAACTTCTTTCTTGTCGTCCAAATATTTCATTGTGCACCAAATTTCATCGTGTTTATCATAGTTGACTGCAAGAATTGATGTTGTGTTTTCATCTGTGACTGAATTTCTAACTTCAACGATATAGTTGTATTTCTTATTTTTAGACATATTTTGCGTGAGATCGAAAATCATTGGTTCGTTAAACTTATTTCTTTCCTGAAAAGTAATCACACGAGATGTACCATCCTTTACGAACCAACCTCCGAGACCTGTTTTGAATTCCATCTCCATCATTTTAATCCATCGTTTCGTTTTTTCGCTAGGGTTATCAATGTCTTTTGGAGTTGGATTATTAACCAAATTGCAAAGCTCACTTCCAACCATGACTGGAATCATGCCAATCGTAATACCAGATTCTTCCTTGATGAGTTTACCCTTCCATTCAAAGGAAAACGTGCATGTAGTTTCGCTTTCGTAAGAACCTTTTTCAGAAATCAAGTAGGACGGAAAGACTTTTTCAGATTTACCATCTACTTTCATATTTGGTTCTATAAATTTTGCGTCTTTCATAGAGACTTTTAGATTTCCATAAACAATCTCCTTTGCGACAAGTGGAGGAATCTTGGCCAAAAAATTATTGTATGAACGAATATGTGCCGAATCTGGAGGATTCTGATTCCAGTAAAATTCAATGAGCGGCCAGGTATCACTATTTTGAGTAAGCATTTTGATATTTCTATATTTTTTTACGTATAAAAAAATCATTTTTGATTTTTTGTTGGTTGATTTTGGTAGATCTATGTATTTTGGTTGGTATGTATTTTTATTTCAATACATAAAAGAAAAAACTACCGAGGATGATACTTCCATTGGGCCAACATTTCTTGAATCTCTGAATTGGTAGATTTTGCTTTTGACGCATCTACTCTTGGATCCTGAAGTAGGAGACGGACTACTTCTATATGGCCATTGCAAGAAGCAAATCGAATTCCCCAATCTGAAAAATTTACTCTAGGATCAGCTAAAAGTAGTTTTACAATTTCAACGTGGCCATTTGCGGAAGCAGTTCTGATAGCCTGATCATATGGGTCCAATAGTTCTACTCTACAACCAGCCAAAATTTGACGTACTGTTTCAGTGTCTCCTTCATCACAAGCAAAAATAAACTTGTCGTGCTGAGCAGCTAAACTTAGTTTGGATACGTTCATTTATTATTTTCTTTTTGATTGAAAAGAAATTTCGATTTTTTATATATCAAAAATCAACCTCGAGGATGATATTTCCATTGGGCCAACATTTCTTGAATGTCTGGATTGTCAGATTTTGCTCTTGATGCATTGACTCTTGGATCCTGAAGCAAGAGACGGACTACTTCAGCGCGTCCACGACTAGCTGCTTCTTTAATAGCAAAATTATCATAGGATGTAGGATCTACTCGTTTATCGGCTAAAAGTAGACCTACTATATCAACGTGACCTCCCCCTGATGCTTCTCTAAGTGCATAATTATGGTCATCTGACGGATCGACTCTTTTGTCTTGAAGCAAACGTTTGACTACTTCGAGCCATCCGGATTTAGATGCTGCACCAATTGGAAAATTTGATTCGACTGCCGGGTCCACTCTAGGATCAGCTAAAAGTACATTCACAACATCAAGCCATCCATTATTACATGCTCCATAAATAGCACCATTTTCACGTGCTGATGGATCTACTCGTTTATCAGCTAAAAGTAGTTTGACAACTTCAACATGACCATTTTGTGAAGCGGCATAAATAGCATCATTATCGTCGGCTGATGGATTTACTCGTTTATCCTCCAAAAGTAGTCTTACGACGTCTACATGTCCATTTTCAGAAGCCACCCGAATAGCATCATTCTTTTCGCCTGATGGATCTACACGTTTGTCGGCTAAAAGCTGGCGTACGATGCCTAGGTGTCCACCTCCAGCAGCTAAACGCAAAGGCCAACTATCAAAAATAGCTGGATTTATTTTCGGATTCTTTAAATACTGTCTGACGAGTTCTTCATCTCCCGTTGTGCAACCATTGACAAATTCTTGCATTTGGTATTGGTTTATACCAAATATGTTTGGTGTTTTGAAATCAATTTTGTAGATCTACGTGAGTGAAGCGAACGTAGACATAAGCGAGTATCATTTTTTCTTTTGGTTTTTCTTTTTGGTTTTTCTTTCTTTTTGTTTTTTCTTTCTTTTTGTTGATAAATTTTATCTTGAAAAACCCTACCAAAAACACATCAAAATCGAGTAAATTCTGCTCCCTTGATGAGTTTAGCCAAATCGCGTTGAAACGCATACATGAGTTCATCTCCTTTAATGGCTTCTTTCATGATACGCAAATCGGCAACTTCACCTTCTGCAGTTTCGCCATTCGCGAGGCGTGTAGACATATCAATAATTTCAGCCAGAATGTAATCCGTCATGCGAACCATGTCCAAAACGTGTTCGTCAAAATCGTTATTGGTAGTTTTACTAAGACGTGAACAACCAATCGGGTCGAATGCATTTTTTTTGGCAACATGACGATCAACATACGTTTTGAGCTCTCCCTTGAACAAATTTGATGCTCCGTCGATCAAAGCATTAAAAAGGCGCATAGAAATGTCATTCATGTAATTTATAACGTCGTCATCAATATTTACATCTCCTAGTCCAAACTCCATCAAATCATCTTGAGTCATCGTAATGATTGGTGTAATGTATTTGATTTCATCAATACTGCAGATATCGTTTCTGTAACGGTCCACAATCATTCCTGTACTTGTGACTGAAATCTCTTCGTAAATGTGATCTCTGTTTTGCAGACCTAATGAGTCGGTGACGACAAATTCCTCGCTTTCTGTTTTCAAAACGTAACCTTGCTTCATAATCTTGCCCAATCCTGACAGAAAAAGTTGATGCTTGAAACACTTTTTCGATGCTGGTTTGGCATTGACCAAATTCAACAAATGGTCGGCGTAAGCATCAAAAGTATAGTCTTTCATTGTGCGGGTTTCCTTTGTTCCTCTCGTTTTCAACCATTTGACGAGCTGCGCGTTGTCGCCGAAAAAGATATGATCGTAGAAATTCATTTATTGAAATGAAATTAAATTTTACGTAAAAAATTCAGTTTATTGACGGTTTTTCTCTATATTTTTGCCTTGTTTTTATCTATATTCGTTGGATGCATACACGTTTAATGAAAAACGTGACCGACTCTGTGGCTATCGTATTATCACTGTATGTCCAAACATTCGGCATACCTGTAGGATATTTTCCCGAAATTTTATATTTTTGGGAGTTTTTCGTAATATTATCGATACACTCTTGGGCACTAGCATGAGTACTATACACGCCTATAAGATCATTAACGCGAATATTTGGAATCTCTTCAAATCAATAATATGGATTTGGTATTTCATGAGAATGAAAAACTTCAAAGACGTAGGCCATTTAAATAAATTATTTATTTAAGTCAATTTTTCTTGTTCGTGCCTCAATTTTTTGTCTAAACCTCATCAATCAAACAGCTTTCGTGTAATAGAAAATCCAGTACAAGTACTTTGCGCGATTTGTGCGGGAATAGTAAGAGGTGAAATAAAAATGAGATTTAGACTAGATGCGATCGCAACCCAAATTCGCGATCGGAAATAACGGTCTGAACGAAGAGTTAGAACATTGTGTGCTGACAGTACCGAGGGGATCGCCATTAGCGCAATGAGCAAATAGTGATTTACTGTCACTCCATAGATATGTGTAAGGGTTGTGAAAAACATGTGTACGATGCCGCACGTCATGACAACCGAAACGCAAGCCAAATAAATGTCTGTACCGGCAACAAGCTGTTGATTCAGGGAATCGTATTCTGCTGGAACTTTTTCCATTTCTATTGTCAAATAGAAATCTAATTTATGATTTCAATTTTTTATGTTTTTGGTTTGATATTTTTCTTTTGTTTGAAATTTCTTTCAATTTTGTGTCTTTACGATCAAAAAAATTTCCAATTAAGCGAAATAGAAATATTAAATGTCATACGTTGATCCTACAACAATTATTAATCCAAATGCTGAATCGCTTACAGATGAAGAGACGGCCATTCAGATGCAAGATTCATTTCGCACAGGCCGTCAATTTATCAAGACTATGATTGACCCAGTTCTCCCTACAATGGGAAACCATTACCTCGAGTGTATCAACAGATTAGAACAAATGATCCCTCAGACAGAAGACACTAAAACCATTTTCTATGCACTCAAAGCACATTTTAACAAACAAGACCGTCCTGTCGAAGCCTACTGTTGGCATCTATTTGAAAAACCCGTTACTATTAAAGGCGTCGATGGTAAAGATTATCTTCAATACGGATGGATGAAGCTTAGAGGAGAATTTGCAACATGGGGAGAAATGGAAATGGAAGTTAGAGCTATCATGCAAGACCACGATACGTATACACGAACTTTTGGTCAACGTAAAGGCGTGTTTTTCCCAATTACTTTGGCTCCATTTGCTTCAGAAGAGGCTATGGAACAAGTATATGATGAGGATGTCAAACGCCAGGATGACGTCAAACAGAAAATGATTGACATGGCTCGCAAGCGCGAAGAAGCTCTCTTAAAGATGCAAGAAGAGGTTGAAGATGGAAGTTTGGAACACTATATTCAACAAAAGTTGAAATACTGTGTTGCCGATACCATGATTATGCGCGCAAATGCCAACATTGACAAGTTTACTCCGATCTTGGCTAAACAGTCTGCAATCGTAACCTCACTCGAAGCTGAGCATCCAAATTATAACAAAGATGGTTTGGCCATGTATCAAGAGAAAATGACTGAAATTGGCTACCCTGTTCCAACCAATTGGTATGACGGTTGCGTCCCACTCGGTATGTAGATTTTTCTTGTTTTTACTCGATTTCTTTTCTTTTTTACAGGTAGATATTTTTACTCGATTTCTTTTTGAAAAAGAAATTTTTATTGATTTTTTCATGACTATCGAGGGTAATATTTCCATTGGGCCAACAATTCTGTTATTTCTGGATTAGTAGACTCGACTTTGGACGCATCAACTCTAGGATCAGCTAAAAGTAGACGTACTACTTTAGTATGACCATACTCTGAAGCATTGAACAGCGCTATATTACACCATGTGTTTTTTGAACACGCTCTTTTGTCGGCTAAAAGTACGGCTACTGTTTCTACGTGTCCATTTTTAGAAGCTATCCGAAGTGCATAATTGTCATTATATGATGGATCTACTGAAGAATACGATAAAAGAATACGTACAATTTCTGCATGTCCTTTTTCGGAAGCTAGTCGGATCAACGTTTGGTTCCAATCTCGATCTAGTATTGAACCACTCGTTTCAGATAAAACTTCATGAACCGTTTTAACATCACCTAGTCTGCATGCATCGCACAAATCGCGTAGTTGATCATCTTGAGTATGACGCAAACTTTTACGAATCGTTCTTTCGTCTCTGGTTTTACACGCATCGAAAAATTTTTGTATTTTGGTTTCATTGTCTTTTAGAATGCGGCATATCTCCTTGACGTCTCTGTTTTTGCAAGCTTTGAAAAAATCCTCCATGTTGATATATTTTTCTTTTAAAAAGAAAAAATCATTTTTGTTGATGTTGGTAGGAGAAACATATACTCAAAAATCATCTAGATACACTACATATAAAGTCTGTAGACCAAATTCCCGCTTTTCCTTGACTGTGGCAAATAGCGTATGGGGATTTTTGAATACCTGACATTAAAATATTTCCATTTACTGCTTCACAGTTTTTCAAATCGTCTTTACCATCTTTATTCAAAAATAAAATTTTACAAGAAGATTCCAATATAAAAGTTATCATCTGAAATTTATGAAACCATAATCTCGTGTCATCCATGTTTATAGTAAGAGTTTTTCCCGTCTCCCTGCCTACAGATAACCAAGGAAATTTAGCTAAAACCGTTTCGTCGTTCTTATTAATATAAATCTTATCTATATTAGTTCTGTCGATACAAGTCGCCAAAAATGTAGTTAGACATTCAATCGTAGCTAGAGAATCAGAAAAGTTTATGTTTACAATTATGTTTTCGCCACCAGATGGAGTAAAATTTACTGACTCGTTTTTATAGATTGAAACTAGATCTGGAATTATTTCATGTTTAAGGCCATAGACATATTTTCGTCTATATTCATCATTTGTCGTTTCTTGCCATAGAGAATGGTGATATTTGTACGATACTTCGGTTTTACCCAACTTTTTGGCTATAACGCCTGCCTTTAGTTTATTGGCAAACTGATAGATGTAATCTTCTACGATGAAAAATTTATCTGTTGGACGTTTAATCTTTAAAGAAGCCTGAATTTTATCCCATGCCATTTGCAAATTATCCATAAGTTCATATTCTGTAGCCAATTCAAACATTGCCTCTGCACGATAGGGATCATACTTGTGGCACTGTTCAAATGCTTTTATAATTTTTGCATGTGGGCGTTTCAATGATCTCATACATCGTCCACGCATGAGATAAGCTCTGTAAATCTCTTCTTTGAAGCCATTTAATTTCACACGACTTTCACACCATTTTAAGCAGGAAGCGTAATCTCTAAAATCAAAATATGACTGAGCGATATAATAATGGTATCTAGATTCCATTCCAATTTCCCAATGTTGTAGATTATTTTTAGGTATCTTTTCTACTCTCAAGAGATCCTCTTCCATAAGTTGAGCATCTTTCCAATATTTCAGTGGGTCTTTCGAACGATCACCACCACGAGAAGCTCTAACCTTTATTTTATGGGTTTGTTCTACTCTGACCGTTTTAAACTTTCTTGAAAAAGGAAACTCGTGTACGATACTTGCATAACCCCATTTACAGCCAGACTTGAAAAGCTGCTGACGCGTCTGAGTTACATGTGGACCTTCCTCGATATCTATAACAAGGGATTGCGCGTTTGCGTTTTCTGGAGGGATTTCCAAAGGTGTTAATAAATAGTCATCAGCATCAATTACATACATCCAGTCACAGTGTTTTTCAGCTTCTTCAAATGCTGCAGAACGATTAAAGGCAAAACCCTTCCATGCATGCTGATGAACTTTACCTTGAATCCCTTTTGACTGAAAAAATGTCTCGATAATTTGTATAGTATTATCAGTCGAACCTGTATCACAAATATCAAATCGTGAAATATATGGCGCAACTGAAGACAAACATTTCTCTATGATGGTTGCCTCGTTTTTTACAATCATCACTAGACCAAATTTCGTCATTTTATATTTTAATTTGTCATTAAGCTTTTATATGTTGTATATAAAATTTTTTTGTTGTTTATGACGATTTTTTTGTGGGAGACATCAAAAAAGACTAAACAAACGTCCATATGTATAAATGTGTTTAATCAATATGACATAATCGAGACGAGCATTTGTTTGATCAAGAAAAATAAGGCGTAGACGCATAAATCAAAAGGTTTGATTTTGTTTTTTATTTTTTTCTTCTCATCTCTACCATTTATAGAGATAAGTATGGATGAATTTGGAGACAGTTGGAAACGTGCCACAACCGCCTTCCTGGATTGCTTGCATGACGGTCGCCTGATCATCGCTAAAGATGCCCGGGTGAATGACTCCATCGCCGTGCCACATGGCGTGCGCCACAATGAAACGATCATGAGTGATTTCGCGACCGGCAGCGACAGCTTTCAAGTCAGCGATAAACGCTTCTTTGTCGGCATCGGTCGACATTCCGCCAAAGCGCTTGTTGATGAATGCCCATTCCTCGTTCATTTTGGTGTTTTCAAAGTTGCTCATTGTTTGTAGTTTGGTGAATACCATATGGTTTTTGAGTTTAAAAATCAATTTTTTGATCTACATGAGTGAATATTGATATCATTACGATCCTATAAAGACTCATGAATAAACTATATTTGATAGAGAAAATGAAAAGACACTGTTAAACGTAATATTAATATCAGCGCTTTTAATTCCTAGTATGGATATTTGTGTATTGAATAAAGAAATTTCGGCATTTGATAAAACTTGACCTTGAATAATTCCTGAGAAATTTCCCAAATAAAAAGTTGGATTTAAACGAAAATCTGCAGTATCCCCAACTTGCACATCCGTAATTCTATCAACCAATAAACGGTTTCTAAAAAGGTTTGCTGATACAGGAGTAGATTTGTCGTTCCGTAATGATACTCCAGCACCATTACCTAATCTCAATAAATTTCCGGGGACAGCAGTAAATGTCTGTCCGCTTTCAGAATGGACAACTCTATGGAAACCATCATAACCTATATCTGTACCAAATTCAAAAGTGAATGAGGAAATGCCATGTGGATATATACTCTTAACTAACCACGCAATCGTCTGATCATTTGGTTCAGATGCCGAATTTCTTTGCATAATGACAATATTAACATTTTGATCTGTTTGATTAACGAGACGTAATGCAATAGATGATCTTTCTGGTTCAGTTATTGGAGTGTCAACAATACAGTTTTCGTTGTGAAATGTTTTTGATTTTTGACAACAGTCTTTTAATAATGTGTGGTTTGCACGCGACATTTTTATATGTTGATATAAAATTGTAATTTCTTTTTCTTTGTGTCGTAGTAAACGAAAAATCAATTCTCAGTGGACCTTGTCCACGACACTAGATGTACGCCATCATGTAAATCAATCCTCATTAGAAGGCAATGAGCAATCTTGAAAGTTCATGGAATCATTTTCGATATAAGTTACGTTTAATACTGCCATTACTTGATTTTCTTTTTGGAAAAGGGGTTGAAAAGGTGTTGTGGGAGGAGTTGAGAAATGTCGACCTTTTTTGTACTTTTTATAGTCTTCGATATAAGTTGCAGTGCATGGTTTTGGACAGCATCCCGTCGCCCCTGTAAATCCAGAGACGGCATCAAACTCGCAAAGGTTAAATCCGGTTATTCCGTTTGCTGGAGCGATAGGCGGTGTCAAAACGTATCCCTGTGTGTCTCTAATATTAAACTGAATTGGTCTGCCTTTCCAATCTTGGTTTATGGAGACATGTGTGCATGATTCATAGATCCAATGGTTATTGCTTTCAAATGGACTAGAGGGATATAAAGTCCATACATTGTTATAGTTTGGAAGGCCTTCAGGAAATTTGCTGTTGTTTGAAAAGCCTCCAAATATATTTTCCTCTTTTATACGTGGCCCGATTTGTCTATCTATAACCTGATTTCCAGAAATTTGGAGTTGTAAAAATAACATGGATTCCAACTCTGGAACAAAAGTCTTTGGAATAAAAACCCTGCATATCGTAACATCAAATGAATCAGCAGTCTTTGTTAAACCCGTTTGCGAAAAAGGACGGCGCTTAAACGCCCAATTTGATGTTGTTTCTGACGAAATGGTAAAATCAAAAGGAGAGGGATCCAAAGTAGTTTGTGTTTTGTCGTTAAAACGCATTAAACTATTAATTGTGATTGTCGTTGTCATTTATAATTTTTTTCATATTATAAATAAAAATTTTTCTTGTAATTATACATATAGACTACACCATAGAATCATAGGGAGGATGAATTTCGTGACGAGCTTTGTATGTCCTATACATAAAACATAGAAAGACGATATAGCTGACCAGGGTAAATGCAATTTCTACATATAGATAGAGCAGAGAGATACAATAAGGTTCATCATAAAATCTACGAAAAACAGTACAGTTTGAATCGATGGTACAGTTTTCAAATTCCATTGCTGGACGCGAATAAATATCCTCATAATAAATCAGCTCTGCTGATACGGGACACGTCAAATTACTAGTCGCATGAGAATATAGATGGGGATCGTCAAATCGCGTAATCTGACAAATATCATTATGGATCCATTCTCGTTGATTGTTATGGCAATGCTCTAATGAAGATACAGTAGAAATAATCATTCCAGTCATGATACCCATCAAGATAACTGAAGGAATAACCAAAAGATAATTTGTACGCTGTTGCATTTTTTCGTTATGTTTATAACAAAAAGTTTTTATCAGTTTTTTATTTTTTGGTTGTGAGACTACTCACAAACCATCATGTCTGCTCCCGTAAGTAACGCAATGACTGCATCATGTTTGTTTTCGATTGCGAGATCAAGTGCCTCATTGCATCTGTCGGTCGCATCGACTTTTGGATGAGACATCAAAAGACGCACAATTTCAAGATGACCATTTTCTGAAGCATATCGGATAGCGTAATTGTCATATGCCGAAGGATCCACTCTAGGATCAGAAAGGAGGGCTTCGACAACTTGGTAATCTCCGTTTTCAGCGGCAGCACGAATCGCATAGTTGTCAAAGTCTGAAGGATCCACTCTGGAATCATCAAGCAGCGCATAGACGTTTTCATTAGTGAAGCGGATTGCGTATTCAGAAAAGCTCATTGTTGGATATTTGGTGATAACCATATGGTTTTTACGTTTTAAAATCAATTTTTTTATCCTGTAGATCATTCTTTTAAAACTACTTTCGTTTTCTACAATTTTTTTTCTCGACTATAAATGCATATAACATTAGACGATGCAAAAAAGATGGCTATAAAACTAAAGACAAATATAGATCCTAAACGTTTACTTGTTGGAATGAGAGTTGAGGCAGAACATGGATCTTCTGATAAACGATTAAATGTAACGGATGACGATATAGAGAAAATTGCAAAAATAGCATTGGCTCATTTTAAAGAAAACCCGGGATTTCCAGATTATTACGATATGCTATTGGAAATGGAAAAGAAATCAGACAGATTTTGGAAAAATCATACCAAACCAAATATTTTTAAAGCTTATGACGTACATAAATTGTGTTGCCAAGTTTATAGTTTTGATGAGAAAAATCTAAACTAATTTATACAAAATATCAGATATTACAATACGGTTATTGAATACAATCGTGACATTTTTAACATTTGTAAATTTGAATAACAGATCACATACTCCCTCATGGTCCTGAACAGTAGGATTACCAGCAAATTCCTTTCCATTAAATTTAACCTTGCTGCCCAAAGCAAAATTTGTTATGACTGGAAAGGCGTCATCTGCTGTAACCGTAATTCTATCAGATAATGACAATACAGCAAACTGAACTGTCATTGGTTCATTAAAAGAAATAATAAATTTGCTTTTTTGAAATCCTTGTACAACCAACGCCTTATTTTCATTAACAATTTGATGCAATCTGTTAACGAACCCAAACGACAAATTGAACCCGCTAATTCTTTCACCTGAAACAGTTAATGGGTTATTTCCATAAAAGTTTGTGATATTCCATGAATGTCTAATCCAGTCTTTCCAATCAATTACAAAACTTTCTTCAGAAAATGGGATGGATGGGGGTTTTTGTTCCATGAGGTATTTTTCTCGTGGGGTTAGAGTTTGGCTCATTGTTCCTTTATTTTCTATTGGGGGTGTTTGACGACTTACGTATGTATTCCGTTTGGTCATGCAGGGACATTCTAAACCATAACGGGCGTGAATAACTGGTGTGCACATCATTTATTTATTTTTTCTTTAGTTAAAGAAAAAATCACGTTGGTTTTACAAAAGGCATTGAATGTAAGGGAAAGTCCAAACCCCGTAAATTCAGGTAGATTGCCAAAATAAAAACGGTAATGAGTATAGAACATAATAAATATAGGTCTTTCATTTATTTTGTTAATCTAATTATTACACTTTTTGGACTTTTCTTTACAAGCAGACCATTAATTTTGGTAATTTTAGAATTATCAAAATCTATATCTTTAATTATTTTCAAATCTAAACCTGTTAATATTGCATATTTTAATCGTTGCTTTTGATATAAATTAAAGTTTAACTCGTTTCCCATTCTGATTACATATTCATCTATCAACTTTAACTTGTCCTCTTTCTTTCTGACATCCTTGATCGTATTAATTTGCTTATCTAAATTGGTTTGACAGTTTTCTTCTTGATACTTGTTATATTCATTTACATCTTGTTGTTTCTCTTGATCAGCCTTTATATCTAAAACTGTCTCGAAAATCATCTTACATAAAGTCAATACTTGTTGTGGTTGAGTTGGCATAGCGTATTTTAAACACTTGCCTCCCTTGTTGACATATATCATGCCTTTCGATATAGCCATCTGTTTAGGTAATTTGCCATCGGCACATGTTAGAAAGACGTTTTTCCAATATGGAATTAATGTGTATTCAGCGGCTTCTCTAAATATAGGATACAGACGTTTTGGCATTGTTTATAATAAACAATATAATTTTATTATTTTCAATTTTATTTGTAATTTTATGTAATCAAAAAAATATAAAAATAAAAAATCAAAAATATAAATGAATATCCCTATATTAGTCGTCTTGATTATTTTGGCTGTCCTCGCAACAGTCTGGGCTGTCTACAATTTCTATTGGTTAAACAAACCACAAATATTTCTTCTCTATAAAGATGGAGGAATAACATACAATGCCACAGAAGCTCAGAGCTTAGCATCACAACTTGGCGTAGCGATGGCATCCGTATCTCAAGTTAGAGATGCCGTTGCAGAAAATGCTAGTGTCTGCATATATGGATATGCTACTTGTGGAGGCGTAAAAGACCCAGCTTGTGGAACATCTGATGTGGTTCAAGCAGTTTTACCACTCAATGTTGTTGGAGTTACTGGAGCGACCACTGCTTGCGGACAAACACCAGGATTAAATGGTAACGGCCTCAATGGTTCAGGTTATTGGTTTTATGGTTCTAAACCAGCTTCTGTTGAAGGTTGGAAAGTCGCCCCATACCATGCCCCAATAGGCCCAGATACTACAAAAATAGGTAACAAGTTTGAAATTTTAGGTATTCCAAAAGTTTTGTGACGCTTATATAGAGACAAATTTCATATACTTATCTATCAGCTTTTAATGCTCCAGCATAAGCCAATTTATCGACAATGTTATTTTCTTTAGAAACAGAATGGCTTTTAACCCATTCACCAGAAATGATAAAACCTTTACTTATCAAAATATCCCTAACTTTATATATTTTGACGATAATTTCCCAGTTTGCTCCTCCTGACCTTGTAGTCAACAAAGTATTTAGAGCAATTTTATTATCAATATAAAAGTGAACTTGTTTAGGTTGGCTTTTAAAATATAGTCTTTTTAGAGCTGCATACACCGCATACAACTCTGCACAATTATTCGTTTGTTTTCCTTTTAGTCTTTTGGATATTGATGGATAGACATCTGAAAAATAAACACCATATCCAGCTTTTGCATTTGGAAAACCATTGTTGATACAACTTCCATCTGTATATATTTTTAACATTTTTTAAAAATTTACTTTTTTTTATAATTAATATCAATTTTTATTGATTTATAAGCCTGAATCACGACATGGATGATATTTCCATTGTGCCAACAGTTCATTGATTTCTGGGTTGGTAGATTCTGCTTTTGATGCATCAACACTTTGATCTTGTAGTAAAAGCTTGACTACTTCTACATGACCATATTTAGATGCCCATCGAATAGCAGCATTATTACTGTCTGCTGGATCAATTCTAGAATCAGCCAAAAGGAGACGCACAACATCTACATGACCTTCTCCAGATGCCCATCGAATAGCAGCATTATTACTGTCTGCTGGATCAATTCTAGAATCAGCCAAAAGGAGACGCACAACATCTACATGACCTTCTCCAGATGCCCATCGAATTGCACTATTATTCATGACTGCTGGATCAACTCTAGAGTCAGCTAAAAGAAGTCTAACAACTTCTACATGACCTTTTTCAGATGCCCATCGAATAGCAGCATTATTACTGTCTGCTGGATTAACTCTAGAATCAGCCAAAAGTAGACGTAGTACGTCTACTTGACCTTCTCCAGATGCCCGTATGATTGCATCGTTATAGTCAAAAGATGGATCAATGCTAGGTAAAAGTCGTTTCACCGTTTCGATATCACCATTTTTACAAGCTTTAATAAATTTGTTCATTTGTATAAATGAAATATTTCTAAAATAAATATCAATTTTTATCGATCTATAGGCTAGAATCACGACACGGATGATATTTCCATTGTGCCAACAGTTCATTGATTTCTGGGTTGGTAGATTCTGCTTTTGATGCATCAACCCTAGAGTCTTGAAGTAAAAGTTTGACTATTTCAACATTGCCATTATAAGATGCCCATCGAATAGGGTAATTATTACGGGCTGCTGGTTCAACTCTAGGATCAATTAAAAGAAGTCGTACGACTTCTTTATGATTATTATGAGTTGCCCATCGAATTACAAAATTATCATCATCTGATGGATCAACTCTAGGATCATCCAAAAGCAGACGCGCAACTTCTACATGACCTTTTTTAGAGGCCCATCTAATCGCATAATTATCATTAGCTGATGGATCCACTCTAGTATCAGCCAAAAGTAATCGCACTACTTCTACGTGGCCGTTTTCAGATGCATATCGAATAGGATAATTTCCACTAGCTGATGGATTTGCTCTACCGTCATCTAAAAGAAGACGCACAGCTTCTACATGACCATTCATAGATGCATATCGGATAGCAGCATTATCATGTGCAGATGGATCAACACTAGGTAAAAGACGCTTCACCATTTCATTATCTCCAATTTTACAAGCTTCTATAAATCCTTTCATTTAACCAAATGAAATATAGACAAAATAAATATCAATTTTTATTGATTTACAAGCCTGAATCACGACATGGATGATATTTCCATTGTGCCAACAGTTCCTTAATTTCTGGGTTGGAAGATTTGGCTTTAGATGCATCAACTCTTGGATCCTGAAGTAAAAGCTTTACAATTTCAACGTGGCCGTTATCAGATGCCAATTGAATAGCAAAGTTATCCTCATCTGCTGGATCAACTCTAGTGTCAGCCAAAAGAAGTCGTACGACTTCTTTATGATTATTATGAGTTGCCCATCGAATTACAAAATTATCATCATCTGATGGATCAACTTTAGAATCAGCCAAAAGTAATCGTACAACTTCTACATGACCATTCATAGATGCATATCTAATAGGCCAATTATCATCATCTGTTGGATCAACTCTATTATCGGCCAAAAGTAGACGCACAACTTCTACATGACCATTAGCTGATGCCATCTGAATAGCATCGTTATAGTCAAAAGATGGATCAATGCTAGGTAAAAGTCGTTTCGCCGTTTCGATATCACCAGCTTCACAAGCTCTAATAAATTCATTCATTTAAACAAATGAAATATTTCTAAAATTAATATCAATTTTTATTGATCAAAGAGAGACCTACAAAACCAACCCTCTACACCGTACAACTCGTGCACTGCGCAACCGCTCTAGCTTTAGCTCCAGCTTTACCGCGAGCATAATAGATAACAGTTTTGGCTCCGCGTCTCCACGATTGGATTACGTTTTTGTAGAAATGTTTCCATGTAGGATCAGACACGAACCAATTAATAGACTGAGATTGGCAAACAAAAGGCGTTCTGTCAATAGCTTGGAGAATAGATTCTTGAGGTCCGATTTCATGAGCAGTACGATACTTATCCATAAGGAAACGCCAACGAGCAATTTTTAGAGGATGGCCTTCAAGTGAAGCTGGCATCTTGAGATGAGCGATGCCTCCCAATACATTTCCTTCATCCGCCCAAATCTGTTCGCAAAGTTCAGGAGACCATACACCAAGTTTTTCCATATCTTGAGCAAATTCTGGACAAACAAAAGTATACTGTCCGGAAATCAACGTCTTGCTTCCAACAATGAAATTAATAGGTTCAAAACATGGGGTTTGTTCGGCAATAATCGAAGACGAAGCTGTAGGCATAAGAGCCAATAACGTCGAATTTCTAACACCACCTTTAACCTTTTCTCGCAAACCAGCCCAGTCAAATTCTGGAAGAAATTTAGCAGTATCACCATTTGGAGCTTTCCAGAGATCTGGATGAAGCTTTCCTCTAGAGTAAGGTGAGCCAGGAAACGCTGGATAAGCTCCATCGATTCTAGCGAGATTAGCAGACTCGTCAACAGCTGTATAATACATAGTCTGAATAATTCTGTTATTAAGTTCCTTGGCTTCTTCAGAATCGAAAATCATTTCCAATAGAGCATAAGTGCTCGCAAGACCCTGAATACCAATACCCAAGGGACGATTCTTGAGGTTGGCATATTTAATCTGAGGGACACGATCCAAATAAAAATTTCTGTCGATAATATTATTCATGATTCTCACAACAAATCTAACAACATTTGAAAATTCCGTAAAATCAAATTGACCATCCCTTACAAAGTTTGACAAACACAATGAAGCCAAATTACAACTCGCAATCTCTTTATCAGAAGTGTGCAAGCCAATTTCACTACATTGTCCAGTCAAAATACCATTGAAAACTCCCATACCACGTCTTTCCTCCTTGAAACAGTACGTATCGTGCAATTCCTGTACAACTTGAATATCTGTAACGAAAACTCGAGTGTCGCTAGTCAAAGTAAGATTTTTAGAGTTTTTGAGAACGCCAATTACGAAAAGATCAAATGGATTGACAATCATTCGCCAACTATTTGATTTTCTGTTTTTGACAATGACTGGATTGCAACTCATAGTGTGAAACAACAACTGGCAGTCCTTGATAAATTCCTCACAACCACTCGTCACATGCAAAAATCCACGACGAGAAATCTTTCCATGAGATTTAATCAACCCATGAATCCATTTCTCCTTTACACTCCAGTCGCAATCATAAGGTACTTGTCCATGCCATTGAGATGCACCCTTTAAGATAAGAGGATAATCAGATGAAATGAGTTGCATACCTTTAACCAAATCCTTTGCTTCGATTGGTTCAGCCTTTCCGTTCAAGTAAAATTTATGGTAATAGGTACATGTCAAATCCTGACCATTTGAAAATTTAATCTTTAGCATTTTTTGATTTTCTCCTGTCTTGAAAACAGTTGTCTGAGAAAATTGTTGGCCATTCCATACATAGACATTATTACCCTCTAGTTCATCAATACGTTGATAACCCAAATGTGTCAAAATTCTCGTATCACCAGATACACAAAGATTAGACGATCGAACAATTCCTATATTTTCTTGCATATTCGATTCATTAAAACGATCAACCATACAAATATAAGGTACACCAACTTTTGTTTGAGCATCAAAGATCATCTTAAGCAATTTTCGTGCTTTTACAATCTTTAGACCTCGTCCCTCTTTTTCGTATTGAGTGTAAAGTTCGACAAATTTGTCTCCCCAAACCTCAGTCAAACCAGGGCTACGTTTAGGACAAAAGAGTGTCCAGTTGGCATCTTCTTCGCAACGTTGCATAAAGAGATCGTGACACCATACGGAATAAAATAGGTCTAGACATTTATTGGCGTCATTTCCGTTTTGGCCAACGGGAACTTTGAGATTGATGAAATCTTCAATGTCGATATGCCAAATTGACAAGAAAATAGCGGCAGAACCTTTTCGTTTCTTTGATTGGTCTACGTAATCCAAAATCTTTTCGATTGGCTTTAGTAATGCGGGTACACCATCACTTTTACCTGAATTTCCGATATAAGAATGTCTAATGTTTGAAACATCTAGACCAATACCACCAGAATTTCTTGAAATTTCGCCAATGTAAGTCCAATGATCTTCGATTGACCATAGGGAATCCTGAATGGACAATACAAAACAAGATGCCATTTGATGGCGTTCACAACCGGCATTATACATGGTAGGCGTGGCGTGACTGTATTTTTGGTCAGACATGTATTCATATGCTTGGCGAATCATGTCAAAATCTGGCATGCATGTAAATGTTGCGATGCGCATATACATTTGATCGGGGGTTTCTCCAACGTAAAATTTTTCACAGTCGGGACAATCTTTTTTACAATTTCCGCATTTGTTGTACTTTAAGAGATACGTTTTTTCCAATACACCAATAGAAATAGATTGTTTATTATTGCTTTTGCTTTCGTCTACAATTTCATCCAACTTTTTGGCGTTTTCCATTACGAAATTGTAGTATTCACGATTTAGATAAATCTTTAAAAATTTGGTACTTTCCGAAAATGTTTTACCAGCAGTTGAACGAATAATTTTTAGCAAAAGACGACCTCCAAGAATACCCCAGTCTTGATGGATAGTGATACGGTTGGCACACAAACGAGAAAGTGAACGCAAATCATATGCATCACCCGGCCCAATATTCAAATCTACCTTTAAATCAGTAGAAATTGGACTGCAAATTTGCTCAAAATCAAGTTGGGTGTATTTCATTTATATACGTATTATAAATATTTTTATTTTTTCAGTTTTTTTCTTTTTGGTTTTGGGATTTTTGTGTTTCAACCTATAGAAAAACCAAAAAAAAATCCGAAAAGAAAAAAGAAAAACCCAAAAAGAAAAAAAAGAAAAATATATAAATGAATCCTTTATTTTTTCTTATAGGATGTATTGGAACACGTTTAGCCTTGACATTTTTGGCTAAAAATTACACTCAATATTTACCTGTTCTGAGTATTTTTACAGGTTTGATTAGCATTGGATTTCTCACAATCTACATTTTTGGACTCAGAAAAACAGGTTTAGAAACAGACGGTAAGTTGATATGGTGGAACGACTTGCGTCCTGTTCATGGAGTTTTATATGGCGCTTTTAGTTTTATGGCTTATCAAGGAGATCCGACATCGTGGAAATTGTTGCTTGTCGATACACTTGTTGGACTTTTTGCTTATATTTATCACTATATGGGTTAGTTTTGTCTTTCTTCTATATGGGTTTAGTCTTTTTTATTAGCAATTTCTTTGTTTCAAAGAAAAAATAACTAAAACCCTTATGAAACCTGTACGGTCCATAGAGCATTCCAACCACCTACGTTTATTCCAGAAAAAGGTATACCATTATCGACTTTTATGACTCCAATCCAAGGTTCCAATAAAACCACATCCAATTTTCGTCTCGAGTACAAGTACGTCAACTGTGATACACCCTGTAACCCCATTTGAATTTTTCTTTGTTTGTATAAATCTGTAGATACCAATTCCTTTAGAATTTCTATACCTCTATCCTTAAACCAAATTAATATCGCTTCCCTTTTGTTGTTGCAAGCATCAATATAAGATCTCGCCTTTGTAGACGAATTTTTAAACGTAGAACCAGGTCCAATTACAGCTAAAATTGCCTCGTTGTATAATACAGAAAGCATGTTTTCATACTTTTCTCCCTTCCAAACCACCTGGTTTTTACCAAATGGACTAAGTGGATTCGTTGGCTCAATAACATGTCCAATATGAGTAATCTTTGAAAATCTCTTTTCCCATGGTACCGGAGCTATATATTGAGGCTGTACTAGTTGCATGACTTGAGGCTGTACGAATTGAGGCTGCGGTTGTACGATTTGACCAGGTTGAATCTGTACAACTTGAGGCTGGGGTTGCATATTCTGGGCGACCTGAACTCCATTAACTTGAGGCTGAACAACTTGAGCAACTTGAGGCTGAACAACTTGAGCAACTTGAGGCTGAACAATTTGAGCTCCATCAGGTTGCACCCACTGAACTCCAGTTACGCCCTCGACAGGATCTTGTATTTCTATAGCTATTGGATCTGGTATATTTTCCATTTCAGACGATTTTGAGGATTTAGACGATTCAGACTCGGATTCGGATGCGCCTTCGATCGCCCATTTATCGGCAAATTCATCTTCTGATTCTTCGATTTGACTTTCAAATTCGAGAGTTTCGACATCATCTGTTTCTTCAGATTCTGTTCCGTCGACTTTAATTTCGTTTTGTAAAATCTCTACTTGTCTAGGTGTAAATGCGAAATTCAACATTTGCAATCTAACTATTATTTCTTTTTTGAATGCGGTATTATAATCAACATGATATTTTATCATTTTAGAGATATCGGAATCTTTTTTCATACCTGGATGCAATTCAGAAGGCATGACAATATAAGGCCATAAGTACCCTATGTGATCATTGATTTTGTCAGTCACTTCCGTGTAATCCTTGATTTCCTCAAATTCTTTTACGTTGACGGTACATAGGATTTTTGCAATCTGATCCGTATGGTTTTTAACCATTGCGTAATAAATAGATCGATTTTCATCCAAGGAAATCAAAAAATCAGGAATCTTATCAAATAAGTATATGTATTGAGATATCATTTTCCCTACTATATTTAATCGATCCATTTCCTCCTTTGAATCGATATTGTAAACTACCTTGTTAATCTGTTCTTTAGCGTCATAATCAAAAATTGCCTCATCTCCTATTATAACTGCCCCAAGCATTTCCATTTTATGCTTTTTCTCTAAAACTTCTTTTCCTTTTATTTTAAACTTTTTGATAGAAGATTTTGCATCTGTCAAATATTTGTTAAACATATTTGCAAATTCGACATTGTTTGGATTTGCAAATTTTAATTCTGGGGACTCTAATAAATACATTTTGTATTGAGGCCAGTTATTTAACATATATTTTATACCAAAAATTATTTTTTCACTAGAAACCTTTTCCGTTTTGAGCAAAAGCTTAGAAGCAGGTGTAATTGTATCGTCGTAAAGAAAGTTTATGAGAGAAGGGTAATTTTTATATTCCGTTTCTATTGGCCATGGGAAACATGGGGATAATACTCCCCAACGTCCTCTAGGTGTTCGTATCATGTTATATATATTGAGGATATTAATGAAACATGACTATTATAAATGAATATATCGACTTTACAAAGTTACATAAAAGCAAATGCACCAAAATCCGTAAAATTAGATACATTGACATTTGAACTTTCTAAAGATGATGGAATTTTTCTAAACCTTAAAGATGGAAAATATACCCTGGCTGTCGGTAAATCCGTCTCTAAAGATCAAGCAAACAGAGTCATTACCGTTATCTATATGGATCAAACTTTGGGTATTTTAAATGAGGACGAGAGATTACCTAAAGGTTACTCTGAATTTTCTACAGCTGTTGCAAAACAAAAATATAAACTATTTCCTCCTGAATTTGTTTGGGTAGAAATAGATGAAAAACTAATACGTGATCAGGTTGCAGAGGAAACAAAAACCGAATGCGTATTGAAAAAATCTGGTAGGGTCCCAAAGAAAAATGTCTATGGATTATTTCCTAAAGAAATTCGGTTTGTACAAAAAAGTTGATTCTGACGTTTTAGATCGATGATTGATTTTTGGTTTCTGATTGATTTTAGTTTCTGGTTGATTTTTAGTTTCTGAACGATAAAATAGTTGATCCTGATTAATAAATCAAACCTCAAAAACCAAAAAATCCAAAAATAAAAATAAATCTAAAATAAAAATGGAAAGTACGGATATTTGCGATACAGACGAATTTAAAAACGATCCTGTATGCCAGAATAAGAAGAAACACTGCTCCCTATTGGAAAATATTTTTTGGGCTATTGTACTCGTGACTATAGCTTTTTTTGTTAGCATTTGGAATATTTTCTTTGATAGAATTTTGGATAGAATTTTTGGTAATAAACGGTCTGACCTTTTGGTCGGTACTATGGCTATGGTTTCTCTTGTCGTAGTTTTGATTCTTGCTCACTTTTTTGGAGTTGATTTGACATATTAATTTTGTATTTTTTTTGAAATCAAAAATAAACATGGATGAACTTTTAACTGCTGTTAGAAATAACAATGTTGAAGAAGTAAGATCTCTTTTAAATCGTGGTGTATCTCCAGAACATGGAGATGATGAGGAAAACCCTCTTACCTATGCTGCCGAAAATGGCAACTTGGAAATAGTGAAATTGCTAGTAGAACACAGAGGAGATACAAAACATACTATTTATGGTGCGGCTATTGGTGGTCATATAGAAGTAGTGAGATATCTTTTAGAAAACGGGGTGAGAGCCAGTGAATATGATATTAGTATAGCATCCAAAAATGGACACACTGAAATAGTGAAATTGCTTTTAGACCATGGTGCAGAAGCAAGTGCTAAAGCTCTCACAGCCGCATCACGATATGGACACGTTGAAATTGTGCGTTTGATTTTAGCTGAATCACAATCATCTGCGTTAAACCCTCTTAATGCACTTAAATGGGCTCGCAAAAATGGTCATACTAAAGTAGTACGTCTTCTTTTAAAACACCCTAGACTAAAAAATTCAAAATATGCCAAAGAAATAATGAAAGAAGATCATGATTACATAATGGGTTCAGCTATGGCATTTAGACATTCAGTACCAAGACTACCACCATATGTATTAGGCCAAATTCTCTCGGAAAATGTCTCAGCTTATGACCTAGGTAATATAGCTGAATCTATAACACATATCCTTCAGCCAACTATGGAAGTTAGCGATAGAGACGAAAGAGTTAAACGTCCACGTATAAGCTTGAAATAATGTAGTTGAAATTGAAATGATGTAGATAAAAAACCTCTAATAATTAAAAAATTAATTATAAATGATATATAGAGCGTTAAAAATGTGTGCGTATGGTTTAGCAATATATAAATTCAAATGGTTCATATGGAACGGTTTGAAATTGGTAATCTATGTCTCTCCCTATGTGGTAATGGCATTGGTTTAGTTTTTCTTTTTGAGGTTTTTTGTGTTTGAAACATAAATATTTAACTAAAAATACAAATCACAAATAATCTAGTTTAAATCCGTCACTCGTTTCCAACCAGCCATTGATGGTTATCAGTCCCTTGTGTAAATTTTTATGACATTTACAGCATAAACCGACAAGATTTCGTAAATGATTTTTATGAAAGTGACCAATAAATCCCTTTTCATTTGCATCTCTTTGAAATTTGATATGATGAACCTCATCTGCCGTATCCTTACAAACTCCACATTTATCCAAAAACATATCTGGATTGTAACTAGATGACTTTTCCTTACGTATAGCCAAGGCACGAGTAATAAAATGATCAGGCAAACCCATCGCCTTTGCAACTTCAATACCATATAAACTATCCCCAGGACCCTCCTGCAACTCTCTTTTGTAAACAATTCTCCCAGATTTTAAATCTCTTTCAACAGCCAAATGAAAAATATCCACATTCTCTACCTTTTTGGCTACCTGATGTAAATGAGTTGCAAACAAAAATTTACCACCTTTTTCTTGAAATTCCAATATTGCTGCGGTTACCAAGGCAACTCCAGATTCGGTCTCTGTTCCTCTCGAAATCTCGTCTCCCAATATGATAGAATACTCGTTTGCGCGTGAAATAATTCCGTTTAATTCACTCATCTCAACCTCAAAAGACGATTTTCCTTCCTTCATGTTATCCGTACCAATAATTCTCGTCAAAATATTATGGAAAGGAGCAAACTTGAATCTCGAAGCAGCAACATATAAACCAGCTTGGGCCAACACTATATTGCAACCAATCGATTTCATTAATGAGCTCTTTCCTGAAGCGTTGAAGCCATATAATAAAATACCCTTTTTATCTAGTTTGATATCGTGTGGAACATAAATAGCTTGTGAAATTCTCTCGATAATTGGGTGTCGAAGCTGTTTAACTGAAACAAAAGACACTTTATCTATAATCACTGGCCGAGTATAGTTAAATTTATCAGCACATTTTGCAGATGAAACAGCTACGTCAATCGAAGCGATACAGTCTATAATCTTTTTTATAGTTTTAACATCAATTTGATCAATGCATTCTTGTGTAAGAGTGGAAATTCTATCTGAAATTTGATTTGATACTGAGAGATACTTTATAGACGTCTCTTTAATTTGACTAGTAGTGCAAAATTTAAACGTCTTGTTGTTGGATAGGATTTCAACGTCTTCTTTAATATCACTATATTTTTTATTTGTCAATTTAAACATGCAGCCGATTTTATCGTCTATTATCATTTCGGCGTTCCAATTTAATTTTTGATTGTTAAAGATTGCCATGTATTTTTTCTTTTTTTGATATAGATTATCCAATATTTCGTCGTTTATGAAATCCTTTCCCTGAATTCTTTCATTGAAACAGTATTCTTTACCTAAACCACATATTTTTTCACATTCCCTAACTGAAGAAATAAATCGGAAAAAATATTTATTCAAATCCTTGGCCATTTTTTCAAGATCTCCAATCTTTTTTAAAGTTGGAATGTAATTATTATAATCAGAGTATTTTTCTACCAAATCTAATCTGGAATTTATTTCATCTATATCTTTAAGAGGAAACATCAATCTGTTTTTAAGGAGACGATGTCCCATAGGAGTACTAGTGAAATTAACGAGATTGAATAGATTAGATGTTTTTTCTGTCTCAGAGTTTATGATGTCTAATTGAGAAATTGCGTTGTTTGCCAACTGTAAATATTTTTTGTTTTCGAAAAATTTAGGGTATTCGAGGTTTTGAATGAGTTGTATATTGTGATCTTGACAATAACAAAGCAAAGCTGTAAAACTAGAGATGGCTGTTGTGTATTTTTCTATCTGAAATGTACCAATAGCATTTGATAAATCGTAAATTTTATTCAAAAAATGTCTCTGAAATTTATTTTGTTCAAATTTAGGATCCCACTTGACATTCGTCTCTATCTGTGTGATAGAGGACTTGTATAAGATTTCCTTTGGCCTAAAAGATTGGGTAAAGCGATTTATTTCATCTAAAGCATAATTTTGATCATCTCTAGTGTTGTACGTTTCGTAAATAAAAATTTTACCTGTTGTAACATCGATAGCTGAGATCCCTACAGCCATGGGGTCAAAATTTGGATCTTTAAACGAATCTATGACGACATAAACGATATATTTGTTATCAAAATTAAATTCGTCTATAAACGTTCCCGGAGAGTGAATTATTGTGACACCTCTATTAAATTTCTCCTTTTCTTTTTTGGTCTCTTCTTGATCGACTTGTACGACTGTCCATCCCTGGTCAATTAGGGCGGGAATACAACGAGATGCCGAAACGATGGGGAAACCGGCCATCAACTTATTTTCCTTGACTGAAACGTTTAAATTCAATACTTTTTCCATCGTATAAATATTTTTATCACATGGCGTATCTCTATTTGGACCATAAAATTCATAAAACGTACCGTTGTTCATAATTACAGTACATTTCTTGTATTTATTGCAATAGTATTCAAAATAAATACGATATTGCTCTATTAGATCTAGCTTGTTGATGTTGCTAGGAAATTTATCTGTATCAATAAACATATTATAAATATGTTTTTTTGTTTATGTGGTTTTTTGGTTATGTGGTTTTTAGGAAATATGTAATCAAAAGCCGAAGAGTCCAGCAAGACTGTTATCACGAAGGCCATTATATTCGTCTTCGAAATTCAGACTCTGAAGCATAACATGGCCGTCTGGGATGCCTTTCATGATTTTCAAGAGAGTTGTCAGATTTTTAGACGAAATGGTAAAACTCGCTTCAAGATCCGTGTATTCACAGCTTTTAAGATATGATTTCGTACGCATAGTAAACGTCCCAATATCAGACGGACATTCTGCTCGAAACTTGAGATTAGCAACAGGAGAAACTTGACGAGAGCGAAGATTGTATGTATGCGACATTTTGAGATATTTGTAAATAAAAAATCATTTTTCTAGACATTAGATCTACATAAAACCTATTTCTTTACGAAAACCGTCTCTATGTCGTTATATAGGGGTTTCTTTGTTGCCATATGCAACGCTTCGTAAAAATCCTTTGAACTTATTCTCCTAAGAACAGCCAATCTAATAATCTCTTCAGCAAAATCCCTGTCGACGCCCGTCATGTTATTTATATAAATGTCGTTTGCTCCAAAGCCTAGATAATGAGCCATTCTGTCATACTCGTTGTCAATTTGATAGACGATGAGTATTTTTTCGATAGATGTCGGTTTAAATGCCATTTTTGATCTTTGATTAATTAAGCAATTTTGTGGTTGGTTTTTTCTTTCTTGACTTGGCCGCCAACAAAAACCAACAAAAAATCAAACCTTTATAAATATTTCTTCGAGTTGTTTTACGATTTTATCTATAGTTATTGAACTTGGACCCATGATATCACAGACTTTTTTCTTTTTTGTTGGAGATGACACCATATGACTCAATGTTGGCGATTTACAGATATAGAGATAAACGCATGCCGATGCGACATTTTGAGGAGCGCTTCTTCGAGTCTTTTTAGACAACTCCCAATTATCCTCTACAAATTTGGCCATATTATATATGTGTGGGTAATATTTATCTTCAATTTTGAGGTCGAGGAGTAATTTTTTAATCATCATAGTGATTGTAACGTATTTTGTCTTGTATTGTTTAAATGAGTCTAGAGATAAAACGATTTGACGTCCTTTTTTGATCTTTGATTTGGTTATTCCATGCTTTTTTGCAATTTCGATCATTGTACGAGGGATGTTCATGTCCCAGTAAACCATCCATACGCATACAGCTAAAACTGCAGATTCTTCTGAAAGTGAACAGCTAATCTTTGAGAATTTTTCCATTGTTGCGTCTATGATATCAGGAGTGTAACCAAAACCCTCTAAAATCTTTATATGGTTTTTCGTATTCTTTATCGTCGTATTTGCAATATTGAAAGCATTTTCAACCCACGTCTGTTCAATAGAAACTTCGACTATATACTCCCCGCACATCATACAAGTAGAATCGTAATCCATTTTAGGATGCGTACAGAATTGATAACCACAATCTATACATTCTTTTTTGAAATCGGGTATCGGTTTTGTCTTTACATGATCACAATTCATTTATTACTATTGTTTATAGTAATTTTTTAATCAATTTTTTGTAGATATACATTTGCTTTGCTCATGTATACTAAATCGAGTCGAGCGAAGCGAGAATTGTTGTTTTTCTTATCTATACAGACAATCTTGGATGGAGAACCAACCATCGCGCCAACATTCCCTGAATCTCTGGATTTGTAGATTTGCAACCTGATGCATCAACCATTGGATCTTTAAGTAAAAGTTCGACTGCGTCCACGCGATTCTTTTCGCACGCTCATTTAATAGCCATATTATCTTTGGCCGTTGGGTTCACTCGGTAGTCAGCCATTAGGAGTTGCATAACTTTGACATGACCATATCGCGATGCAACACGAATGGGCCAATTTTGATGCGTCGCTGGATTGACTCTGTCATCTGCTAGGAGAAGACTCACAATTTTGGCATGTCCGTTGCTAGAAGCGCATTGAATAGCATGATTGTTTTGAGCCGATGAATCGACATTTGGCAAGAGTCGTCGGACCTTTTCGACGTTGCCAAATTCAATTGCTTGGATAAATTCGTTCATGATAGTTTGGTGATTACCATATGGTTTTTGAGTTTTTTTAATCATTTTTTCGATGGACAAAGTCCACGACACTAGATGTATCATGTAAATCATTTTTCTATAATCAACATCAACCAAACCGAGGATGATACTTCCATTGGGCCAACAATTCCTGAATCTCGGAATAGTCAGATTCGGCTTTAGATGCATCGACCCTAGGATCCTGAAGTAAGAGTTTGACTACTTCAACATGACCATAAAAGGACGCCCTTAGAATAGCTTTATTATCTTCATCAGATGAATCAACGCGTTTATCAGCTAAAAGTAGTTTAACTGCTTCAGAATGACCATAATGAGATGCCCATATAATAGTTTCATTATTCCTATCGGCTGGATTCACTCTAGTGTCAGCCAATAGGAGATGTACTACTTCAACATGGCCAGAAGCAGTACAAATGGCATTATTATGACAAGCAGATGGATCTACTCTTTTATCAGATAGAAGGAGCCGTACAATTTCAACATGCCCATTACTAGAAGCTACACGAATCGCCAAATTGTCATCGTATGCTGGATTCAGACGAGAATGTGCCAATAGTCTCTCCACTGTTTTTACATTTCCAATGCTGCAAGCATCACAAAAAGTTCGCGATAGATTCATTTTGAAAAACAAATTTTTACAAATAAAAATTCAATTTTGATCTATCAAAAACTATCGAAAACCATCGACCCTACCGAGGATGATACTTCCATTGGGCCAACAATTCCTGAATCTCTGGATCGTCAGATTTAGCGTCCGACGCATCGACTCTAGGATCCTGAAGTAATAGTTTGACTACTTCAATATGGTTCAGCGCCAAACATATAGATTCATTATTCTTATCCGATGGATCTACTCTAGAATCAGACAATAGTAGCTTTACGATTTCGTGATATCCCCCTTGGCAAGCAGTTTGAATAGGGAAATTGAATCCTATTGCAGGATCTACTCTTTTGTCGGTTAGGAGTAGACGAACGATTTCCAAATGACCCGAATTAGAAGCACACATAATAGCGAGGTTGTTATTGTCTCCTGGGCTAACTTTAGAATATGCCATTAAGAGACGTACAACACCAATAAATCCATTTTTGCAAGCAAATTCAAAAGTGTAATTGTATATATGTCTGTTTTTAACTTGTTTTTCTATCATGCGTCTAACAGTTTTTTCATGACTCTGTAGAGCTGAAAATTTCTCATTAGACGTATCCTCTGGATTTACTCTAGGGTCCATAAGTAAACTATAAAATATATCTATATGACCGTTTCGTCCAGCCCATTCGATTAGATAATTATTTTCAAGAGATGGATTTATAGACCCTTCTCTCAAAAAACGTCTAACTATATCTGGTTTATACTCCATTTGGCATTTTTTCTTTTTTGGAAAGAAAATTCATTTTGTTGATCAACGTGAGCAAAGCGAATGTTGACATAATCGAAGAGATTCATTTTGTTGATCGGTTTTTTATGTACTCTATCTAAATACTCTACATAAAAAATACTCAATCAAAATCATCAAGTATCGAAATATCCTTTCCTTGAAATGTCTTTTCGATTTTTCCTTCAATGACGCCTTTTACGAAATCAGATGTATAACGGGAATTTGTTTCAGTAAATAGTTTATCTAAAACGACTGGGTCAAACGGTCTTTTTTTGATTTGACATTTATCAGTGATATAAGATTTTGAATATGGACGGAAAATTTCAAGGCACCGTTTCCACTTTAGGATATGAAATGGAAGTTCAGGAGACGCTTCTTTCCATTCCTTGATACTCTTGTGTTTTTTGATGGCCGGATAAACTTTTGCTGGACCTATACCCGGCATATTTTTGTTGTAATCACATCCAAAACAAATACACATATTAACAAATTCTTGTTTCGTCATCTCCAAAGCCTCTAAAACATCCTTTAGATATACAATCTCTGCCATACCTTTTTTGATTTCCTTTAGTAGAAAAGGACAACCATAAGCCAAAGTATCTGTATCTCTCGAAATTACACCGTCTACTATCCCATTAAATGCCATACTTGAGCAAAGCGCCTCTGCTTCTCCGTCTGCTTGAATATAAGGGAGGCCCATAGCTTTAACGAGAGCGCGAGTCATTGTCTTGTGATCATTATTGATTCCGATAGCTTGCTGCTCGACTTTTACGAGTTTCTCAGTAACGAAAAGTAATACTTCTTCTGCATCACGTGGATTTACGTCATTTTTTTGTTTAAAGAGGGTCTTAAATTCGTCTATAAGATCATCCGGAACAATTTTAGCTTCTTCGTCGTTCCAACATTTCATAATCAGTTTCTCCTTATACATGGCAATTTTTTCTTCTCTTGCCTTGTTCTTTTGTTTAGAACTTTTTCTGTCTTCACGTTCAACCAATTTTTCCTCTGGAACGTTGAGCCCATCAAAGACAATGACTGGATTAAGATCATTTTTAACTAGACTCAATAGGAAATTTGTCATTTGAATAAACCAAAATTCTTGACTGGACATGGCATATGTGTTGATAAAGATAGAAATGTCTACTGCAAATGATTTCCCCTTTAAAGTTTTAATGTCTACTGACTTGAATACATCTTTATTGATTTTTTTGATAAACGGATTGAGACCTTTGATTCCCATCTTTTTATTTTGTTTTTGATTTGTTTTTATTTCAATTTTTTGTATATTTCTATATGGAGAGAAAAATATGTAGATAGAAGAGAAAATATACAAGAAAAACATTTTGTATAGATATACAAAAAATTAGCAGAGATTCGTTTCGATCGAATGACCTCGTGGTTATGAGCCACACGCGCTACCACTGCGCCACTCTGCTCCATATATTATATTTCATTTAAAGCGTTTTAGACTACCATATTTTTCAAAGGATGATATTTCCATTGTGCCAACAGCTCTTTTATTTCAACATCTTCACTATTGCATCCAGTGGCGTCAACGCGTGGATCGAGCAATAAAAGTTTTACTACTTGTACGTTGCCCTTGTTGCATGCCCACCGAATGGCCGTATTATACAAGTCTCCTGGATCGACTCTAGAATCGGTTAAGAGAAGCCTAACTATTTCCGTATACCCGAGATAAGACGCTATTCTAATGGGGAAATTGTACCCAAAACTGGGATTCGTATAACCAAGTAAAAGTTCTACTACTTCGTAATGCCCTTTACATATAGCCCATCTCATACAAAAATTGCTATCAAAAGACGCGTCTATATGTGGAATTAATTCTAATATCCTGTCAATGTCTTCTATACTACATGCATCTACTAGTTCCATTTTTATAGTTGAATTTTTAGGTTTTCTTTTTTTTATAGTTGAGATTTTATGGTTGCCTTTTTATTGTTGGGCTTTTTGATCTACATGAGACAACAAAAATCAAACCTTTTTCTTTACTGGGAGATTAGAAAAAAAGTTAAAAGTTGGTTGATTTGATGGAATAGTATAGGTTGGTTGACTAGCGAGAGTCGGAGGAGCAGGAGTCGGCGGAGCATAAACTGCTGGTTCTACTTGAGACACGATGTCTGCAGCCGGAATAGTAGCTTTTAATTTTTGGTCATTTAATATTTTTCTTGCTTTGCTTATCATGTATTGTTTATAGGCAGCTTCTTCTTGTTCGATTCGTTCTATGTTCATATTATTTATGTCTCTGTTTATCATGTAAGCATTCATGGTATAAAGGCCATTTGACCAATTTGACTTTATGTCTAGATCGCTGGGAGATTCAGAAAACTGTTCAAAATAATTTAGACGCATGAGTGGATCACGTTGAAAACACAAGATTATGAAATTATAGACTTTTGTTGAATGTTTCTTGATGTTTGTAAACATTTCCTTGTATGAATTTGGCTGTCTAGAAAATTCATAACCATAATAGAAAAATTCTGTATCCTTTTCATAAGAATCGGGATAACCAAACCAAGTAAATAAAACGCAACCTAAAGACCATATGTCATGCGCTAATAGCCAAGATTTGAGGTAAACTCCATCTCTGATTGGTTTTCCCTGTTGATCTATCATTTCTGGAGACAGAAAAAGTGGTGTGCCAGGTACGCCACAAGGATGATTTTTAAAAATTGGGCTATATAAGACATTGTCATCTGACTTGTCAAGCATGCATGAGAGACCAAAATCGATAAATTTGAATCGTTTCAATTGTGTATCATACATGATATTCTCATCTTTAATGTCCTGGTGAACGATACCCAAACTATGAATCAACGCCAATGCCATCGATAGATCTTCTATTATGTGATCAAATCTAACTTGACGTTCAGCGAGTGGCATTCTGTCAAATCCAATTGTAGCCTTTTGTAAGCTCCATCCATTTATAAAGTCCATAACGATATAATGCAAGCCTCCTTCAAAAAACGCCTCTTTGAAACATGGGGCTGCTGGTTGGCATATAGCAAATACTGCTCTTAGGATTTTCTCCTCGTTCTCTCTTTCTCTTTCTCTTTTAACTATATCAAGGGCTAGAGTTGATGCTCTAATGTATTTTTTCATTGCGTAAAGTTTGCCATCTGTTTTATTTTCGACCTGGAAAGTTTCACCAAATGCACCTTTGCCCAATGATTTTATGACTTTATAATTAGATAGCATTTATAAACAAAAAAAATATTATAATTTATTTTTCCGTATATAAATACTATGTCAAATTGCGATAAGTTTGTTGACTTAAAAACTGGCAAAACACACAAATATACCGAAGCGATGGTAAATAAATTGAAGCAAAAATACGAGGACGAAGGTTACCCAAAAACAACCTTTTATAAGACTCACTGCGTCCTCGGTCAAATCGGTGACTTGAAGAACTACTTGAAGGGATCGTCTGTCGCCAAGAAATCGTCTTCAAAGAAATCGGTAACAAAAAAGACTCCAGTTAAGAAATCGGCTGCTAAAAAGTCGTCTTCCAAGAAATCGTCTTCGAAAAAGTCGGTAACGAAAAAGACTCCAGTCAAGAAATCAGCTGCTAAAAAGTCGTCCTCCAAGAAATCGTCTTCGAAAAAGACTCCAGTTAAGAAATCAGCTTCATCTGCTGGTTCAAAGAGAAAATATGTACGCAAGACATCTGCTTCTAAGAAATCGTCTTCTAAAAAATCTTCGTCTAAAAAGTCGTCTTCTAAAAAATCTTCGTCTAAAAAGTCGTCTTCCAAGAAATCTTCGTCTAAAAAGTCGTCTTCCAAGAAATCTTCGTCTAAAAAGACACCATCAAAGTCGTCAGCGTCAAAGAAATCTGGATCGAAAAAGTCAGCTTCAAAGAAATCGTCTGTAGCCGTAACTTGTGAGAAATTTACAGATTTAAAGACAGGCAAGACATACAATTACTCAGAGGCTATGGTCAACAAGTTAAAGGCAAAGCATGAGGCTGATGGCTATGCTAGAACAACCTTTTACAAGGGACACTGTGTTCTTGGACAAATTGGCGATTTAAAGAACCACCTCAAGGCCACTGGATCAAAAGCCTCTTCCTCTAAAAAGACACCATCAAAATCGTCTGCTGCTAAAAAGTCGGGATCCAAAAAGTCTTCCTCTCCAGCCAAAAAGTCGGGATCGAAAAAGTCTTCATCTCCAGCCAAAAAGTCCTCATCCAAAAAGTCATCTCCAGCCAAAAAGTCCTCATCCAAAAAGACAGCCTCTAAAAAGTCTTCATCCCCAGCTAAAAAGGCGGCACAAACATGCTTGAAAAAGGGATGCCCAACGGGATCATTCTGCAGAGTAAAGACTGAACGTTGTGTCAAAAAGGCTGCCGCTGGTGAAGAGTTGGTTGATGACGTATTTTTAGTATCAACAGAGAGCCAACGTGCCAAGGTACGCAAGGCTGCCAGTGGCTCTGGCATGCGTTCCGCCTTGTCATCGTCGATGCGCTCGGCTTTGTCGAGAAGCAAATCTGCATCGGGAATGCGTAAATCGATTCCAGTTTCAGTCCATGATGAAGCGTCCGAGGAGTCTGAGTCTGATGATGAATCTAGCGAGAACCAAGAGACACTTTCCCCATCAGATATGGCTAAATTAGAAGCTCAGAAATCGACAATTTTGGATATATTAAAGGCTTGCAAGTAAAGATTTGGTTGGGTTGTTTGAAAATAGTAAACAAAAGACAATATCAAAAAAGCAAAAGCCAAAAAATTTATATTTGAAAAAATATAAAAAACTATCTTAGAATCAAATAATTTTTTCCATCGACGACAAATTCTTTCATATTCTTGCCGGCTATAAAACATGAACCAACAGGTAACAACAAATATTCGTCTCCAAACGTAATTTTTGCTTTTTCAAATGTGATTATCAAAGCTGGAAAAGATTTTGTATTCTTTTCGGATAATTCTAAATGTTTCCCTTTGTATTTCAAATGTAAATTCAATATACGTTTTATTTCCTCGAGTGTCATGATTTCTGTATCTATAGAATCAAATTTTCGATCAAATGTCCACTGAAAAACACGTATTAAAAATTCAGGTATAAACTGACTGTCTTTTTTATACTTGTGTCCGACAAATATAATTTCTTTCTTTTTAGGAGGCTCGTATATTTCTACTTTTGGTGGCATTGATATTTTCTTTTTGTTTAAAAGAAATTTCAATTTATGTTTTTATGTAAACACTATTTTATGTTTTAATGTAGACACTACAATACCCTAATCCAAAAACACTGCTTTTTGGAGCATAATGTTGACTCTTGGTGGAATACAAACATACTTTAGGTTTAGAGGAACCCAACCATTCATTTTTTGAACTTCACGTATACGATTCTTGGCATCGACTTCATTAGTCTCTATAGATACAATTTGTGTGGAGCCATTATTCGTAAAATAAACAATATAATTCATTTATTATTTTTTTTTTCATGAAAAGAAAATTCATTTTTTGTTGGTCTGCTCATATTAAAACTACCTAGGGTGATAATTTCAATTTTTTAATTAGAAAACCAAAAACTATCGAGGATGATATTTCCATTGTGCCAACATTTCCTGAATCTCTGGTTTGGTAGTTTTGACTTCTGATGCATCAACCCTTGGATCCTCAAGTAAGAGACGTACTACTTCGATATGACGATATTTCAAAGACTGTCTAGTCATATTATTTTCATATTTTGAAACCGTTTCAATAATAAAATTATTGTTGTCTGCTGGATTTACTCTAGGATCAGCTAGGAGAAGACGCACTACTTCAACATTACCATTGTGCGACGCCCAATAAATAGCTCTATTATTATTGTCTCCTGGATTTACTCTAGGATCAGCTAAAAGTAAACGCACAACTTCAACATGCCCATAAGTGGAAGCCCATTCAATAGCATCATTATGACAGTCTGCTGGATTTACTCTAGGATCAGCTAAAAGTAAGCGTACTATTTCAACCCAGCCATTTTCAGAAGCACAACGAATAGGCCAATTATAACGACACGTTGGATCTATTCTAGAATCTGATAAGAGTCGTTTTAAAGTTTCAATGTCTCCAGAACTACAAGCCGTCTTAAATTCGTCCATTTGTTATTTTTCTTTTCGCAAAAAGAAATTTCATTTTTTGGTTTTCTTAGTCTAAAACTCTCCTTGTCGTTTTTCATCCCGAGATTTTTGGAGCACAGGGGCAATCATATTTTTCAGTTGATTTGTAATTCGAGACTTTAGTTGGCTAATTTGAGGTTTGATGTCACTATAGCGTGCAGTTTCCTCGGCTTCTTCCATCTTATCGATCAAAGTTGTAGCAAAACGTGCATGAGGAAACTTCACCTCGGGAAATTTTTCAAAGAAATCAGCCGACACAGTAAACAAATAAAGGAGCTTATCAGGAGGCAGGCAAACTCCGTCAGGAGGAAGGAGGCTTAGGATATAAGCACAATATTGTTCCTTGTTCATGTCATCCGAATTGACTTGGGAAGCGACTTGAGGGACAGAGGCAAATTGGGGAGCAACTTTACGAGAGCGAAGATTGTATGTGTGCGACATTTTGAGATGTTGGTAAAAATATTTTTATTTACAAATAAAAAATTAATTTTGTTGGTCTACTTGATACTTCCATTGGGCCAACATTTCTTGAATCTCAGCTCAAAAAGAATTTTTCCAATCTAGGATGAATATTTCGTCTATCCATGATTTGCCATAAAACTTGATTATAGTCTCTATGGTAATTGTAGATTTGCTGAATGATTTTATCGTTTTGATAAATAACAGTTTGACCATTCTTTGGTCGCGGAGTCGTCCTTTTCTTTAGACCATGTTGCTTATACATTTTATCCAAAATAACTCTGGCAAAAAATGTCCTAGCCGGATTCCTAAGTTTCTTATTCTTGCTGTATTTGGAAACATATTTCGCCTTGTATTCTATCGATTTTCCCCTTAGGAGCTCGGCCCATTTTGGTTTAAGATAAACTTCTAGTGCTCTCTTGAAATTCTCTTCAAGTTTAGAAAATGCGACTTCTTTTATGGGAAATGCAATATTTAAGACTTCTGTTACAGGGACCATGATGTTATGTTCCAGATAATATCCATAATCCAACTGAATATTGTCCTTTTGGCGATTCATCAAAAAATAACTGAAATCTTCCATCAAATCACCAGATTTCAAATTTTTATCTCGTTTCTTCACAAAGACGTATTCCAAACGAGTACCAGCTTTCAACACATTTCCTCTCTCCTCTAGACGCTTTGCAAACAAGACGTGACCTGCACAATTTGCGTATTCTTCTACTTCCTGCTTGAGGCCTTTGTAAATAATGAAATTTTTAAGAGGATATAGTCCTCTATACATATCCAAAATCTTATTGTTGATTTCATAAATCGTTTGATCCTGGTCTCTTCCATTTTTGACAAGTTCTTGAGTAAATGTATAAATTTCACGAGCTACATCACAATTATCATGTCTCTTATTGATGGAACCCTTTGAACCATCTTTCAATACCTTTCCTTCCTTTGTTACGATTGAATATTCATACCTCTTCTTTGTCAATAACAAAAGCGGAGAATAAGTGTTGTCTGCAACAATCTTCATTTCTGGAGGAAACTGTTTGGTAATAAATTCTTCTGCTTCATGAGCAAGCTCAAACACCTTTTTCAAATCGTCTGTGTGAAAATCAACAAACACCGAATCTGTATTCTTAACGATGTTAAAGCCCACACCAGCATGAAATCTTCCGCATTCTGTTTCCAAATCATAAACATAAGATGCAGTAGTTGAAAGCTTTGTTACTTTTGTTACAGTGTTATCGTTTGCTGAAGTAGATTTAACAATATATACACCTCTGTATTCAATTTCCGTAAATACATCTGTTTTACACATGTAGAGCATAGCCGCAATCTTATCACTTGTGAAATAGGTATCACAAGTGCCAAAGTTTTTCTTTCCAAAAACATGATGTAGCAATTTCGTCTCTCCAATAACCAAATTTTCAGGCTTTAACAATTCCATCTTATCATTGATCAATGAATGATCTTGTGTCACCTCTACAACACCAAATCGAGACTCTACCCTATAAATATTCTTGTTGCACTTGTGTCTAATCACCTTTTTGACTTGAACCCATCCCTTATCACTCCAAACCTTGTATGGTGTTGAACCACATTCTTTATTTGTTCCTTCTTTGAGAAAATTTGGATAGTCGTTCCAGATATGACATAAATCGGAAATCTTTTTAACATCGATTACTGAATCTTTCAATACAAGGATGGGAGTATCTGCAGTTACTGAATCACCGTAAATAACTTCACTAAATGACCACTTGTTTTTAATAATCGAAATAGTTTTTTGAATGGCTTCTCTACCATAATATGTAACTGAAGCGGCACCCTCGAGTAAAGGCAAATATCCAGTTACTGCTCCAAGAAAACCATAAGATGAATTTGCAGAAATTTTAATAGCCAGTTGTCGAGCATCCAAGACAGTCGAAATACGATAAGTCAACTCCATATCCTTTTTCTCTTCCTCTGTCAAAAATTCTTTTACTTTATATGCTTCCCATTTTTGTTGTTTGATTTGCATTTCTTTTTTAACTTTTGAGCGTGCAGCCATTAGATTATCTAGCAATAGAGGTAACAAGCCCTTTTTCTCTTCTTGACCATAATGTTTACGCCATCTATAATAATGATCACCGCAAAACGCTTTTTCACCCTTTTTCTTTTTTCGTTTTTCAGGATCATGTTCACATCTAATATGTTCTGACCATTTAGCAATATTGCATTCTTCATCGGGTATTGAAATCTCTGGAGGGACAAGTTGCGTATGACAAATATTATAAGCACGCATAATACTTGGATACAGCGAAGCAAAATCCAACGTCGCGATATTTTTATACAAACCCTTCTTGACCTTTAAAACTGTAGCTCCCTGATAATTCTTCTTACCATCGTCATCCTCTTCAACATCCTTTGCCTTTTCATAATGAGGAGCTACATAATTTCTAGGATACGCCTTTTCAATATACTGAGCCAATACTTTAATTTGTTGTCCTTTCTCATAAATATAAGAAGGAGGGCATTTCGAAATGATTGAATTCTCCCAAAGAGATGTTAGTGAATTCAAAAATTTCATCAATGCTGGACAAATACGAGCATCTTGAATTACGTATTTGATAAGTCTAAGCATAAAACTTCTTGCTGTTTTTACAATTTTCTTTAGGGTCGTGCATTCTTTCAGACAATCATAAAATTCTGCAACGTGGTTTGTCATTCCATCTACTTTTAGTAGTTCCTCTGGTTTCGTTTTACTAATAATTAACTTTTTAGCTAAATCTGGTTGCATATCAATACAGTTTTCCAAACTTCTCTCCAAAACTTCAACCATATCAAAAATGGCAAACATTTGCTGATACGGCATGTCCTCCTTATCTTCCCCATGGAGAAAATGCTTTGCAACAGCTGACAGTTTATAAGTAGGTAAGCTATGATTGAATCTGATTTCTGGAAACAAGTCAAAGTTAAAAACACCCTTTAGTTTGATGTATTTAATTTCTTGTGCTCCACGAGCACTTGAAGCCCACGGCATATCTTGGAGACGATCTTTCTCAAATTTGAGTTTTCCCATTTTATAGAAACGCGACGTAAGACCATAGATCTCTGCACGAGTCAATAAACAACCCCAATCAAAACCATTGATATTATATCCAGTAATGATGTCTGGTAAATTTCTCTTTAGAATTTTCGTAAAATTTACCAATAACAATTGCTCGGATCCCTTACAATCAATAACAGTAGATTTGTATTTACCATCTGGTTCTTCATCTCCAACATACTGAGTGATGACAAAAGTCTCCCAATCTTCAAGAGGCTGCGTCAACCTTCCGAAAGTCAAAGAAATCATAGTGATTACGTTTTCCGGAATGCTAGGCTCAGGACTAGAAGATTTTCTATTGACAGAGTGTAACTCGATATCAAAAGAACAAATTTTAGGGTCTACAAGAATTTCAGAAGTAATAGTATCTGATTTGGATACCCAGTGTGCTTTTGTATATATACTATAATCACACAAACTATAATCCATAGGAAGACCAGGTGGTTTAAATGTCTTGACAGTAACCCAGCCAGCCATATCTAATTTACGTTCAATGCCGAATTTGACTAGAGTTGGTACTTTTTGCTCATGCAATTTAAACGAGCCAGCTGGGAATTCTTTTAAGAAACCTTCTACTCTCCATGTATATTTCAAAAGATTTCTCAAGTGTTTCCAAGAATCCTCGGTTTTAAAATTGATTCTCAAAAATGGTCGTGTGACAGAATATAAACACAGTTTTTTAATTTCAAATTTAATTGTATCTGGAGGACATTCTTGTAATTTAGTCCTAATATGATTGGCTAAAGATTCTACTTTTGCGTCTGTCCATTTAATGTCAACTGGTAATTCAAGGAAACAATATGGCTGATAATTCAAAACTTTACAATACACAGTCTTGTTATCTTCTGTAATTCCAGCCAAATGAATCACGATTTGTTTATTAACTCCATCTTCAGCTACGTGATCGTAGTCCATATCTATAATTCTAAATGTTACACTCATAGTTATAATTTTTTTTATCCATATATAAATTTCAGTTTTATATATATTTGGGTGTCTATCGCATCCACTCACTCTGCCAAAAATATAGATTCATTTGTAAGTATATTTACATTTTTTCTATAACTTTCCGGTTGAAACTCTTTTGTTATTAGAAAATAGGAATTATCAGGAAGTATAATTTCTAGTTCACTTATATATTCTGAAAAGACATTGTATAATACCTTTGACCCTTTTTTCAAATAGATAACATTCATATATCTGTCCTTGGAAAATCCCATTGCTGTATAAAGTTCAAATGTTGTCGATAGATAACCACTGTTTTTATACAGGTTTAGAGCTGTTCCGTTAAAATGATCGATTTTGGTTATTCCTCGATATACTTTAAGGTCTTGTTTTAAAGGTGGTACATTATAAAACAGGTCTTTTAAATCAGCGTCTAAATTCTCTAGGAGACCTTGTATATTGACTGCGTCTATGGTTGGGATTCGTTGATACTCATCAAAACTATCTATATGGTTTTCAAAATATGTTTGGATCTTTTCTGTAACGGTTCTGTTGTTACGTAAATACATATTTAATAATACATCTCCATTGTGAGAATATAGAGCCAAGGCTTTTTGTAATCGGGGAGATACATCAAGTAAATATTCTATTTGTTCTTCAATAGTTGATGGTTTCATTATATAGTTGAGCATTTCTTCGTCTAAATGTGTACCCTTTGAATTACTAATTAAGCTGTTATAATAACTGTATAAATAGTCATCAAACTGAAAGCGACTATATTTTCTTTCTAATTTTATTGATTGCTCTTCATAATCTTTCAGATACTTTGGAATCTGTGAAGAATTTAATGGGATAAATGGCGGAAATTTATCAAGGAAAAAAGTGGGTGTCTCTTGAATTCCTATAAAACTTAATTCTGCTGTAAGAGTATAATTCTCACCATCTGCACATATTAAACTTCCACGATTGCAAACAACCTCGTACGTATTGCCAGGTTTTGTCTTGTATATAACATAAAAGTTAAATTCGGCTGTTTGTCTATAAATATGTATGAGATAAGCCCCTTGTATCAAATGAGATATAAACGTAAACTGGACTGGAATGGTTTCTACGGCATTTGTTAGTTGGCCATCATATGTCTGATTATCCATTTATTTTTCTTTTTTCTTTTTTTTAAAAATTTATGAGAAACAACAAAAAAAACAACAAAAATTTTAGATACTTTTATAAAATGGATTCTCCAATGTCAACTAGAGACCGCGTCGTACAATTGGTACAAAAACTCGTGCAAAGATCGTTTTTGCAATATGTAGCCCTTTTTACAGTAACATGCTTGGGTTTTTACCTCATGATCCACTATGGAACCACATGGTTCAACACAGATCCAGAAACAAAACAATACTATATGCAATTCCTCACAGCTGCCGGAATGGCCTTGGCGGTTTGCTTACTTGCCTTTTTCTCTAGATTATTGTAAGCGTTTTTCATTTAATAAATGAAATTTTTTGTTGTGTGGATTTCGCTCTGAATCAAGAAATATTTTCGCTCTGAATCAAGAAATATTTTTGTTGGTATAAAGAAAGACATCAAAAACTACCTAGGATGATACTTCCATTGGGCCAACAACTCTCTGATCTCTGGATTATCAGATTCGTAAACTACTGTTGGTTTAACTCTTGGATCTTGAAGTAAGAGTTTGACTATATCAATGTATTCTTTGTGGATAGCATGATTAAGAGCTTCATTATTATAGAATGTAGGGTCCACTCTAGGATCGGCTAAAAGTAGACGTACTGCTTCAACATTACCTTGACGGAAAGCATAACCAAATGTGTAGTGATCGGTTGCTGGATTTACTCTAGGATCAGCTAAAAGTAAACGCATAACTTCAACATGACCATCCTCAGAAGACCTCTTGATAGCATCATTATCTTTGGCTGCAGGGTCAACTCTAAAATCAGCTAAAAGTAAACGTACTACTTCTACATGGTTATATCGAGAAGCCGATCGAATAGGCAAGTTATCATCTGTTGCAGAATTCACTCTAGAATCAGCTAAAAGCAATCTCACAACTTCAACTTGACCATAAGAAGAGGCAAATACAATAGCTTCATTATTAAAGTCTGCTGGATTTACTCTAGAATCAGCTAAAAGCAATCTCACTACTTCAACTTGGCCATTAGTAGAAGCACATCTAATAACAAGATTGCTATTGAATGATGGGTTAACATGTGGCAAAAGATGTTGTACAGTTTCGACATCTCCAGAAGAGCATGCATGGTTAAATTCACGTATCATTAATAATTTCTTTTTTGCTAAAAGAAATTTCAATTTTTCAATGACGACTAGATATCAGTTTAAAAGTTATCAGCGATTGTCTTGGTGTCTTTCATATACTGTTGAATAAGTGATCGAAGACGATCATCGTTTTGATACATCCTCTGAAAACGCGCACTCATTTCAACTTCAATTCCCTCAACTAATTCAATTTTTGGTTGTTCAGCCAACCATTTTTTACCAAATTCACTTTCCCTCCATTCGGCAGTTTCTCTAATTTTCTTTGCTTTTTCGGTGTCACTATTGAATTTTTTTTCCAAATAATCATCATAATCTGTTGCATTGTATTCTTTCAACAAATCTTGCCAGCATGTGATTCCTTCATCAAAATAACCAGGCTTCGCAATATCTTCTTTTCGTTCACGGAATTCTTTTTCAATTGTTTCATTGTCATAGTCATGTCCGCCCTTTTTTAGTTCCTCATAAATATAATCAAGATTTCCAGCAGGCACAGACCCAAGATCACGAATACCAAATGTTCTAGAATCATATAGTACAGCAATGCGACAAACCTCCTTAGTACGATATTGTCTGTTGATAAACCGGAGATGTTGACCACCCTTAACCTCACGCAATGCATCCTCTACATGACTCTTGAAAGTACGACCTTCAGCGTTAAACATTGACAAACATTTTTTTATCAAAAAGAAAATCAATTTTTTGTTAAACTACATTAGCAAATCGAGACGAACAAAGAGAATGTAGTCTAAATCGAGACGAACAAAGCGATTGTAGTCTAAATCGAGACGAGCAAAGCGAGGATCATTTTTTTATTTTGCAAAACGAATCCTTACGAATTCATAAATCAAAATAACCATCAATCTACAATTTTCATATAGTGATGATAAAATGCCGAGACTGCTAAAATTTTCCAACTCTTTGTACATTTCGTTAGCTCACTCCATGCCTCATCTCGCGCTGCATTGACATATACGCTACAATTTTGTGGATCTTTATCTATGTAATTTCGGGCCTTTGACAGAATAAATCCAAGTTTAATTCCTTTAAACAGATCGGTTGGAAAGGTCACGTATGCATTTGAGATAAGTTTATCTGTTATTTCTTTAAAAAAGACTGATCTTGCAGATTTGAATTTAATGTAAAAACGTGTAATCTCAAGAGGTGTAAACTTTAGATTTTCAAAATAGGTTGTATCTTCATTCTTAAATTTAGCGATTAATAAAGCTTCATATTTATCCTTTGACCGCGAATTTATAACCGACAAGAGAGAGTCTTCTTTTGATATAATTTTGAGTGTCTTTACTTTGTCGCCGCAATAAATAGTAAACAAAAGAGGTTCTCCAAGGACCAAATTAATTTTCTTGTCGTAGCCAAAATTTATATTTAAAGAGGCATTTGTCTTGAATTCAATCTGTTTTACATTTTGATTGAAAAGGGGATTGTAATATTCTACAACCCATGCTGGTTGAGAAAAATATTTGGGCCATTCTGTAGGTAGAAGAAATATTTGATTCTCGATATCCCAAACTGTACTGAGAGTATAGGTATGTGTATCATAAGATAGAAAAAAGGTCCACGCATAACCATAAACTTCCTTGTGTGCCTTTAGTGATTCCATGATTGTGCCAAATTGTGGTTTACTTTTCCAAAAAGAGGAATAACCATCTAGTTTTGTCGACGTTGATAAAAAATACGATACTTTTTTGGTTGGTGGATTTATGTTTTCCATACTATCCTTTTCTTCATCCATCATTTCATCTTCATTAACCATTTCGTCATCCATAACCATTTCATCAACAAACCATGCTGAATCTACGACTCCGTCGACAGCAAAAAAGGAAACGAGTGTGCCTCTTGCCAACTTTGAAACCGTAAAAGAATTTTCGATATTTGGTACCAAGTCTTCTCCGATATGTTTAGTAATCTCTGGCGTTAAACCAATTCGGTTACAAACAACCTTTTCACCATATTTTATTTGACCATTTGCATACAACATCATTGTTGTATTTTTATATTTTTGGATTTTTTATTTCAATTTTTGTTGTGAAATTTTTGTAGACAAGTAAATCAAAAGGTTTGATTTTAGTTTTTGTTTTGTTTTTTTGTTTTTGTTTTTGTTTTTTGTTTTTATTCAATGCAATCAAAACTTTAGATTGGAAGTGCGCAACGAATCGATCATGTCTCGCGAAAAGATGCCCGACAAGCCGGTCGTCGTGTTCTTCCAGCAGATGCGTCCGCAACGCAAGTAAATGACATTGCCGTCGTTGATAAAGTCACGAAGAGTAGGATACGTATACATTGTAAGAGAGTTGGTATAAACCAGATGGTTTTTGCGTTTTGAAATCAATTTTTTTTTGATCTACGTGAGTGAAGCGAACGTAGACATAATCGAGACGAATGAAGTGAGGATCAATTTTTTGTTGTTGATTTAGGTAAGCAAAAAACTACCGAGGATGATACTTCCATTGAGCCAACATTTCCTGAATAAATGGATTGTCAGATTTTACATTGGATGCGTCGACTCTAGGATCTGCCAGAAGGAGACACATAACTTCAATTTGATAAAAACAGGCAGCCCATTGAATAGCTCTATTATCATCGGTTGTTGGATCAACTCTAGAGTCCGACAAGAGGAGACGCACAACTTCAACACAACCATTTAGAGAAGCCAGCTGAATGGACATATCATTAATGTCTGCTTTATCAACTCTAGGATTTGACAGAAGGAGACGCACAACTTCAACTTGTCCATATCGCGAAGCACATTTAATAGAGCCTGTCGGATCTACTCTAGGATCAGCTAAAAGTAAGCGCACAACTTCAACATGACCTTTTTCGACAGCATTTAGAATAGAGCCTTTCGGAGTCGGATCTACTCTAGAATCGGCTAAAAGTAAACGCACTACTTCAACATGACCTTTTTTGGCAGCATATTTAATAGCATTGTTATGATAGGCTGCAGGATCAACTCCAGAATCCGATAAAAGTCTATGTACAGTTTCAGCGTCTCCATCTATACAAGCACCGAAAAATTCGTTTATTTTGTCGTTCATTTGATATTTTTCTTTTTGGTTTGAAAAGAAATTTCATTTTTCTAAATCAATATTTGCGAAAAAAATTTAAGACTTGCGATATTCCCTGATCGGCCCAAAACACCTTAATCTTTTGACAACAAACTGACTTGTGTTCTTCAAGAGCTTTTCCGACTGCCAAAAGACCATCGTTTTTGAAAATTTTGAGCATCTCTTTGCGCATCTTTGTGATTTCTTGAATATCATCCTCGTCAAAATGACTATCAAATTGATATAGTTTGTGTTTCAAAAAATCCTTCATGTCTGACGCGCTGTTGATATCAAACTGAGTGAAATACGCCTGTCTGTCATAATACATGTCATCCTTATCGTATTGAATAATGAAGCAAATTGTTGTCATTTGAAGTGAAAAAATGTTTTTGGCGTTTAATTTCAATTTTTCTTTTGTTTAAAAAGAAATCTTTTTGGGTTGACCTTTTCATCGAGCAGTCAACCATCTAGTTCTTTCTCTTTCGAGTTTTTCTTGTTGTTCTTTTGCCCACGCCGCCATCTCTTTCTCTTCACACTCCTTTTGCCACAACTCTATGTCGATCTCCCACTCTTGCTCATTCTTTCGCCACAGCTCGACGTCGATCTGTTCTTGAGGCTTTTCTTCTGGTTCAATGTTTTTGCGCCACGTGACGTTTTCGGGATCGTTCAAGCCGAGGTCACGAATCATTGAGCGAATCGTGTAACTCGGGAGCTTCGCGTAACCGCAAATGCGAACATTGTTTTTCTTCCAGTCCTCAAAGGAAAGGAGAATGACGTGACTGATGGTTGGAACCTCCATCTCCTCCCAAATCTCCTTGCACGTTCGAGAGTAACGCGCGACGATGGGGCCGTCGTATTGATCAAGAAAACGGTAAAACCAATCTTCTTGGTCGATCAAGCCATTTTTCGAGACAATTACAGGGTGATGCGTTCGGTATCCATCGATGTATTTGGCTTCCGGGCAGTCAAACTCGCACTTTTCGCCAGTAACAGGGTGTTCGTATTCAATCTTCATTTGGTATAGACCAATGGGTTTTTGTGTTTTTAAATCAATTTTTTGATCTACATAGACAAGCAAAACGAATGTAGACATGGTTTTTGATCTACATATAGATCTCCACATAGAAACGTTACATCAAAGATTTGATAGATTCCTGAAAATTGATAAAGTGATGTAATGAATCTTTATTGTCATTCATCAGAGTTGGTAAAAATGTGTTAATGTTATCTATAAATTTCCGATGATACTTTTCCCAAAAATATTCCGAACGTCTAAAAGGAAATAATAAACGCCATTTTGGGATGCCCAACTTGTAAGCTAAAAATTCGGGCGTAACGTTGAGACATGGATCCAAGGCCATAACTTGACTTGAGGGGACGACCAACAAAAGTTTGCTATGTTCCAACTGCAAACCGATAACTTTTTCAAATGACATTTTTAATTTATTATTTTTAATTTGTTATTTCATTTTTCTGTGTAGGTATTTTTTGTTTTGTGTAGGTATTTTTTGTATCAAGACTCGATCCAAAATGAATATAAAACAAGAAAATTTCTTTTAACCTAAAAGAAAAACTTAATAGTCGAGCGTATCTATGATATATTCGAAATATTCCTTTGGATTGTCGTTTGATTCTTGGTCAGATGCCCAATCGTAAAAACAAGAAGCCTGTTTTTTCTTCTTTTTTTGAGCTGACAATTTAGAAATGCACATTTTCCACTCTTTTTCAAATTTTTTAACACAACAAATCTGTAATTTATCATCAAATAAATATATAGATTTTTTCTTATCCGTCTTTTGGATCTTTCGACCGGTAATGATATTAATATAACGTTCGTCTGAATTAGATAGTTTTAATTTCAAAAGTTGGGTCAACTCTGTAATGTTGATCATCAAAATATTTTTTATTCTATTATAAAAAATCAATTTTGTAGATCAAGAAAGAGAGAATTTTATGTTAATCTATGGAGTAGAGAAAAAACCTAACGAGGATGATATTTCCATTGAGCCAATAATTCGTTAATTTCTGGATTATCTGTATCCGCAATATAATTTAATGCATCTACCCTTGGATCTTCAAGTAATTGTTTTACCAACGGAACGTCTCTATACAAAACGGCGATTAGTAATACAACATTATCATCAATTGTTGGATCAACACGTGAATCATTAAGTATGCGTCTCATTAACAATGTATTTCTATTTTCAATTGCGTATCGTAAGTCGGCACTATAACCAATCGCAATATTATGACTCATTTTCAAAAATGAGTATTGTTTAGTTTTTAAATCAATTTTTCGATGATTAATATGAGAAAAACGAGAATCACTTTTTAAACAATTTTTCGGCTATTTTAATATATCGAAAGAAATCTGTAATTTCCAAATATGTATCTCCAAATCTGTTATTTTGATTTTTGACCCATGTTTCTATATTTTTAGAAGAATACATTTTATGTTCCTTTAAAAAGAGACGAGCGTTTGCCACATAAACTGCATTCAAAAACGGAAAGGTTTTCGATTGTCTCAATTCGGCAAATACTTTTTCAATAAATGTAGACTCTTGACCAAGTTGTAAAAATGCTTCTCTAAGGACAATAAAAGGCTTATCTTTTTGAGAACGCGCATCTAAGGCCTCTCCAAAGACTTGTTTATTTTGCATTTCGGCAAATGTGGCTTCAAATTGTGGCTCATCTTCCTGGACGAGGTCTTCGCCTGATTTTGCAGAGCCACTTTGAGCTTCATCTTGAAAATCTTGAATTTCTTCACGAAAATCCATATCATTAATATCATCATTAATAAAATCCATATGACTATTTGTTATATATGTATAGAAGAAAATAATAAAAAATATACATTATTAAATTGTAATCACTCTTTCCACACTTTGTGTCTGAGTAAAATTAGAAAACCCGTTTGTCCACTATGTCGAGCAAAAATAAAAAATATAGATCCTAAAATTATAAATAAAATAAAAATTCTTGAGAAAAAAGATAAAAGAAAACAAGAACTAGAAAATGAGTTGGCAGCCTACTATATACAACTCGAGGAAATGGAATCTCTCATCGATACTATTACTATAACGATTTGATTTTTGGTTTTTGTGTTTTTGTTAATTTGGTGGTTTTTGTATACATATTTAATATGTATTCTTTGAAATCATCTTCTATCTCTTTCAATAAAAACAACCAAATCAACTAAAAATTTCTTTAAATTCATCTTCGGAAATCACTTTGACACCGGACGCCTTTGCTTTTTCGTTTTTGGCAGAGCCAGAATCTGGATCAGATGTGACAAGATACGTCAAACCCTTTGTTACAGTGCCCTTGCATGTACCTCCCTTGGCCTTTACAAGGGCCTCTGCGTCTTTACGTGGCATACTTAATTTTCCGGTAAAGCATACCGAAACATCAGATGTTGGCGCTTCTTCAACGACGATCTCTACGAGAGTAGCCATTTTATCCATTTCTTTTTTCCATTTTTTCAATCCGTTTGTCAAGATATCAATTCGAGTATCTCCAAACCCCTTGACGCCGCCCAAGTCGGCTTTTCGGATTTTAGAGAGAGTATCAAATCCGGCTTGAATAAGAATCTCTATGTTTTTCTCTCCGATACCAGAAATATCAAATCCGGCGATAAACTTTTGCAATGACATTTCCTTTTTGGCATGGAGATTATCCAATGCTTTTTGGGCATTCTTTTCACCTATACGTTTACCCGCTGAGCCAGTCAAGTCCTTTAGATCGTCAACTTCTAGACTATAGAGATCAGAAAGGTTTTTGACCAATTCTTCCTTATAGATTGCGCCGATTAATTCTTTACCAAATTCTTTAATGTCATGAGTAGAGATCCATTTTTGGATTTGATGTAAAAGTTTGTTATCGCAATCTTGATTTGGACAGTAAAGCTTTGTTTCTGTGCATACAAGGTTTTCACTACAGTTTTCGCATACTTTTGGGATTTCAATGTCATCACCGTCCCCAAGTTCAATAACCGATTCGATTTTTGGATTAATGTCTCCTCTTTTTGTTACGGTTACTGTACTGCCGATTCTTAGGCCCAAGTTTTTCATAATACCAGGATTGCACAAACTTGCTTTTGTTACGGTAGAGCCATCGATATTCACCGGTTCGATATGTGCAACCGGTGTGTAAGAAGTACCACTAATATTCCATACAACTTTGAGTAGTGTTGTTGTTACTTGTCTGGGAGGAAACTTTAGAGCGATTTGTTTATTTGGCTTTACTCTTTCCATATCTTTTAGATCAACTTCATCACATTTGATGACTAGGCCATCAATAGCAACGTCAAGGTTGTCTCTTTCTCCAGCGATCAACTCATTGTACCATTTCAAAACACCTTTGATTCCCTTGCATGTACGAGTTTCTGCTGTATAAGAGAAATGCTCATTTAGAAATTCCATCTTCTCCGTTTCAGTAGAGAGCGGAGAACTTTGATTTACAACATCATAAACGATAATTTTTAGATCTTCGCAACCTACACCATCTGGGCGTTTTGTCAAACCGGAAGCCATTGTGCGAGGCATTTTATGTCCTTTAGGTTTATATTTTTTATTAAAAACTTTGTTTGACATTACGATTTCTCCCCGGACTGATCCTGTAAACTCTGGAATTTTGAGGGTGATACCTTTCATTTTTAGGATATTTTGAGTAATGTCGTCACCTGTTTTGCCGTCTCCACGAGTCACACCATATCGAAACTTTCCGGATTTATATTGTAGTTCGACAGACAGACCGTCGAGTTTATGGTTGACGATTATGGTATTTTTGCAGTATCCCTTATCAAACCATTTTTTCAACTCGTCTGGATTAGATGCTTTTTGTTGAGATGTCATTGCCATGAGATGAGTGCGTTTTTCAAATTCTGTTGACTTGTCTTTTCCAACTTTGCTAAAGAATGAATTATTTGGGTCGAGTTTGGCGAGTTTGGCTACCGCAGCATCAAACGTCTCATCGTCTATAATTGGTTCACCATTGTAATACGCGTCTGATGCATTTTTGATAAATTTCACGAGTTGAGTTGTCATCTTAGTAATAATATTTTACTATAAGAAATAATTATCATTTTTTTATATTAATATATATAAAATGTCAAAACATAGGTGTGGAATTTCATGTTTATGTAAAAACACAACTTCTTTTTATACTAGTTCGACATCTTTTGATTGTCCAAATCAGGAAGGTGCTCTAAGTATAGAGGCTTGGAGAGGCGAACCTGGAACTACAGGCGCTACAGGATTAAGTAAAGTTTCTTTGTCCCTTTGTGATTCCTTACAATTTTGGTCAGAAGGGGCGTCTTTTCTAAATGTTCAAAAAGGATCTGCTAGAGTTCAAATAGAACCTAATAATTTACTTTCTGGTTCCGGAAACCCAGTGGCACCACCAATTGCTCCAAATCAAAAATTTTTATATCGTAATACAGTAGATGACTCTTTGTGGATGTGGGATTGGGCGTGGTTTCAAATTTCTGGAGGGGGATCTGGTTCAACAGGGGCGACTGGCCCACAAGGACCTCAGGGATATCATGGCATGACAGGTGCAACTGGTTTTCAAGGGCCACAAGGTGTTCAGGGTCCAGCTGGAGGCCCTCAGGGTAATGATGGTGTGACTGGATTGACTGGTCCACAGGGATCTCAAGGTGTGACTGGTTTGACTGGACCTCAGGGCAGCAACGGTGTAACTGGTCTTACCGGACCACAGGGATCTCAAGGCGTAACTGGTCTCACCGGCCCACAGGGATTGCAAGGCGCGACAGGACTCACAGGCCCTCAGGGATCTCAAGGCGTAACTGGGTTGACAGGCCCACAGGGATTGCAAGGCGCAACGGGTCTCACAGGACCTCAGGGCGCGACTGGTCTTACAGGCCCACAGGGATTGCAAGGTGTAACTGGGTTAACAGGCCCACAGGGATCGCAAGGCGTCACCGGATTGACTGGCCCTCAGGGATCGCAAGGCGTAACTGGTCTCACAGGCCCACAGGGATTGCAAGGCGCGACAGGTCTCACAGGCCCTCAGGGATCTCAAGGCGTAACTGGGTTGACAGGCCCACAGGGATTGCAAGGCGCAACGGGTCTCACTGGACCTCAGGGATCTCAAGGTGTAACCGGATTGACTGGTCCTCAGGGATTGCAAGGTATCACGGGCCTCACTGGTCCTCAGGGCAGCGATGGCGTCACTGGATTGACAGGCCCACAGGGATTGCAAGGTATCACGGGCCTCACTGGTCCTCAGGGCAGCGATGGCGTCACTGGATTGACAGGCCCACAGGGAAGAGACGGCGTAACAGGCCTCACTGGCCCACAAGGATTGCAAGGCGTAACAGGCCTCACTGGACCTCAAGGTGTGACTGGATTGACAGGTCCACAGGGCCCTCAGGGTCCACAGGGAGTAGCTGGTTCTGTATCGGCGATGGGTGACACTGGCCCACAAGGTGCCACTGGTATGACTGGCCCACAGGGATCTCAAGGTGTGACTGGTTTGACTGGACCTCAGGGCAGTAACGGTGTGACTGGTCTAACTGGACCGCAGGGATCTCAAGGTGTAACTGGATTGACAGGCCCACAGGGTCGAGACGGTGTAACTGGCCTCACTGGCCCACAAGGAGTCACTGGATTGACAGGCCCACAGGGCCCTCAGGGTCCACAGGGAGTAGCTGGTTCTGTATCGGCGATGGGTGACACTGGGCCACAAGGTGCCACTGGTATGACTGGTCCACAGGGATCTCAAGGCGTCACAGGCCTCACTGGCCCACAGGGATCTCAAGGCGTCACAGGCCTCACTGGCCCACAGGGATCTCAAGGCGTCACAGGCCTCACTGGCCCACAGGGATCACAGGGTATTACTGGCCTCACTGGCCCTCAGGGACCACAAGGCGTGACAGGCCTCACTGGCCCACAGGGATCTCAGGGTGTGACTGGATTGACCGGCCCACAGGGATCACAAGGTGTGACTGGATTGACCGGTCCACAGGGATCACAGGGTGTGACTGGATTGACTGGCCCACAGGGATCACAGGGTATTACTGGCCTCACTGGCCCACAGGGATCACAAGGTGTAACCGGACTCACTGGTCCACAGGGATCACAAGGTATAACAGGACTCACCGGTCCTCAGGGATCACAAGGCGTAACGGGTCTCACTGGCCAACGTGGATCACAAGGCGTGACAGGTCTCACTGGTCCACAGGGATCACAA